ATCCATCATATCCCACTACCCCGGGGTGACCACCGCGGGGTAGTGGGATATGATGGATGGAACATCAACGGAGCGTAGCTCCAGGAGAACGACATGCCCACATGCAAGATCATGTTCGACCTGCGCGGTCAGTCGCAAGAGTTCAAGGACGGCTTCAAGGCTGCCCTGGACTGGTTCGACGGTGTCGCGCAGGGTCAGGAGACCATCCAGTTGGAGCATTCCGGCGAGGATTATGCGATGATCTCCTTCGACGACGGAGGTACGAACGATAATCGCACCTTCCGCATCAAGCGTGGCAAGGTGGTGTTCTCCGCCCTCGGCGTCGAGGTCTGACGCACGGGGGTGACCACCGGAAGGTGAGTGGATAGGATGGAAGGGACCCAACAGCGCCGATGACGCGCAGAGAGGACCCCACATGAACATACCCCCCACCCTGCAGGCTGCCGTCGTGGCCGCCGCGGGCGCCGCCATGGCGCAGGCCATGGCCGACGCCCACCTCCGTGCGTTCCAGACGCACCCGGAGGACATGGCCAACGCCCTCAAGACGGCGGCGCAGGCCGTCTGCTTCGAGGCGATCGAGGACGGCGCGGTCGACCTCGAGCAGGCCGCGAAGGACGCGATCAGCGAGAAGCTGGACGAGGATCCGGCCCTGGACCTCGAGCAGATCGCCGAGGACCAGATCGAGCGCGCGGTCGAGCGCATCGACCTCGACAAGATCACCTCCGCCGCCGAGAGCAGCGTGCAGGACGAGGTCGAGTCCCGGCTCAACCGGATCGACGTGGATGCCCTGGTCCGCGATGAGCTGGCCGACCACATCGCCCAGCCCGTCACCCACGAGGCCGTGGTGCAGACCGCCGGCAGGCTGCTGGCCGAGGCCGTGGTCTCCCAAGCGCAAGCGCAGTCCTAGTCATGCCTTACACTCTCTGGCGAGCCCTACCGGCGATCGTCACCCCCCTCGCGGGCGGTGAGCCGCCCATAGGAGATCGCCATGAAGTACGAGACACCGTGGGAGGCAGTGAGGTTCGTACCCCACCCTGACCACGACCTGTTCGCCGACACGAAGGTCGTGGCCACCGCCCCGACCGAACCCGCCCTGCGGATGCTGCTCAAGAAGCGGTATCCGCGGGGGCTGCCCAGCGGGACCTTCCTGCGGCAGACCGGGGTGTCGCTGTTCGCCGGCAAGCACCTGCCCCGCAGGTGATCGTCACCCCAGCGTGCGGGGCACGCTGGGGTGACCGCGTTAGAGGGAGTGGATAGGATGGAAGGGTAAAGCGACCGCGTAGTGGTCGCGGGTGGAAAGCGAGGCAGCGCAAGCCGCCGAGGTGACCACCGGTTAGGAAGTGGATATGATGTAAGGGATGAACGGCAACTGAAGGGTGACTGAAGGCGATCGCCGACGGCCCTGCAGGTGCCAACAACCGGGTGAGCGGAGTCGCAACTCCCCACTCACCCACAGCGCCCGATGAGGGCACTGGATGCTGCCATGGCCAAGCGCGCCAAGCAGAACAAGGCGACCGACAACTCCGTCGTCGCCCCCACCACCACCGTCGCCGACGAGCAGGTCGATCTGCTGGTCAACGACACCCCGCCGGGCGCCGACCAGGCCGCGCAGGTCTCCGAGAAGCCCAAGCTCACCGACGAGGAGAAGAAGGCCAAGCGCAGCGCCCGCCGCAAGGAGCGCCGGCTGGCCAAGCTCGCCGCCGAGGGCAAGGTCCCCCGCAGCGAGGCGCCCCGGACGGCCAACGGCGCCCTGGTGCCGCGCGAGGGCGGCGCCCGCGCCTTCTGCTACAAGATCCAGGTCGCCCACGGCTTCCCGGACCCCAAGCAGCTGGCCGAGCTGATGCGCAACGAGGCGAAGGGCACCCCCTTCGAGGGCAAGCCCAACCGCTGGTTCGCCCGCCGCGCCTGGCGCAACGCCCGCCTGTACAAGGGCGAGACCGTCCAGGCCTGAGCAGCCGCAGATGAACCGAGTGAGCCCCGGAGCGCCCCGCGCTCCGGGGCCACTGTCGTTACTAGAACGCCGACACACGGCGAAGGAGGACTCCATGAGCACCATCACCGCGGATGAGCTCCGCCGCAGGGAGCTGTACTGGCGCTGGGTCAGCGGCAGCTACTCCACAGCTGTCGACAAACTGGTCTGCAGGATCCTCGGGATCGCCTACAGCGACCCGTTCAGCGACCTCAGCCCGCACGGGTGAGGCGCCCTGGAGATGCAGGGGCGTAGGAACGCCGGTTAGCGGGCCTCGTGCCGCGAAAAGCGATTGTGCGCCCCCGCGCCCCCGCGCCCCCGCGCCGTCCCGGCAGCCGAGGTGAGCGCCATGGGTGAGGGGATATAATGTTTATATGAAAGCGGCCACAGAAAGGTCGCCGAGGAGAACGGCCGATCCGTGAACCGCCGTTTCACGGGAAGCCACCCCGGGCGCTATAGCGCCCGGGGTGGCGGGCGTACTAGGAGACCACATATGCCCCTCATCTCGTATGACGCCCTGGAGCGGGTGGACGCCCGCTTCCGCTCCCGCCGCCAGGCTGGTCGGGTGCGCCGGGCCCTCGCGCTGCGGCCGCTCCTGTGGGAGCTGGACCGCGAGCTCACGGGGGGTCTGGAGGACCCCATGACCCAGGCCTACGGCTGCGCTGCCGCGGAAGCGGTCAGCGACAGCTGCAGCGCGAAGGAGCGCGCCCTGCTGAAGCGCTTCGGCTTCAGCTCGCGCGACGAAGTCGAAGCGCTGGTCGACATGGAGTCGCCGGAGGACAGGGCGCAGCGGCAGGCCGATGACGCCTTCCGCGCCCTGCCGCCCGAGGAGCAGGAGCGCCAGATGGCCGCCATCATGGCGGCAGGCCCGGGCGCGCTGTAGGGCGCCCCAGGCGCCAGTCGCCGCTATTCGCGACCCCGGGTGGGGGTCGCGGAAGCGCGCGGCACGGGCCGCCACCGCACTCGCGACCCTCTGAGGCATTTTCGTTGTCCACTAATGCGTTCCTGTGCAGCCGCTGGCGGCTTCCTGCAGCCTGCCCGGGCCGGCGGTTGTCCACTAATGCGTTCCGGGTCAGGGTACGGCGTAGTCGTAGCAGGGGCCCAGGTACACCAGCTGCATGCCGCAGAGGTCCGGTAGGCGCCCTATGGGTTGGTCGGCGAGGTGCGCTGCTACCGTCTCCGCGTAGCGGGAGAGGATGGTGTGCAGCCTGGTGCGGAAGCGCGGCAGGGGGTCGATCTCGCTGTGGGCCGCTATGCGGGCGTGGAACTCGGGCAGCTTGCTGACAGCGCTCAGGCGCAGGGTGCTGCGCTTGCCTTTGAGCTGGACGCCGCCCAAGGCTTCCACGAGGCATACCCACTGGTCCTCGGGTGCTGGGCCCCAGTGGAGCGCCATGAAGGGGGCGTAGCCGGACTGGATGGCGTGCAGGGTGGACAGCCCGACGGCCCTGTCCTGGCTGTCCTGGGAGGCGAGGTTGGCCTCCAGGTCCCCCATGATGCACTTCATGCCGTGGTCGGCCAGAGCGGTCATTATGGTGTCGGCCTTGTCGAGTGGGAGGCCGGTGACGAGGTCGTTGAGGGACTCGGCCCAGGTGGCGTGGATGTGGGAGGCGGTGGGGTAGGGCATACCGGATTATACCGATTCCCGGGAACCGTTGAAAGTGAACCGCCGTTTCACGGTTGGCGGGAGAGGAGGAGGAGGGCCGCGTAGACGGTGCGACGGGGGTTCTCGTTGCGCTGGCGGCAGAGGGTGGTCAGGAGGGCGGCCGACTTGTTGCCGATGAGGATGCGGCGGCCGTTGGGGTCGGTGCGGGCCTCGCCGGGGGAGCGGCGGCGGACCAGGCGTACCGTGCGGCGGGTGGAGGGGCAGCGAGTGGTGCCGTCTTCCACCAGGACGCCTTCCCGTAGCAGGTGGGTGATGGTGGGGCGGACGGCGTTCATGTCGGTGAAGCCGAGGGCTTCGGCCACGGCGCGGTCGGTGACGCCTATGGCGGAGGGGACCTGGGAGAGGACGAGGTCCCGGCGGGCGGCCTTGTCGAGCTGCCTGTGGGAGGTGCGGCTGTTGGCGTGTATCGGCATGGGGTTGAACCGCCGTTTCAGGGGAGGAGGTGGGAGCGGTAGTAGGTCACGGCGGCTTCCCAGCCGGCCGCGAAGTGGCGCTGCTGGTCGTCCGTCCAGGGTTCCTGTTTGTGCATGCGTTCCAGGAGGTCGTAGTCCTTGGCGCGCAGGTCGAGGGACTCGCCGTCGTCCTGGAGGGGGTTATGGGAGTCGCGCTCGAGTTGGCGGGCGACGGAGGGGCAGCCGGGGAGGTGGGTGCCTGGGAGGTCGTCCACGGATGGGGGGCAGGTGCAGGGGGCGCGTCCGGCCGCCAAGGCGGCGCAGATGGGGCAGGCGTTGGGGTTGCTGGCCCGGTACCACATGTGCGGGTGCTCGCCCCAGAGGCGGTTGCAGCGAGCGCAGGGGCCTTTGTCCTGCTGGTAGTAGTTGGCCTGGGCGCGATCGGTGGTCATTTCCGAGGGTCTCCGTCCCAGTCGAGGATGCCGAGGGCCTTGTCGATCTCCCACTGGTCCTCGCCGCTCAGCTGGTTGTGGTTGGCGGGTCGACGCAGTGCCGCGGTGGCCATGGGGCCGAGTTCGTGGTCGGGCACCGGTTCCGGCTTCGAGCAGGTGGTGAGGTGCGGCTGGCGGCCGAACACGGAGAGCATGCCGCACTCGGGGCACGTGGTGTTGTTCATTTGGTGAGGTCCTGAACGCGGTGGAGGAGGTTCTGGTAAAGCATGGCGTTCTCGTTGGCCCGGATGACGGCCCCGTCGTAGAACGTCTTGTACTGGAGGGCGTTGGCCTGGGCGGCGTCGCGCTCTTTGATTAGCCTGTCCACAGGGTCTTCACACATGCATTCCATGGCAGAGCAGTCGCATGGGTACATGGCATCCAGTTTGGCGAGGCGTTGGCGCTCCCGGACTATCGTGTCCCGTAGGGCGACGATGAGGTTGCGTACCTCGTCGTGGGCCATGCACTCCGGGTTGAACTGCCCGCCGTTGGCGAGGTATTCATCGACGAGGGCGATGGGGTCGGTCACGGCTGCATCCGGTCCATCCGTTCGATCTCGGCCATGATGAGGGCCGCTGCCCGGATGAGGTTGCTGCGCTGGTCCTTCGGCTTCCACCAATGCGGAGACCATGGCCAAAGCTGGGCGGCGAGGTGTGGGCAGGCGTAGCAGGCGGCTGCCTTGGCGAGTTCGCCGTCCTTGTGCTGGTCGTCGGGGTGGGAGTCGAACCGCTCCTCCACGATCTGGCGGTGGCGTTCGTCGCGGATCTCGACGAGGACGTTGGGCATGCTCACTTGATGCACTTCCGTTTCTTGAGGTGGGCGGTCAGCTGGATCTCGATGAGACGAGCGGCGCCCAAGGTGCTGTACTCGGCGATGCAGGAGGATGGAGGCGGCTTCGGGTTCGACGGTCATGTCAGGTTCCTGGGGTGGGCCGCGTGTAGGCGGAGAGGGCGGAGGCGATGCGCTGCATAGCCTTGCGGCCGGGGCGTTGGCCGTAGGTGCAGAACAGCAGCTGCATGTCGCAGTAGGGGACGCCGAGGGTGCGGGCCCATGCAGCGCCGCAGCCTTTGGCGAGGTTGCCGCGCCCGCGGCCGTCCCAGTCGAGGATGCCGAGGGCGCGCTTGACGGCGGCGCGCAGGTCGCGGACCTCGGCCGCCGTGACCCGCTGCCTGGCGGTAGGGGCCTTGGGTAGGGGAGGGCGGTCCGGGGAGGCGCGGCGCTTGGCCTTGCGGCGGGTGAGCTCCGCGAGGGTGGTGTGGCGGCCCGTCAGGAGGCAGTAGTGGGAGCTGTTCACTTCCGCACCTTCCGGCCCAGCTTGGGCTTGGTGAGCTTGCGGCGGCGTTCGGCGGAGGCGTAGTCGACGATGGCCTGCAGGATGTTGTCGAGGTCCTTGGCCGGGATGGTCTGCAGGGTCTGCATGGCGCCGGCGGCGATCTTGACCTTGAGGCCGCGGGGTTTGCGGACGACGGCGTCGGTGTAGCCGCCGTCGCCGCGCAGGGAGGACTCGATGAGGAGGCGCTCGGCGGTGGAGAGTTCGGAGAGCTTGATCGGCCGGACGGTGACCTTGGCGGTGAACTTGGTCGCCGGCCGGCGCTTGCGGGTCGGTTTGGTGGGCATGCCCTATGGTATGGGGAGGGCAGATCCCGGGAAACCGCGAGGGTCAGTCGTCGACGATGGCGAAGAAATCGTCGTCGAGGTCGGACACTTCGAGCACCGGGTCGACCTGGGGAGGCGGCGCTGGGAGCGCCGGGGGCGCAGGCCTGCCGGGGCGGCCGACCTGCAGGCGCAGGGCGGCGTCGCGCTTGGTGCGGTGGTTGTTGCGCACCTGGGCGGCGTAGCGGGAGAGGTGGAGGCAGGGGACGTGCACGGGGGCAGGGTATCGACCGGCGAGGCGTCCATACTGGTCCGAATGAACCCTACCGTGGACCGCCGTTTCACATCCCGAGCATGGGTGATACGGTGTCGCCATGGACGGCATCCGCGAGACCGCTCGACACCGCAAGCTGGACCGTGGCGATCCAGGCGCCTGGTTCAAGATGAGCGACAAGGAGAAGGAGTCCGTCACCGCGACGCGCGAGTGGGGGCGGCCGATCGGGCAGGAGGCGCCCGGGAGAGACCAGGGGCTACTGCCCAACCACATGCGCCCCGTCGTGCGCGCTGCGGACGGCGTCATCGGCGCCGGGCCGAACAAGTGGTACGGGCACTATGTGCAGCTCCGCTCGTATCTGCCCGACCTGCCGAGGGACGTCATGAAGCGCGCCGCGAAGGCGCACCTGCGCGTCGACGACCAGGTGTGGAAGTGGCGCAAGGCCGGGATCGCGGACAAGCACATCGCCGGGCCGCTGTGGCGACTGCAGTACACGACGGCCGGTCAGTTCAACAAGCCCGGCGAGGCCTTCAACGTCGGGCAGCACCCGCACCTCCGCGAGAAGGGGTTCAAGTCCTCGTCCGTGTACGGGACGCGGCCGGACAACGACCTGCAGGTCGACGAGCTGCGCAAGTCGCTCCACATGCACCTGTACCGCCACCTCGAGGCTGCCGGGGTCGACGCCGACGAGCTGCCGCCCATGCGCCTGAACGAGTTGAAGGGGACGGAGTCAGGGCCGCACAACCCCAGCCGCTATACCTCGAACGCCCTGGCCACCCGGATCAAGGCCCACGCGGCCGCCGGAGGGGAGTGGACGCCGGCCGCGGTGGCGAAGATGGGGAGGGACCACGCCAGCGAGGTGGCGAAGCGGGCCAAGTCGGGGGCGGTCGGGGCGCTGGAGGCGCACTTCGAGAAGCAGGACTCGCTGCCGCGCCTGAGCGGGATGCCCGAGGGGTTCCGCGAGGCGACGAAGGCCGACGTGCCGAAGCTGGCCGACTGGTGCGTGCGCAAGAACGCGTGCCTGTGGCGGGCGGTGAGCGGTCAGCTGGGGGCGGCCTACGTCCCCGACCGGGTGGCGATCCACCCCGGGACCGGCCACGTGGTCGGGCTGCACAAGCAGGGCGATGGCACCCACGTCGTGAAGCACGACTCGCAGGCGACAGATCAGAACAACGACGGCGCTCCCGAGGTGCGGGAGCTGTTCGGTCGGCACGTCATCAAGTGACTTTGACGTCGGCGCTGACGTAGACGGACCAGATGCCGTCCTCGCCCTCGCCCTCGATGGCGGCCGGCAGCTTGGTCACCCCGGCGGCGTGCATGACGAGGCGGACGGCGCCGGCGCAGTGGGCCGGGACGTAGCCGACGTGGTGCCACTTCACCTTCTTGGCCTTGGAGTAGAGCCAGACGGCGACCGCGTAGCGGTCGTGGCTGTTGTCGTCTTCGGCGCGCAGCTCGCCCACCATGGGGTCGCCGATGTCGATGGCCTCCTGGAGGGCGTGGCGGGCGACCGAGCTGTGGTACTCGATGCCGACCACCTTGGTGCGGCGCAGGATGTGGAACTTAGGCATCCGGTTTCTCCCGTAGCGTGAAGGGTTGGAAGGTGGCGCGCCAGGCGATCTCGGCCGCCTGCGCTTGAGCCTTGGCCAGGTTGGCGGCCGAGATCAGCTCCGGCTCTATGCCGCTGGCGACGCGGGGGTCGGTGTACAGGTGGAGGGCGAGCATGTCCGGCCAGCTGTGCTTCTTGCGGTCGCGGACGTAGGTGGCGTAGCTGGTGCGCGAGCCGTAGGTGGCCGCGAGGTGGCGGCACTCGGCCGCCAGGGACTTCAGCGGGGTGGCGATCTGCTGCGCGAGGGCCTTGGCCAGCTCTCGCCGGCGCCTGAACAGCGCCATCTCGGCGCGGTGCAGGTCGGCCTGTGCCCGGTTGTGGCGTTCGTTCTCCGCCTTGCCGGCGAGGTGCTTGTCCAGCAGGGCGTACCTGGCCGCGCACGCCGGGCAGTCGATGGTCGTCGTGCGGTTGATCGGGCCGAGGGAGAACGTGTTGCAGTACTGCGAGCACTCCTCGGTGATCGTGCCCTGCCCGCAGGGGCAGTAGTAGGTCGAGGTCCAGCGGTCGGTGTTGCTGTTCACGACTCGCTCAGCAGGACGCGGGCCAGGCGCTTGTGCCCCGCGTCGAGGTAGTGGCGGGTCCACCAGTCGGCGACCGCCTTGCGGGCCTCGACGGGAACGGTCTTGAGCAGGTCGGCCTTCGCCTTCTCGGCGGCGGCGTCCATGTCGGTCTTCGGTTCGTCGCTCATCGGATGCCTTTCAGGTCGATGACTTCGGGGTTGGGGAACACGTTGCGCCACTTCACGGCGGCGAAGGCTTCGGTCCACATCAGGGACGGGTCGCCGGGGTGTTCGTAGCCGTACTTGTAGTAGGGGTGCCGCATCCGCTGGGCGTAGAAGCGGGCCAGGCGCGCCTTGGCGTCGGGGTCGTCCGGGTCGCGGCCGTAGTTCGGGTGCTCGAGCTCCTCGAAGGCCTGCTGCCGGCCGTAGGCGAACATGCAGCCGGCGTCGTAGGGGTAGATGAACCCGCACTGCGTGCACTTGTGCCAGTGGCCGATGCTCCAGTGGTAGGCGAGGCAGGCTGGGCAGCGGACCGCGCCCGGGTCGGCGGCGAAGGCGGCGCGCCAGTTGGTCGAGCCGTCCGGGTTCTGCACCGCGTTCATGGCCTTGTCGCACTCCCGCCAGATGGCTTCCTTGTCGGGAGGAGGGACGTCGAGGACGATCGGATCGTGGATGGTGTAGTCCATGGCGGGGTTGTACCGGGTTCCGGGGAACCCGGGGAGAGGCTGGCTTATGGAGCTGCCCCGGTTAGCCTGCGAGGAGGAGCAACACCATGCGTATCTTCTTCGCGCTCGCGCTCGCGGCGCTCACCGCCACCGCCTTCGCCGAGGAGGCCGCGTCCTCCTCGTCCGCCGGTACCGCCGGCGTGGTCGCCGGCATCGTCGCCGCGATCGTGGCGATCGTCGTCCCCCTGCTGTTCAAGCTGCTCGGGAAGTCCAAGCCCGAGGCGGCGCCCGAGATGCCGGCCGACCTCAAGCTGGACGAGGCGCGGAACTTCTTCATCGACAAGCGCCTCATCCCGTTCCTCGTGTCCACCGCCGAGCACTGGCTCATCACCCAGCTGCCCGCCATCGTGGCCGACGCGACCGACGGGAACGGGTTCGACTGGAAGCAGCACTGGACCGAGCTGCGCGCCTACCTGAAGCAGCGCGCCGTGGACAAGTTCGCCGCCGAGAACCGCGACCTGGTCAAGTTCCTCGGCAGCAGCCGGGAGCTGGACGACATCATCGACCGGCAGGTCGCCAAGCTGCTGGCCAAGCTGCCCGACGCCGTGAAGGCGCTCCTGCCGCAGTCGGCCGTGGACATGCTGGTCGACAAGGCGAAGGCGTTCCTCGTGGCCAAGGCCGACGACCTCCTCACCCCCAAGGCCTGACCGGCCGATAGGACCACGCCATGCCCGCCACCGATCCGCCCATCGGCAGCCCGCTCTCCGCCGGCGCCGCCATGTCCGCCCTGCCGATGGACGCCCTCATCAGCGGGCCCCTCCTGGCCTGCATCAAGGCCGAGGCGCAGGCCGCGAACCTCTACGCCGAGTGGGTCAAGACCGCCGGCATGACGCCCGACGGCAAGCCCGTGATGATCGACTTCACCTACACCGAGGACGTCCTGGACGGCCAGGGCAAGGTGACCTCGACGAACACGCGGCACTTCACCATCCCCCTGCTGGCCATCCTGCAGCACCCGGCGATCGGCATCGAGAAGGCCAGCGTGGACTTCGAGATGACCGTCGAGACCAGTGAGGCCTCGCACAGCGAGACCGCCGCCTCCGGCGGCTTCGACGCCAAGATCGGCTGGGGGCCGTTCAGCGTCAGCGTGCACGGCAAGGTCAGCCACAAGAGCGAGCAGACCCGCAAGACCGACACGCGGTCGAAGTACAGCTTCCACGTCGAGGTGATCCACCGCGGACCGACCGAGTGCATGCAGCGGGTGATGGACGCCATCACCGATGCCAGCATCCGGCCGGCGAAGGTCGCCTCGACGCCGGCTCCGTAGCGGGGCGCCGTGTTCGACTGGCTGTTCGGCAAGAAAGCGTCCGAGCCGGCGAGGGCACCCGCCGGCCAGACGCTTTCGGACATCGTGCGCGGCATCGCGCACGCCGCCGAGTCGGCCAACGACATCGGGGACATGGCCGTCCTCAACCAGCTCAAGTTCTTCTTCGACATCGGTGACGACGGCACCTTCGTGGCCAAGACGGCCCGGGTGAAGCTGAACGGGGACCACTATATCGACGTCCCGCTCGTCAGCCTGGTCGACACCGGAGGCATGTCGCTGAACGAGATGGAGGTGCGCATGTCGGTGCGGCTGACGCAGGCCGAGGTGAAGGAGCAGCTGCACGCCGCGGCCGAGGACATGAAGGTGCAGCGATCGTCGTTCGGGGTGGCGCTGACCGGAGCCAAGTCAGGGACGGCCGGTGACGTCATCGACGTGGTGATGAAGTTCAAGCACGCGGCGCCGCAGGAGGGCATGGCGCGCGTTCTGGACGAGGTGGCGGGGCAGGCGCAGGTCAAGAAGTTCGGCCCCGATACGCCGCCCGTGCGGCCCCTGGCGATGACGACGCAGCTGCGGAAGGCGCGGGAGGAGAAGGCGGCGACCGTGAGGGTGGAACCGCCCGACGAGCTGCGCCCCACCGACGAGGTGAAGTGAACCGCCGTTTCAGGCCTGGAGCAGTTCGGACATCTCGGCGTCCGTAGCGCGCGGGAAGTGCGAGTCGACGACGACCATGTGCTTGAGGGCTCGCTGCACGGCCTCGCCCAGCGTGTGACCGACGCCCTTGCCGCGGGCGAAGAACCGGATGGCGTGGACCTCCCAGCGGAAGCCGTGGCGGGGCCAGTCGCGGTTGTGGATGCTGAAGTCGGTGCACTCGGCGTCGAGGAGGGCGATGGCCTCGGCGTCCGTCATGGCCGGGAAGGTCAGGCGCGGCATTCCGACTCCCGCTTCAGGATGGCCTCGCGCAGGGCCCAGCATTCCGTCATGACGACGACCTGGCGGCCGCAGGTCAGGGTGATCTCGGTCGCCTCGAGCTGCGTGGTGCCGCCGGTGCCGCCGGTGCCGACTTTGACCACCTTGGTGGGGGCCAGCATGGCCACGTGGTCGAGGTTCACAGCGATCTGGTCGCCCGGGATCGTCTTCCCGTACCCGTCCGGCTGGTCCGGCCGCGGGAGGGAGAGGAAGCCCAGCCTCACTTGCCGCCCTCGGTGACCAGGGCGGCGCGGTCCTCGGCGCTGTAGGACATCGAGGCGGCGATGACCTGGGCGTCGTTGGTCTGCAGGCCGCGGGTCAGCGAGGTCTTGGTTGCGTAGTTCGCGAAGGCGACGTGGGCGTTCCCTCCGGAGAACATGGCCGCGTTGCTGGACGAGATGCCGAGCTGCCCGGCGCCCTTCATGGCCTCCAGGCCGCAGCCCATGAAGTTGAACACCCAGCCGTACTTGTCGGTCTGGTGCTTGATCATGTCCTTCACGCGCTGCTCGGTGTACTCCTTCGAGCTGTTCTCCTCGCCGTCGGTGATGATCAGCACGATCACCTTGCCGGGGCGCTTGGCCTCCGGCATGCCCGCCAGGCGGCCACCGAGCTGGTCGATGGTGGTGCCGACGGCGTCGAACAGGGCGGTGCCGCCCCAGGGGCGGTATTCCAGCGGCAGGGGCACCTGGCCCAGCGGCTTGTCGGTGTAATCCACCGTGGCCTTCTCGTTGAACCTGGTCAGGGTGACGGTGCACTCACCAGGCACCCGCCGCTGCTCCTCGATGAAGGTCTGGAATCCGACGACGACGTCGGAGACGCGCGTGCCCATGGAGCCGGAGGCGTCCAGGATCACGGCGATGGCGGTCTTGTTTGGGTCGGTCATGTTTCCTCCTGCCCCAGTATCAGGCGGGGACAGGCTCCGTGGAGAGGGATTCCGAGAGCTGCACACCCTGGATGCGTTGGACGCCCAGCATGCGCAGCGTGTTGATGGCGCGTCGGCCGCCGTGGACCGCGACCGGCTTGCCGCGGGTCTCGTAGATGGTGCCCAGGATGCACCGGGCGGCGGAGGAGGAGAAGGGGCCGTCGCCGACGATGTTGATCGTGTAGGCCTCGGCGGAGGGGTCGACGGCGAGGCAGCTTCGGGTCCCGCTACAACCGGGCGGGCAGTCTGCGATGTGCATGGTCAGGTGCTGCGGCATGGTGGGCATGCATGATCTTAGGCCGGCTCCTGGAGTCCATAGTCCGTGAACCGCCGTTTCACGAGGACGGGCTTGCCGGCCCAAGTGGACCCTATACGCTCACGTCCGACCCCCACCTCCACCTACCCTGGCCTCGGCCGGAGCTGACCCATGCTCGACTTCTTCGCCCCCGTGTTCGTGACCGAGTCCAAGATGGTGCTCGACGAGGAGGGCGAGGTCGTCGCTCCGCTCAGCGAGATGGCCATGTCGACCGACCTCTCCCGCTTCAAGGGCAAGACCCGGGCGTCGTGGAAGTTCTTCCTCGGCAACCTCAAGGACCCCAGCTCCATCCCCGCCGACCACGCCGGTCGCCACTTCTTCGCGCTGAAGAAGAAGGACCCGCAGTTCGCGCAGGACGTGAAGGACGCCGGCATCGGTCTCTCCACCCGGGTGCGGAGCCACAAGGACGCCGACGCCGATGAGAGCGAAGGCGGTTCGTACCGCGTCGAGCAGGGCGAGAAGGGCCCGGTGAAGGTGCGCGACATCCTGCACATCCGGACGCTGGGCCATGAGCAGCACGCCCCGCTGGCGCGCGCCCTGGACACCTGGGCCGGGCACGTCGAGGCGAACGGCGGCAACGCCACGCATGCCCAGAAGCTGCGCTATGAGGCCGCCAAGCTCCGCACCCACTTCGGCACCGGCACCGATGCCGATGCGGCCCTCGTCGGCGCCGGCCGCCCCGGCCCCCGCGGGTCGGCGGCATCGCTGGACGATGTCGACCTCGACATCGGCGGGGAGGCCCCGGCCAAGGCCGCCGAGCCCGCCGCCAAGTTCGACAAGAAGGGCAAGGGCAAGAAGGTTCCGCCCGCCGCGTCGGTCGACCTCGCCGGCGACATGAAGGAGTCGGCCGACCCGGTCAAGGGCACCGCCAAGGCCGCCTGGGCGCTGGTGGAGAGTCGCAAGGCCGCTGCCGCCGAGAAGCCCGCCGAGGAAGCGGCCAAGGCCTGAACACTCGCCCGTCACAGGGCACCGCTGCGCCCCGTCGGCCATCCGGCGGGGCGCTGTCGTTTCAGGGTGCGATGGCCGCGCCGGCCAGGCGCTCGGCGTGCGGCGTGACGCCGGGGATCGCGTCGGTGGAGACGAAGCTCACCTGGCCCGACCAGGCGATGCGCCCCGTGGCCACCTCGTGCAGGGTGCCGGCCAGGGTGAAGCGGGAGGTTGGCACCGCGTACGGGTAGTCGTTACGCTCGCCGCGGTTGGGAGACCAGTCGACGGTGACCTCGAGGAGCGCCCAGGCCCCAGCCGCCTTCGCCGCCGCGATCGTCGTCGGCAGCCGCGCCGAGTCGCGGGCGTCGATGCGGGTCCCCGTCGCGCCGCCGGCCCGCATGAGGCCGCGCTCGGAGGCGGTGGCCGCCAGCTCGATGGCCGACCAGTCGAACCAGTGGTCGGAGGGGTGCGCCCAGACGGCGATCGGTCCGCCCGGCTTTACGCCGCCGGTGTGGTCGACCGCGCTGATCGGCTGCTGGCGCTCCGCGTAGCAGCCGGCCAGGAGGAGCAGGGCCAGGAGGGGCAGGTATCTCATTCGTCGATCTCCGAGTGGAGGATGACCGGAGTGCCCGCGCCGACGGCCAGGCACTCGATGTTGAAGCCGTACCAGTCCCAGGCGTGTTCTTCCGGGGTCATGGCGTCGGTCGGGTCGTTGTCCGCAGAGAAGCGTTCGCACAGCAGTTCGATGATGCGGCCCTCGGAGTAGCAGAGCACCGGGGCCATGCCGGCGTGCTGGCGGGCGATGCCGATGACGGCGTAGTCCAGGCCGTCGAAGCGGACGGCCTCCGGGTTCTCGTCCCGGAGGTCCTCGCAGAGGTCGTCCACCCGCCGCTTGGCCTCGTCGTCGAGGCGTTTCCGAGCGGCGGGTGGGAGGGAGGATCGCTCACTCATCCTCTTCGCCGTCCTCGCGAGGGGTGACCTTGATGACGCCGGCCCAGTCGGCGTTCATCACGAGGGTGTAGCTGGCCATGGGGTCAGCGTCCACCTCGGGGATGATGGAGCCGAGGTAGGTCCACAGGTCGTAGCGGGGGAGGGGGCCGCCGTCCTCCATGTCGCTGAGCTCGGCGACCTTGTACAGCTGGTCGTCGGTGAAGCGCCAGGCGCCGAGGATGGTGCGGCCCTCGCACTTGTCGCCGACGTTGTAGGTCTTGGCGTTGCCCTGGATCTCGATCAGCACCATGCGGGCGTTGGAGGTGTTGAGCCCGCACTCCTTGCCGCGGCAGGCCGGGACCTTCTCGTTGACGAAGCGCCACAGGTCCAGCTTGGCCATGGTGAGGCCCGGGGCCTTCTTGTCGCGCAGCTCGAACATGAGCTGGGCCTTCTCGAGCAGCGTGCGCGTGTGCTCGCGGGGGAAGGGGATGCGGTCGAGGACGCGGCGCTTGCGGGGGCGTTCACCGGCGGCCAGGGCGGCGAGGAGTTCGTGGGGGATCATAGGAGCGTTCCTGTTGTCAGGGGGTTGCGGGGAGGTTGAAGGCGGCGCCCAGGCCGTGTTCCTGGGCCTCGAGGCGCTCGTCGATCTGGTCGACGACGGCTTCGAGGACGCGCTGGTGGTCCTCGGGGGAGAGGTCCTGTCGGGCGGCGTCGAGGAAGTTGCCGATGGCGGTGATGAGGCTGTCGGCGTCGAGCCGGAGTCTGGCTGGCATGTCGATCCTTGGGATGCGCGCTGCGAGTCGCCGGACGGCGAGGAGACGCAGAGCAGATGGGCGGGGGTGAAGGCGGCGCCTGGTGAGCATGCCCCGATGGTAAGCCGTTTCCGTGGAACCCGGGAAGGGTAGTCCCCGGCGCGGTTCCGGTACAGGGCCGTCTGTTGCCGACCCCGGCCGGAGCCTCATAACGTCCGCCTATGCCCAAGCACATCGATGCACACGTGTACGCTCCCGGGAACCTCAGGCCGGAGAAGCGGCGCGTGATAGGCTGCGATGCGGCGGCGGTGATGCACATCGTCGCGAAGGATCGGTCCATCCCCGGCAGCGCCATCGTCAAGCTCGTCGACGACGGTACCACGGTGGCGATGTTCGCCGTGATCCCGAAAGGGCCCGTCCGCGTCAACGACCGTGATGCCGAGCTGCTGATCCGGGAGAGGGACTACGCCAAGCGCGCCCGGATGCTGGCCGAGGTGGTGCGCAGCGCACTGTGCCGGGGTTGACCGGACCCCGGGGGCCTTGCTAAGGTGGGCCCATGTACCGAGTAGACCGCGTCTCCTTCACCTGGCGCATCGACCCCGAACGGGTCACGCACTACCTCAGCGCCGTGCCGGCCACCACCGGTGGGAGGTGCATCCTGTACCTGGCGTTGCGGGAGGCGCCCATCGTCGGAGCCTACCGCGTGTGGCCGGTGGCAGACGCCGCGAACCGCCTGGAGAGGCTGCACCAGGCGTTCTCCCGGCTGTTGAAGTAGCCGGCCTGGCGTGCCGGGGAGCGTACCGGTACTATTCCGAGAGGAGGCCGTACCCATGGCGTTAGAAGCGTGCCCCGCGTGCCGCGGGCTCAACTTTCCCGGCTGGACAGAGTGCGAGGACTGCGGCTGCCCGAAGGGGGCCAAGCAGGACGTAGCCAAGGCCTACTGGCGAAAACAGCTGCCCGGGCACCTGGCCATGTTGAGGGAGGGGGCCAAGGCGGCCGCAGCGAGCGTTCCGCGCCCGGCCGGTAAGTGGCGCGTGCTCGGCGTCTCCGGTGAGGAGCGTGTGCCGGTGTGGAAGGACGACCCGGTCGACGAGGCGCAGGCGCGGGAATGGATCGCGTGGACTCGCAAGCGGGTGCAGGCAGGCAAGGCGGCCTTCCAGCGCATCCTGCTGGTGAACCCGTTCGGGCAGATCGTGGAGCAGCACCCGTGCTGACGCGCCGCGGCGTGAACCGCCGTTTCGGATTCGTTTTTCGCCTGTGTGCGCTAGCGCGTCTTCGCGCTTCGCTCTCTCGTATCTCTCTATCTTCTCTACTTCGTAGAGAAGATAGCGATCTACTCGTTCGCTTCGCGCGACGCGGTTTTCCCGTGAACCGCCGTTTCACGCAGGGTACGGTTGAACCGTGAACATCTTCGCCCTCGATGACGACCCCGTCGACGCCGCAGAGGCGTTGAACGACAACCATGCCAACAAGATGACGACCGAGATGGGTCAGCTGCTGAGCACCCACGTCCGGATCCTGTTTCCGGAGGAGGTCGTCGGCGACGCGTGGTGCGGACTGCCGGTGTGGCGCGCCACGCATCCCCACCACCCGTGCCGGGCGTGGCTCGGGTTGAGCCCCGGCAACGTGGCGTGGGCCGTCGACCATTTCCGCGCCCAGCTGGCGCAGTGGCTGGCGTGGAAGGGCCGTACCCATGGTGCGTCCGTCATCCGCCCGGCGGCCGACCTCCTTGTATCCCGTCTCGGTCGTGCGCCGCGCACCCCGTTCGCGCTGGGCATGGACTCGCCGGTCAAGGGCGCCGGCCTGGACCCCGTCAGCGTGTACCGGCTGTATTACGCCTCCGCCAAGCGGCACCTGGGCGTGTGGCGCCGCTCTGCGGAACCGGCCTGGTGGCGCAGCGCGTGCGCGGAGGTCGACAGGATGGGTATTCCGGTTCCGGGGAGCCGTTAGAGTAGGGGCATGCCAACCGACACCGTTCCCGCCCTGGTCAAGTCGATCACGCGGGCCGCCAAAGCCTACTACCGCGGCGAGGACTCCGGCCTGACCGACGAGCAGTTCGATGACCTGCGCGATCGCCTCAAGGCCCTGGACCCCGCGCACCCGCTGCTGGCCTCCGTCGGCCACGGGTTCAGCGGCGGCAACACCCTCAAGAAGGTCAAGCTGACGACCCGCATGGGGTCGCTGGACAACTGCTTCAGCCGGGACGACATCCGCCGGTGGGTGGAGCGGGTGACCAAGCTGTGCAACGACCAGGGCATCCCGGTCCCGAAGCGCGTCGCCTTCCAGCCGAAGCTGGACGGTCTGTCCGTGCAGTTGACCTACCGGAACGGCATGCTGGTGCAGGCGGCCACGCGCGGAGACGGCGCCGTGGGCGAGGATGTGACCGCGTCGGCCAGGAAGGCCCACGGCGTGCCCCTGAGCATCCCGGAGACGGGAGACCTGGACGTGCGCGGCGAGATGGTCGTCCTCAAGGCGGACTTCGAGAAGTACTTCAAGCCGGAGGGTGCGGCCAATGCGCGCAACAGCGCGGCCGGGACCGTGCGCAGGCAGGACGGCCGGTTGGCCGAGCACCTGTGGTTCATCGCCTTCGACGCGAACTTCCTCGACGGCAGGGAGGACGACCGGTTCAAGACCGAGCTCATCATGAACACCACGCTGAACCTGTGGCGGTTCACGGCGGCGTTCACCTCCGATACGCCGTTCGAGGTGGACGCTATCGTCGCGGAGTGGGAAGCCTGGAAGGCGCGCCGGGACAACCTGAACTATCTGGCCGACGGGTGCGTGGTGAAGGTCAACGGTCGCCGTACCGCGAAGGCGCTGGGGTGGTCGGAGAGCTGCCCGCGCGGAGCCTTCGCCGGCAAGTGGAAGGGCGGCATGGTGGCGGTCACCGAGGTGCTCGGCGTCGAGCACAGCGTTGGCCGTACCGGCGTCATCACGCCCGTCGCCAAGGTGAAGCCCGTCGAGTGCGGAGGCGTGACGGTGGAGTCCGTCAGCCTGATGAACTGGGACGAGGTGAACCGCATCGAGGACGGGTCGCTGGGCAAGGCGACCCTGGGGGTCGGGTCGACCGTGCGCATCGAGCGCGCCGGCGACGTCATCCCCCGCGTGATCGCGGTCATCAAGGCCTGCAAGCCGCAGGACGTGTTCGGCCGTCCGGAGAAGTGCCCGAGCTGCGGGACGCAGACCATCGTGGACGGGCCCCGGCAGCGGTGCCCGAACGGCGGCGGCTGCCCGGCGCAGGGCTACCGGTGGGTGCTGAACTGGGTCAAGAAGCGCGAGATCATGTTCCTGGGCGACGAGACCATCGACCGCCTGATGGCTATCGGGGGGCCGGTCAGCAAGCCGTCCGACCTGTATGCCCTGTCCCGCGATGAGCTGAAGGCGGCCACAGGCGGGTACGTGATGGCCGACAAGATCGCGGCGCAGCTGGAGAAGTCGCGAGACTGCACCCTGGCGCAGCTGTTCGGGGCCGTCGGCATCGAGGGGTGCGGCATGGTCGAGGCCGAGAAGGCCGTAGCGCACCTCGCCGCCGAGGACGTCGAGACCGTCATCACCCGCGTCGATGAGCTGGAGCCGGCGCTCGGTCCCGCTCGGGCAGGATTGTTCGCAGCCGGGGTGCGGGGGATGGAGACGGAGATCCGGGCGCTTGCCGCCGTTCTGAGGATCGCGAAGCCCGTCGCGGTGGACACCTCCAAGGCCACCGCAGCCTGGAAGGGAAAGACCTTCTGCATCACCGGCGCGACCGAGCTGCCGCGGAACGCGCTCATCGACATCATCGTCAAGGCCGGCGGGGTGTGGAAGTCCTCCGTCAGCAAGAACTGCGAGTACCTCGTCATCGCCGACCCGTCCTCGACCTCCAACAAGGCGGAGGCCGCCAGGAAGCTGGGGGTCACGCTCATCAGCGAGGCGCAGGCGTTGGACATGGCGGACTACTCGTAATGATGGCGCGCCGTGACCCCTGACCCCAAGACCAGGGTGGCCTGGCCGAAGTGGACGAAGCGGAAGGACCGCACGTCCCGTCACTATGTAGACCCCACGCTGGAGCTTACATGTCCCTATTGTCGTACCGTCAACCGGTGGAGGCTGTCGCAGGTGCAGTCCGAAGACGCGCTGCCGTGCCGCAAGCGCTCCTGCGCGGGCTCCTACTGCTCGCGGCGCCCGTTCTCGCCCTGGGCGCAGAGGAGCAGTACGGCGACTGGCTAGGGGAGTGGGAGGAGGTCGTCGCGACCGCCTACAGCCCGCACGACCCCATCGACGGCGCCTATCACGCGACCAAGGGGGCCAGGTGGCGGTGGATCACCGCCGACGGCCGGACCGATGTGCGCCATACCCCGTACGGGGTGGCCGTGCCGCTGCAGCCCGGGACGCGGAAGCCGCATTGGCCGTTCGGGACGCAGCTGGTGATCCCTGCCGAGACGGGATACCTGGCGCGGTCGCGTCCCGATGACCGGGTGTTCCCGGTCGACGACGTGGGGAACGGGCGGCAGTACTTCAAGCGCGACCAGGCCGGGAGGCTGCATATCGACCTCCGGTTCAAGTTGCACGCCAGCGCGATCGCCTGGGCCGGGCCCACCGGGCGCAGGGTCATAACGGTGTTCCGCATCACCGGCGTAGCCCCGCCACCGCCCCCACCTCCTCCGGCGCTACCCGACCCGTTCCCGTCGTTGGCCGATGTGCCCATGGCGGAAGCCGATCCCGCCCCGCGTGAAACGGCGTTTCACGCCGAGGCCGCGCTGCCCCTGCCGCACCCCGTAGCCGCCGCGGTCGTCCTGCTGGTGGTCATGCTGCTGAGGTTCGCGCTGGTCGTCGGCCGCGCATGGCGGGGCTTGCCCAGGTAGTCCTACGGCGATAGGCTGTCGGGGTCCGCATGGAGCTCCGACCGATGCCTACCCCAGTCGAGAAGCGTCGCGCCGTCTTCCAGTCGGTCGTGAAGTGCTACCACAACGACCTGGCGTGCGAGGGGAAGGCCGAGGCCCGGCACTCGAAGGAGTTCATCAAGCGCGCCATGCGCGCCGGGGTGTGTGAGGCCGTCACCGACACCGACCCGCGCCTGACCAGCACCTCGTTCGGTGCCGCCGCCGTCATGGTGGCGCGGAAGGTGATGGAGAACGGGAAGGCGGCCAAGGCCTTCATCGACGTCGAGATCGCCGGCATGCGGGACCCGTCGCTGTGCGTGACTTTCGACCGCAATATCGACCGCAGCGTGGCCTACACGCTCCTGTCGTCCCTCGGCGAGGCGGCGCTGCTGTGCAAGCCGGACGACAAGATCGCCCCCGGCGTCGTCAGCGATGTCCACATGTACCTCGTCGAGCCCGGGCAGGCCGTGGTGAACGAGGCGCTGGGCGACGCCCTGGCCGACGTCATCTCCGAGTCGCCGTCTCCCGTGCTGGGCCTGCACCTGAAGGGTGCGCACCTGAAGCATGGGCACCACGCCCATGCGCAGTTCACCGAGGCCGAGCAGAACCGCGCGGCGAAGTGGCTGAACAGCGAGGGCGCCCACTGGGTCGAGGGCAAGGGCTGGATGGTGCAGGAGCAGGGGCGGCAGGTGCCGTTGAGCCCCGACCCGCACAAGTCCGCCGCCGAGGTGCTGCCCTACGCCGTGCGGCGCTTCCGCAGCAAGCTCACCCCGGCGCAGATCATGGGAGTGCGCGGGCTCGGGCGCGATCCCAAGTTCCACGTCGGCCGGAACACGGCCCCCGGCGCCGCCACCTATGCGGCCCAGGCCGCCTCCGCTGCGGCCGGTGACGGCGGGGGCGACGGCGGCGGCGACGCCTCCGAGGCGAAGGTCGGCCCCATCGATCGCAAGGTCTGGGCGCGCGCCGAGGCCGCTGCCATGAAGTCGTACGGAGATCTGCGCGACTCCGACGACCCCTCCCAGCGCAAGAAGTTCTACGGAACCACCATGACCATCTACAAGAACATGATCGGCGTCCGCGAGGCCGCCGAATCCCTCTGCGGCTACGTGGGGGAGAGCGCCAAGGGCGACCAGGCGCTGGCCTACCTGATGGGCGTGTTCGGCCCCAACGGGAAGGCCGCCAAGGCGTCCGGCATGTCGGAGTTCAAGCGCGCCCTCCTGGCCGCGAAGCGCCTGACCGAGGGCACCGAGGACATCGATGGGCCCATCGATGACGTGGCCTTCGAGATGGCCGAGGTGCCCGTCAAGACGGTCGTCGAGAGCCTGGTCGGAGGCGAGGGAGACGACGCGGCCAAGGTGGCCGAGATCTGCGCCGAGAGCAAGACGGCCCACGCCGAGGTCCTGCGCACCGCGGCCAAGCTCCTCCTGCTGAGCGAGGGCAAGGTGCCGTCGAACCTCAAGGCGTCCCTGGAAGCGCTGGTCGCCCATATCCGCGACACCGTGGTCCGGGCGTGAACCGCCGTTTCACGGACAGGGCCTTTGACCTGAGCGCTCCCGTCCGTACAACCTCCAGCGTCACCACCCCAGGATAGCCCCATGTCAGCCAACAGCTCCGGTTCAGTCGAGCGCTTCATGCTCGGGGCCAACGAGTCGAAGGACTTCGAGGTCTTCCCGCCCGGCGGGTCGATCATCGCCCTCGATGTGTCGAACGGCATCGACCAGCTGGTGAGCGGCGACATGGTCGGAGCGTCGGCCACCGTGCTGCTCCAGTCCGGCGAGGCGACCCCCGCCCTGCCCGCGACCCTGACCACCGCCCTGGCCGGGGCCAACAACGACCTGCGCTTCCAGGCCGTGACCCCCGGCGTCGGCGGCAACACCGTCACGATCGAGTACCTCGATCCGCTGGCCAACGACTCCCCGCTGTCGATCACCGTCACCCTGAGCGCCATCCAGGTGTCGCTGGCGACCGGCCCCGCCGGCGCCATCACCTCGACCGCCGCCCAGGTCGCCGCCCTGATCGCCGGAACCCCGGCCGCGGCCGCCCTGGTGTGGTCGCAGAACGCGGCCGGTAACGACGGCACCGGCGTCGTGACCGCCCTGGCGGCCACGCCCCTGACCGGCGGCGCCGCCGCCGCGACGACCTACACCACCAAGGCCACCCTGACCGTCGTTCCCGGCGGGCGCGAGGCGGCCGCGGGCGTCTGCGGCAAGTACTGCCGCATCCGCAACACCGGCAACGGTCTCGCGACCGTCGTCGCCAAGCCCTCCCACCGCCTCCAGCCCGTCACCTCGCTGTGACATTCCCAGGATAAGGATACCCTATGAGCGCCAACAGCTCCGGCTCCGTCGAACGCTTCCTTCTCGGCGTGAACGAGAACAAGACCTTCGAGACGCTGGCCCCGGGTGGCAACACCCTGGTCATCGACGTCGAGAACTTCATCAACCAGGGCATCGACGGTGCGATGGCGACCGGCGGCAACGCCAACGTCATCCTCGGCGTCGACACCTCCGAGGACGCCTCCTCGTGGACCGCCGTCGACTGCACCCCCGGTGTGGGCGGCGACACCCTGACCGTCGTTCCCGGCGGCAAGGCCTCGGCGACCGTCAAGGTCGGCAAGTTCTGCCGCGTGACGAACACCGGCACCGGCCTGGCCACCTTCGTCGTCAAGCCCCTGCACCGCATCCAGGTCCGCGGCGCGCTCTGAGCCGCGACTGAGCCATGGTCGCGGACATCGTCCCCGTGCTTGCTGCCGTATGCGAGGTCGACGCCGAGGAGGCGAACGCCGAGCTGGGCAACGTGCTGGGGGCCTTGGCCGACCACCGCGGCGGGACGGTCGATACGCGCGCCTTCCTGTCGGCCGTCGTGGCCTTCAGGGAGGCGCACCCGTTCGGCCTCAACCAGCTGCAGTCCGGCCAGATGGCGAGGGAGGAGCTGGATGCCCGCGCAGCTGGCACCGCCTGACCGGCTCGACCACCTGCGGTACTTCCTGGTGCGCCTCGACCGCGACACTCGGAGGTACGAGCTGATCGAGCCCGGGAGGGCGCAGACCTACGACCTCGGAGACGTGTTCGCGGCGCGGAGGTACCTGGAGAAGGCCGCCGGGGAGTACCTCGGCGGCAGGGCGTTGGACAGCGCGACCGCCTTCGGCGTAGCGCAGGCCATCCCCCGGGAGCGTAGGGCGTTCGGACTGGATCTGTTGAAGGTCGACCTGGAAGCTGGACTGCTCAAAGCCGATCGTGACCTCGACAACGAGCGGCTGTTCGGACCCGATGCCGTCGAGACGGAGCTGATCGCATGAAGCCGCGCCTGACCGTCGAGTCCGTCCGCAACGCCCGCCTGACCCCGCTGCGGGAGTCCGAGGTCGGGGTGCACGTCGTTCCCGACGCCCTCGACGACGGCGAGGCCTACGACCACACCCAGGTCACGCCCGGCGTGCGCGGGAAGGTCCTCGTCCACAAGGGCCGCGTCGGCTACATGTACAAGGCCTGGCCGGTGCAGGTGGTTGGCAAGCACGGCGCCTGGCATGAGCTCAACCCCGACGCCAAGGACAAGGACGCTGAACTCGAGGCAGGCGTCGCCGCCGCCCGGGCCCACGCCGCGAAGCTGGGCATCACCGAGAGCGACTGGGGCATGAAGGGGATGAAGGACGACTCCCACGAGGAGTACGGCAGCGAGCTGGCGAAGTCGGCCGCGAAGCCCGCCGCCCCGGCCAAGCCTGCCGATGGCGGCATAAAGCACGTCGCCGGCCTGATCACCGCCGCGCACAATGCGCACCTCGACTGGGGCTACAAGCTCCTGTCGAAGCTCGGAGACGCGGAGAGCCGCAAGACGCTGCCGCCGGCCGACGAGGCCAATGCGACCGTGGAGCGTACCCACGAACACAAGGCCGGGGCGATGCTCGCCCTGGCCTACGCCGTGGCTGGGCGAGGCGACCGCGCCACCAACCTTCGGAAGGCGGTCGACCACCTGGAGTACATGCACAAGACGCTCGGCGGGCACTCCTACAAGACCGACGATGGCGACTTCAGCCCCGCCGGGTTCGCCGCCGCCCGCGAAGCCATCAGCTGAGGACACCATGACCTTCGACCGCGCCAAGATCCTCGCTGAAGGTGGCACCTACCACGACGAGAAGAACCCGCTCGTGGAGTGCACGACCTTCAAGGCCGACCGCATCTCCTGGGAGGGCGTGGCCGAGACCGGTGCGGCGCCCGCCTCGATCAAGGAGGACGCCAACCTCCCGAAGCGCATGGTCATCGAGGGTGTGTTCCAGCGCTTCATGCCCGCCGGCGCGGACCCCAACAAGTTCCGCAACGCGAACAAGCGCGTGTACACGATGGAGCGGGTGGGCAAGAAGGTCCTCGACCCGAACGGCGACGTGCAGAAGCGCATCGCCGAGCGCGCCATGATCGGCCACCTGGAGCATCCCAGCGACGGCACCACCGACCTGAACAAGGGCGCCATCCTCATCACCAAGGTGTGGGCCGAGAACGACGGCACCGTCAAGGGCCGGGCGATGGTCTACAACACTCCCGAGGGCCAGCGCATCCAGGAGTACGTGACGACCGGCACCAAGATCGGCATCAGCAGCCGCGGTACCGGCACCGTCGACCAGAACGGGTTCGTGTGCGAGGACTTCGCGCTCGAGACCTGGGACATGGTCTACAACCCGAGCACCGCCGGAGCCAACCCCACCGCCGCCTCCGAGGCCGCGACCGAATCCCGTGAAACGGCGGTTCACGGCAAGCAGGTTCTTGAATCTGCGCCCCCAGCCCACACCATTCAGCCCCAGGACAAACCCATGAACGTCGCCGAACGCATCGCCAAGGTGAAGGAGGACGCCGCCCGTCTCCTCGCGGCCGACCCCAAGCAGCTCACCGTGGAGCAGCGCAAGGCGTTGGCGGCCGACCTGCTCAACCTCAAGATCGCCGTCGCCGAGGAGTTCACCGGCGCCCGCGCCGAGGTGGCCGCGCCCGTCCTGACCGCCATCGCCGAGAAGCTGACCGCGGTCGAGTCGACCCTCAGCGCCGGCGTCGGCGGGTTCGCTTCCAGCGCCCTGCCCGGTTCCGCCTCCGGCGGCGCCGCCCCCGAGGGCCAGACCGACGGCACCGGCGTGCCCGGCAACACCTGGGACATGCTGAACCGTGCCGTGGCCGCTTCCGGCCCGGGACGCGCGAAGGCGGTCGAGAGCCTCAAGGGGCTCGCCGACATGATCGCCGCCAACCTGGGCAAGCTGCCCGAGATCAAGGTCGCGGCCGAGTCGGCCCTGGCCGAGAAGAAGTCCCCCGACGCCCTCCCCGAGCCGGTGGTTGCCGCGCTCAGCGAGGCGCGCGACGAACTCATCAAGTTGACGGAGCGCGACGAGGCCGCCTCCGCCATCATCGCCGAGATGACTGCGCGTCTCGCCAAGGCCAGCACCGAGCTGGCCGCGGCGAACAGCAAGGTCGAGAGCCTCGTGAGCGAGAACGCGGAACTCAAGGCTGCCGCCGAGAAGTCCGCGGAGACGATCGCCACCTTGTCCAGCGCCAAGAACGCTGGAAAGGTCGCCGAATCGGCCGTGTCGGCCGGTCCGGCTCCCCGCAAGCCGCTCCACGAGCGGTTGGCGAAGCCCCAGCCCAAGTCCGAGGACGATGGAGCCCTGCCGAAGCCCGGCGCGGTCATCGAGTCGTCCAAGGATGCCGGGACGGCCTCGCCCAAGACGGCCCTCAGCGAGTCCGCCTCGCATGTCGGTGCCGGCCTGGCGGCGCGCGCCCTTGCCAAGCTGAACCTGGACGCGTGACGATCCTTCTCAGCGCCCACGAGAACCCCTCGATCCCAAGGACATCCCTGTCATGACCAAGCCCCTCATCAACCCCGGCGCCGTGTCCGCCTATAACGACACCATCGCCTTCGGCCGGCAGCTCCTCGAGCGCTCGGAGAAGGAAGGCGGCTGGCGCGAGTACTTCGATGCCGACAACGGCCTCGGCATGGAGAACGAGATCCTCGCGGCCCAGACCGCGATCATGCTCGAGAACTCCCGCCGCTGGCTGAGCTCGCTCGACGAGTCGACCCTCGCCATGACGGTCGGCGGCTTCCGCGACTACATCTTCCCGATCGTGCGCGCGGCCTTCCCGGCCAACCCGATCAACGAGATCGTCTCGGTCCAGCCCCAGACCCGCAAGAACGGCACCATCTACTGGCTGAACTACATCATCGGCCAGACCCGCGGCCAGTTCCTGCGCGGCCAGACCCTGTTCGACGCCAACAACGGCTGGCAGGGCCGCGTCGGCTACACCGACGAGAAGGTCATGGGCGAGTCGATCGGCACCCCCGGTGCCGGCGCCACCCAGACCGGCACCCTGTCCGAGCTGCCTCTGCGCCCGAACACCGTCGAGGTGACCTTCACCACGGCGGGCGGTGCGGCCCTCCTGCGCGATGACGGCAACGGCGCCTTCGTCGAGGTGAGCAACACCACCGGCCAGGCCCTGTCGTCCGGCACGGTGAACTACCAGACCGGCGCCGTCTCGGCGACCTTCGCTGGTTCGATCACCACGACCGCGATCACCACCGACTACGAGACCAACGCCGAAGGGCAGTACGTCCGCAGCCAGGTGGACCTCGAGATCCAGTCGTCCGGCGTCACGGCCATCCGTCGTGCGATCGCCATGCGCATCAGCATGGAGTCGATGCAGGACTTCCAGGCCGAGTTCGGCCAGGACCTGAGCCAGCAGATCGTCACCGCCGCCAGCCAGCAGATCCTGGCCGACGTGGGCGGCGAGGTCGTGCGCGACCTGTGGGACATGACCGGAGCCGCGGTGGCCAGCTTCTCGCTGACCGTCCCGACCGGCGTGAACCGCGCCGAGCACTTCCGCGACATCAACTGGGAGATCCAGCAGGCCTCGGGCGCCATCACCGACGCGACCCAGCGCGGTGAGGGTACCTTCCTGATCGTCGACCAGAACGCCGCGAACGTGCTGATCACCGCCGGTGCCTCGGCCGGCTTCGCCAAGGCCTCGAACACCTACAAGGGCCAGGGCCTGGTCTACATCGGCGACTACAACGGGCTCCGCACCTACAAGTACAAGTTCATGTCCGCCTTCCCGAGCGCCTCGGCCTACGGCAACATCGTCGTCGGCTACAAGGGCGAGGACTGGTGGGACACGGGCTACGTCCACGCCCCGTACCAGCAGTTCTACACGAACGGCCCGGACGAGCGCGCCGACCTGACCCGCCGTCAGGCCTTCGCGATGCGCTACGCCAAGAAGCGCATCAACTCGAACATGTACAAGCGCGTCGCCATCACCGCCTGATCCGGTGACCGCAAGCTAGGCCCAAAGCGGCCGCCGCCAGCGAGGCGGCGGCCGTTTTGTTTCACGGGGCGCGTCGCGCCCTACCTCGGAGACACCCCATGCCCTGCTACCGCAACCCCAACCCTCACCCCGTCTCGGTCACGCTCCTCGAGCCGCGTACGTCGCTCAAGGTGTTCCCGTGGCGATGGCCCGCGTCGCGCGTGCCTGAGGGGGGAGCGCAGTCCGTCGAGCTGTCTGCCGAGCTGGCGCGCGTGATGGTGTCGACCGGCATGCTGGAGGCGTGCCCCGGTGAACCGCCGGTTCAGGCTCAGCCCGCCCCGCCCGCCGCTCCCCCGGTGCCCGAGCCCGAGCCCGAGCCGGTGGATGTCGTCACGCCTACCCCCGAGCAGCTGGCCACCGCGGCCGCGCCTATTCCCGATCCCGCGCGGGAGGATACGGTACGCATCGAGGCGCCCAGCCGGAAGTCGCAGCGGCGCCGCTTCTACGTACCCGAGGAGGGGTAAGACATGCCTGACTGGTCCCTGGCGGACATCCGAGCGGCTGTCACCGCGAACCTCGGCGGCGGTCGGGTCGACCTCGAGCTGGATGAGGCCCACTTCACGCGTTCCGTGGACGCGGCCGTCAAGGCCATGGCGCGCCACTTCCCGATGCATGGGTACCAGGTCCTGCCCATCTCGCCCGGCGGCATCCGCATCCAGCTGACGATGCAGAACCTGCTCGGCGTGCTGGCGTGCGACTTCTTCATCGGCGGCCTGCGCCTGGAGGAGGCGCCCTACTACACCCGGTGGGTCGACCGCATGATCGAGCTGGGCGACATGAAGGACACGCAGCGGGTGTTCGGCGACCAGCCCGAGTGGCACTGGCAGACCGAGGTGAACCCGAGCACGCTGGCTGAGGAGCACTGGCTGTACGTGCACACGACCCGGTCGTCGTTCATGGACACCTTCGCCCGCATCCCCAGCCACGTGTGCGTGCAGTTCGCGTGGTACGTCTCGCCCAGCGACGACCGCATGGTCGGGGTGCGCCGTATCCCGTTCGACATGCGCCAGTGGGTGGAGGACTACGCCACCGCCAAGTGCCGGACCATCCTCGGCGACATCCGCGGCAAGTACCGCGGCGTGCCCGGCATGTCCGACGAGTCGGTGCTGCCGAACGACGGGGCCGAGCTGGTGCAGCGCGGTGAGCGCGACATGCAGCGGCTGGAGGAGGACCTGCGCATGCGCAAGCGCCAGGCGCCCCTCCTCATCGACTGAGCCCTTCATCGCTATAGGATACGACGCCATGCTGATCGTCATCATCGAAGGGCGCGAGGTGCCGCTCCACATCCAGCGGGAGCAGGGGCTCGTCGACGCCGCCGTGTCGCGGTACAAGAGCAAGAAGTCGAAGACCAACCCGAACTTCAAGCCGGCCAAGGTGTTCGTGAAGCACCACCCGCACCGGGCGGAGACGACGATCAAGGTCCCCACCGAGCATGCCGACAACCTGCGGAAGCACCTGCAGCGCGGCGGTATCGAGGCCGGAGTGCACAAGCGCGAGGGGACCAGCAAGTACAAGACGCTGCTGATCACCCACCCCGTCGAGGACCTGGAGACGGCGCAGAAGGACCGCCCGTACAAGCCGCCCAAGCGGACGCTGTCCGACATGCTCGGGTCGCTGCACAGGAAGGTCCATAGGTCCATCACCACCGCCATGTCCGGCCTGAACACCGTCGTGCTGCACAACCTGCGCAGGGTGACGGGGAAGCACGGCGACGCGTGGGAGTGCATCCCCGATCGCGTGTTCGACCTCGTCGAGAGGCTGGACGAGTTGTCCGACCAGTACGCCGTGCTGGTGGAGGCCATCAGCTCCGACGAGCTGCGCGACCTGATGGCCGGGCACGGCGACCGGATGCGCGGCGGGAAGGCCGATGCGAGGAAGCCCGACGACTTCGACTTCCACCAGCTGTTGGCCGGGGTGAACGTGGAGGCCGAGCACACCGACGATCCCGCGAAGGCGCTGGAGATCGCGATGGACCACCTGGCCGAGCATCCCGACTACTATAGCCGCCTCGATCGCGCAGGGCTCGTCGACGAGCCCCTGCCCGACGAGGCCGTCAGGGGGCTGTGATGTTCCGTATGGGCTCGTACGCCGGGTTCGCCAACCCGAAGCCGAACCGTCATCCCGGGTTCAGTATCCTGCGGCACTACAACCAGCTGCACGCCAGGCACGCAGCCGCCGTCCAGCACGCGGCCGACACCGAGGACCCGCGCGGCTACGTCCTCGAGATCCATCATCGTGATCCGACCGTCCCGAAGGTGCACGCCCAGGACCTCGCCGATACCGCCGCCATCGTGAAGCACCTGCAGGGGGAGGTGCATAAGCGCCACTTCGCCGCTGGCGGGTCGCACAAGGACCTGCCCACCGTCACGCTGCATGACATTCAGGTCGTGAAGCCGTCGGGGAAGGCCGGGGCCGTCGACGAGTTCGGTGGCTACACCGTGCACGGCCACGACATCCCGATGCGGACCGCGAAGCAGGCCGGCTACGTGCATATGGTGCACGGAGTGCAGCAGGCCATGGCCAAGGTGGGGGAGACGCATCGGCGCCTGGCGGCGATCGCCGGGACCTACCGCGGGAAGTCGCAGGCGCACGACGGGATGGCGCTGGGCCTCGGAGACGATCCGGCGCTGCACGCCTACCCGCACTACCACAACGACGGTGGCCCCACCAGCTCGAAGAAGCACCTGCGCAATGTGCACGCCAGCCAGTTCCGCTTCTCCAGCAAGGCCGACGCCTGGCGTGCCATGACCGCGCTCGGGCACGCCCCCGAGGTGCACGACATCCACGTGGTCGATTCCGACGGAACCGAGGTGCTGAACCTCCTCGATCGCCCGTCGCGCAAGGCCTTCGGAGAGAGCCTGGAGGAGGCGTACCGCACCGCCGGCGGCAGGTTCGCCCGCCTCGACCAGGCCGGCGGTGCCCGCTGGGTCGAGGACATCCCCAAGAGTGTGCGCGCCGCCGTCGAGGAGATGGGCGGCAAGGTGCGGCGCAGCGGCGCCGGGTTGGCGTGCGTCTTCCGCACCGACGAGGCGGCGAAGGCGGCCCACGCCAAGCTGGTCGAGGCCGGGCACAGGGTGTCACCGCACGACATCCCCGGCGTGCTGCTGGTGACCTTCGTCCGTGAAACGCCGGTTCACGAGAACTTGGACCCCTACGATCCCGCCCACGTGGCGGCGCACTCGTCGACGCCGTACGGCTGGTGGGTGCACCCCGAGACCAAGCAGGTCGTTCCCGTCGCGTTCCAGGCGCACCAGGAGACGGTGGTCGACCATCCCGAGGTGTTCGGGAAGCCTCGGAAGAACTCCGACGCGTACGCCCACGCCGGTCGGCGCGGGTGGGTGCGGGTGGCGAATCATGTCGACCGCTTCGGGAAGGTCACCGGGCGCGGGTACAGCACCTACGGTGGCCTCGATGCCGTGGCCGACGCCCACAAGATCCTCGTGCAGCACGGGTTCCGCGAGGAGCCCGGGAGCGCGTACGTGATGCACTTCACCCCGAAGGGGTACTACGATCGCGACGAGGACTACGGCACCCATGCCGAGATGATGGCGGCCGCCCGCGACCCCGAGGCGCACCTGCGCAAGCAGATGCGCAAGGGCCCCAACGTCGTGCGTGATGAGCCGGCCGACGACAAGGGCTTCAGCGCCTATGAGGCTGGCGGCCTGCGCCGCATCGAGGGGAACCCGAACCAGAAGGATGCCCTCGACATCGCGCGTCAGCTGGGCGCGAGCGTGGACGACGTGCGCCGCACCGGCGAGGTGCGCGTGCATCACCCGTCGTGGCCCAACGGGGTGACCATCAACAGCCGCCGCAAGGACACGCCGAGGGAGCTGATCAAGCGCCTCAACCAGCTGATCAGCTCGAAGCGCGTCAACGAGGACGAGGAGGCCGATGACATCGAGGCCGCCCGCAAGCTGGCGAAGCTGGCCAAGGTGCCCGGCGGGAAGGAGCTGGCCGACCAGCTGAACACCGCCCGCGCCGCGAAGTTCAAGAGGGCGGCCGCGAAGGCGGCCGCCGGGCAGCCGGGGCAGGTGCGCTTCCACCCGGCCCGATTCCGTAAGGCCACCGTGCTGGACAAGCTGGCGAAGATCGTGCCCGTCGGCGTTCGCCGCAAGCTGTTCGGGAAGCCCTCCGAGATCGTGCACGAGGAGAGGTCCGACGAGGACTTCCACATGGTCGTGGACGGGCAGGACGAGGCGCTGAAGTCCGGCCAGGCCATGGCCGACCGCATCTCCGCTCCCGTCGTCGTAGTCGCGTGCTACGACGACCTGGCCGAGGACGAGGACCCCGACTACATGGTACTGCCGGCCGACCAGTGGGAGGACCCCGACGAGGAGGACCCCGAGGACTACACCCTCGTGGCCGTCCTCTCCCCCGGCGGGTCGCCCCCGGCGTCCGACGGAGTCTCGGAGGCGGTAGCGAGCCGAAGGAGGCTTGCCGCGCGCATGTCTGCCGCCAGAATCCGGCGTAGGCCCCTCGGCGGTAAGCGGCTGCGAGCCGCCCGGCGCGCGAAGGCCTGGAGGCGAGCCAATCCCGGAAAGACCCGACGCAAGCGCATGCACACCGTCTACCGCGTGAAGCCCCCTCTCACTCCCTCACTCTCCCGTTAGGATACCCAATGCCCGCTACCGCTACCTTCGTCGTCCATGTCGGCCGCGACTCCATGGGCACCCTCGTCGCCCGCCCGCTGATCGAGCAGATCGTCGGCAAGTACGGCGGCACCGTCCGCCCCGGCGGCGCCGGCTCGTCGCAGGACCCCATCGTGGCGGACTTCGCCGACAAGGGTGCGGCGCAGGAGGCGGCGAAGGAGCTGTGGTACCACGACTCCATCGAGTCGGCCTACGTGCACGACACCGACAACCTGGCCACCTCCACCATCCGCGAGGGAGTGGCGGCCGGCAAGGTCGATCCCGTCGAGGCCGTCATGCAGGGCGTCTCGGTCTCCGAGACGATCGATGCGTTCATCGATGCGGCGACCGCCGGGCGACTGACCGTCGAGGAGGACGAGGCGGCCGACGCCGACGGTGATGGAGAGGACGGCAAGGTCGAGGAGTCGTGCTTGGCCGACCCCGCCGAGCTGCCCAAGATCAAGGAGCTGGCCGAGGAGCTCGAGGAGATCGTCAAGAACTTCTGCTGCCTCAAGACCGACACCGCGGCCGTCTTCGTGCAGGACGCCAAGGCCGCGGCCGACGCCCTGCGCAAGATCGTCAGCAGCTACCCGCAGGCCTGACCGTGCGGGAGTACGACCTCCTGGCGATCGCGCCGCTGGTGCCGATCCAGGAGGCGCGATCCCGGGACGACCTCGATAGGATCATCGCCGAGCTGCGCGGCAGCTCAGAATGGCAGCCCGATGGGCGGACCATCGCCGAGGTGCGCGGCGAGATCGACCCGGACTTCATCAACCACTCCCAGCACTACCTGCGCATGATGCAGGGCGGGCGGCGCCCCGACGGGTCCACCTATCGAGGAGGCGGCGGCCTGCAGTCCGTCCGCATGCAGATCGGGGAGAGGACGGCCGAGGTCGTCATAGCCGGGTCGCGCGAGTGGCGGCCCGAGGCGCACAGCTACCTGACCCGCATCCGGTTCGCCAACTATCCGCTGATCGCCGGGCAGCCGCTGACGTGGACTGAGCGTGCTCGACTCCTGTTGCGCGACGATGTCCGGGTGCATTGCTCGTGCCCGGCATTTCGCTACTATCACGCGCATGCTGCTACCGAGAAGGGTTTCGCGTTGCTGCCCGAGGACCGGCCAGCCTCCGCCATCAACCCCGCCGGTCGCGGCGGGGTGTGCAAGCACCTCGAGCACGCCCTGCGGTATGTCGCCGCCAACTACACCACGATTGCCGGCGCCATGAAGCGTCACAACCAGGCAGAGGAGTCCGTCGTGACTACCGTCCGTGAACCGCCGTTTCAGCGCGTGGCCCTGGATATGCTCGAAGCCGAGCTGGCCATCGCCGCCCCGCTCGTTGAGTCCAAGCTCCTCACCACCGTCGAGGTGCCCAAGGTCCGGCACGCCATCGACCTGGCCGGGTACGACAGCGAGAAGCATGGTCCCGTCGACCGCGAGATCCACTTCTTCCACCACCCCGACGGCACCGAGAAGGCCTACTTCGCTGACGCGGTTCCCGCGTCCGTCCAGGGCCAGGTGCTGAAGCCGGTCAAGGAGAAGGTGTACGGCACCGACCAGCGCTGGGCCTCGCGCACCACCCGCCGGTCGGCCGGTGCCGACGCGCCTCGCCGCGGGCGCGTCGTCGATGTCGGGCACGGCGAGCGCGACATCGACTTCGGCCGGCGCGATGCGCGCGGCACGCTGAAGGTGCTGACCGACGTGGCGCAGGACCTGCACCCGGAGATGGCGACGCACTTCAAGGCCGCCGTGAAGTCCAACCCGGAGCTGGGGGAGCGGTACAAGACCGACGTGGCCTCCGTCGGGCGGCCCGCCATGGGGCCCGAGTGGTGGCACCATCCGACCGTGCAGCACTTCCTGTCGACCTATGACCCGAAGAACCACGCCAAGGCAGAACCCGCCGGCGCCCCGGTGGTGAAGGTCAAGACGCGCATGCCCATGCCCGGGCTGGCGCAGAGCCTGACCGCCGACTGGGAGAAGCGGTATAAGGCTGCCAACCCCGACTGGCACGTCGGCAAGGGCGAGAGGGGCAGCCCGCACGCCCAGTACGGCCAGCACCGCAAGACGGCCGTGGAACAGTTCAACCTCGCCCACCAGGCGGTGCAGTACCACATGCACCAGCTGCTGAAGGACCCGTCGCAGATCGGCAAGAAGTCGACCAACCTGTCCGACCCCGGCGACATGACGAAGGACCGCGGCGAGGAGCACAACCCCAATGCCGGTCGCCGCGACCCCAACTGGGACCGCGAGGACTTCGCCACCTGGGAGCGTGTGCGCCGGTACCTCAAGAGCCCGGCCGGCGCCTCCATCGTGCGCATGAACGCCATCCCGAACAAGGACGGCGATGTCGCGAGGGCGCTGGTGCATGGACTGACCCACGCGACCGTCATGGAGCCGGACCATACCGCTCCACCGAAGGACGACGGCTCTCCGGTCATGCGCGTGAAGCGCGATGAGGCCGGAGTCCGTGTCGTTCAGCCGCGCGCCGACGCCGTCTCGTACTGGAAGTCCGACGTCTACAACCTGCGCAAGCAGAGCCTGACGCGGCAGCGTGCCGCTTTCCGGTACGACGCCTCCGGCAAGCGCGTCCTCGATGTGACCGACGCCCCGAAGCCGGCGCAGGACTACCAGTTCCGCAAGGGCGGGGAGTTCGACCAGAAGCCGCCGCAGGCGGTACCCGCCGACATGGTCGATCGGCTGAAGTGGCGCCAGGAGGTCCTCAAGCAGAAGGACAAGACGCGCGCCGCCGTCGCGCAGTCGATGAAGAACCTGGCCGCGGCCAAGCGTGCCGCCAGCGGGCGCGCCGACAGGCCCGTCGCCGACATGGACGACCCGTTCGAGGGGGCCAAGGCCGCCGACATCGCCGACCCGTTCGATGCGGCGCGTACCGCGTCTCCGGCGCCGGCCCCAGTCGTGTCGGTGCGCACGAAGGACCACGAGGACCGGGTGCGCTCCCTCCTCGGGCGCCTGCCGTACACCGGCCGCCACGCCGGTACGCAGCGCCTGCGGGCCGGGCACGTCGACGAGCCGGCGAAGCCGGCCGCCTCGCCCAAGGATGTCAGCGGCCTGGACACCGTGAGCCTCGACCTCCCGGCGGCCGTCAAGCCGAAGGCCGCCCCCAAGGCGAAGAAGCTGGCGACGCTCGGTGCTGCCGACGACGCCGCCATCGACGCCTACCACGCCGAGCTGCGCAAGGAGGACCCGGAGATCTCGCGCCCCGAGGCCGCCGCCCTGTACCGCGCACGCAAGAGCAAGATCAAGCTGGAGTCGCTGCCCACCGCCTTCCGCCTGCGTGTCCTGCAGGAGGGCGTGGCCGAGGACTTCACCAACTCCCTGCGCCTCGTGCTGGCGCAGGCTCGCAAGGCCGGGTTCTCGCGCACCTACGCCCAGCTGGTGCAGGCGCTGAACCAGGCCACCTCGGAGGGCGGTACCGCCTCAGGCACCATGGTCCCCGCCGATCCGCGCGCCCCTGCGCCGTCGATGGTGAACGTGTGATCGTGCCCAAGCTGAAGTCGATCTACGAGGCGAAGTCGTTCTTCGCCCCGCCGGCTATCAGGTTCGACCCGCTCTCCGCAGTGAAGGCTGCGTACAAGCGCGGCGGCCGCGCCGGGGTCGCCGCTCTGGCCCAGGCCGCCCGTTCCGCTATGGTGGCATCCGATGAGCGACCTGCTGTCACGCCTCGAGAGTCTCCTCCCGTCGCCGATCGGCGAGGAGCGCCGCATCCAGGACTCGCTCAGCGGAGCGGTCGGGGAGAAGGTGATCGTCAAGCCGTGGATCGACGGCCGCACGGCGGTCGTAGTCCCCGCGCGGGTCTTCGTCCCTAACGGGCTGAAGGTCGTCGAGTCGGCCGTCCCGTCGCATCCCCCGACGCTGGCCGGCACCCCGTACGCCGTGGCCGGTGCCGAGAGGCGCCTGGCGAAGCTGATCGGGGAGGGGTACGGGGCCAGGCTGGTGGACTTCATCCCGCAGACCGGAGACGCGGTATTCACCGTGGTCACTTATGCCGAAGCTGCACGTACCTGACCTCGCGCGAGCGCTGAACGACATCGGTAAGGCGGCCAAGGATGCCGCCACGGAGGAGCTGCGTCACGAGGCCAACGCCCTCCGCGACCAGTTCGTCGAGCGTATCCGCCGCCAGGATTTCCCGTCGTTCCGGCGCGTGCCGCTGTCATGGCAGTGGCAGTCGCGCAAGGCCGCCTGGAACCTCGACCCGCGCGTGATGATCGCCACCGGGGCCTACACGCGCAGCATCCAGGTGTTCGAGATCCCCACCAGGAGCGGGCTGCAGCTGAGGATCGGCATCCACCCGTCCGTGGCCGTGCGGCACCCGCTGAGCGGCCGCCGCAAGCGCATCCCCATGTGGCTGCTGGCGTGCGTCCACGAGTTCGGGTCCAGCGCCGCGAAGGTGCCCGCCCGTCCGCACTGGCATCCGTTCTTCGCTGAGGCTCACCAGGTGCAGGCGCCCGACATCGCGCGCCGCATGGTGCAGGCCGTCGGACGCAAGATCTCCGGGAGGGCCCGGCCGTGAGCCTGCCAGGACAGCCGCACCTCGCCGTCGACGAGACGGTCATGTTCCACGGGGCCGGGTACGACCTCAACACCGCCCAGCGCATGCTGGAGGAGCGGTGGAAGCTGATGTACCCGGCGGTGGCGTACTACCCGCTGATCAAGCTGTCGACCGCCGTGGGGACCTCGACCGAGATCCTGTCCGGCGCACCTGACTCGACGCCGTGGGACCCGCTGTGGGGTGAGGCGGTCGAGCGACCGACCGGGCACCCCGAGTGGCGTCAGCCGCACCTCAGCGAGCAGACGGTGCAGGACCCGTCCCGCGATGCCCCGCGGACGGCGGCCGAGCCCGAGGTGCGCGGGGAGCCGCGGCGACTGCACATGCGCGTGGCCCGCGTGTCCCGCGAGGAGACGCTCAAGAAGCTCGGCTTCGACCTGGTGCGCACGATGATCGGCAGCGTGCCGACGACGATGTACGACCGGTACGCCATCAAGCCGCAGGTCGGGGACCGGTTCCGCTGGAACGACGAGTGGTACGAGGTGCTGCAGATCAGCCCGCGCGGGTGGTACCGGAACACCACGCACAACCTGCTGTGGTACCTCTCCATCAAGTCCGCGAGGCTCGGGTCATGATGCGCTTCGTCCAGGCCAGCGTTATCCGCGTCGCCGGGTGCGAGGGGTTCGATGCCGACATCGACCTCGGGTTCGGAGTGCACGTACACCGCCTCGTGCGTATGCGCCGTCGCGACCTGCCGTACGAGTACGCCGGCCACGGGCAGGAGGCCAACCACTGCCTCGTGTGCCTGGTGGGCGGGAAGCCGGTCCTGCTCGTGGACGCCCGCGAGGACGGGAAGTGGGTGACCGCCGACGTGTTCCTGACCGCCCCGACGGCGCAGTTCCCGCAGGTGGCTCTTCCCGGGTTGCCCGGTAAGTACGTCGACGTGTACGCGGCGATGCTGTGGGCCGCGGCGCAGGGGTGGGATGCGCGTCTCGTCCGGGAGGCCTTGAAGCCGTGAGCACGCCCTACAACTTCGAGGACACCATGCGGCGTCACGACGCCGCCGTGTACCACTGGCTGGACGACCTCCTGGTCGACTACAACCAGATCAACGGGCAGGACCGGCGCGCCCACCCGATCCTGCGCGTGTTCGCCGCTCCTCACCGCGCCTTCGCTCAGGCCTACGACCTGTTGGTCAAGATGGGGTGGGCCGCCGGCGGCAACGACGAGCAGGCGCGGTTGACCGCCGAGGCGGACTGGACCACCCTGCCGCTGCCCTTCTGCACCATCGACCGTGACTACCCGATGTTCACCCAGGAGCTGGCGGCGTCGGCTCTGACGTACGAGCGGACGTTCCGCGACCCCGTCACCGGGGAGTGGGTGGTCCTGCCGTACCCGCTCCACGCCCAGACCACGTACCGGCTCACGTTCTGGAGCCTCAAGCGCTACACGGAGGCGTTCATCCTCGAGTGGTTCTACACGCGATTCGGCAACCGCGGTGCCGGCAACCGCGAGGTGTTCCTGACCGTCGAGCACGAGCCGCCGTTCGGGCCGCAGATGCAGGCGCTGCGCTGGATCGGGACCGGTGACCAGGGCGAGCTGGAGGGCGAGAACCCCCGCTACCTGCGAATGAACGCCACCGTCATGCTGCGCACCTGGTTCATGCGGGGGACCTGGCCGTCGGCTCGCCGTGAAACGGCGGTTCACGCCATCCAGCGGGAGGCCTACCAGACCGAGGAGATGGCCGCTACCGCGTCGTGGTGGGGGACCGGGAATCTTTGGTCCATCGTCTCCCCGCAGGACCCGGTGGCGCTGGCACGGTGGTCCGTGCGCGGCAGCCCGGAGCTCACCGTCGTGGGCCCGGACGGCCTGGCCATCGCCTCCGGCGGCGGCCTGGACCGCGTGGACCTGATCGAGCTGGGCTCCATCCGCAACGACGACGAGTACCAGATCCTGTCCATCGCCGGAACCGTCGATACGGACGCCCCCGTGTCGCTGGAGGTCGAGGACCTGTACGGCGACCCGACGCCGTGGGTCCCGCCCGTCGTGCCGCAGATGTACCCGCAGGCCGTGGCGCCCCCGGTCGCCAGCGCCTTCGGCCCGATCGACCTCTCCGTCCAGATGGACGGGGACATGCGCATCGGGACCCCGGTGTGGGGGCTGGAGCTGCCCGCCGGGGAGGGGTCGTTCCACGAGTTCACCTTGTCGTACGGCCGCCGCTTCCGCTACGGGGTGTTCGGCGGCCCGGCCGAGACCGAGCTGCGGCGCATCGACGTGCGCCAGGTGTTCGACGCCGCCAGGACCGCCCCGACCTCGCAGACCGGGAGCATGGCCGGGACGGAGTACGTGTGGCAGGGGCTGGAGGCTCGCCCGTACCTCATTGTCGTCCGCCTCGTGACCCCGACCACCCCCGGCACGAACCTGGTGTTCGCCGACGATGCGGCCACCCCGGCCTTCTCCCGGACCCGCGCCGTGTCCCGGGAGCACACCCACGGTGTGCTGGCCCTGCTCCAGCCCAAGGTCGACTCCCTCCGGGTGTTCGTCCCGCTGGCGGCCCTCGTCGCCGACGTCTACGTACGGCCCTTTGACGGGCCGTTCCTCGGCGGTACGCTCCCCCCATGACCGGCCCCACCGGCTTCCCTCACGCGGTGAGCCACGCCCCGCACGCTGACTCCCTCTTCCTCCGCCAGGACTGAACCATGGCCACCGTCTCCCCCGGCATCTACGTTCGCGAGTTCGACTTCTCCGAGTACGTCGCTCAGCTCGGGTCGAGCACCCTGGCGCTCCTCGGTGGCGCCACCAAGGGCCCGCTGAACGAGCCCACGCTCGTCACGAACGAAGGTGACCTGGTGCGGCTGTTCGGACCGCCCGTCTCGAACGACTACGGCCTGCAGACCGCCGTGCAGTTCCTCAAGCGCGGCAGCCGCGTCCTCTTCACCCGCGTGGCCGACGACGATGCGGTGGCCGGCGTCAAGACCGCCGACGCGAAGTTCTACGGCGGCGTGCGCGCCTCCGGCACCATCTCGTTCTCGGCCAAGCCCGTCGACGGCGACACGATCGCCATCGCCCCCGGCAACCCCATCCTGGCGCTGGAGAACAACGCCACCGGCACTGCCGGCAACAAGCCCATCCTCGTCGCCGGGGCCAGCGCCGCGTCGATGATCGCGGTCGGCCTCAGCGGAGGCACCGTGTCGGCCAAGGCCACCGGCAGCATCCGCTTCGACGACAGCGTCAACCCCGCCGACGGCACGAAGTTCGTCGTCCCCAGCAGCCTCGGTGAGCGCACCTTCGAGATCGACGATGACGTGTCCGACGGCGCCCATGCCGCCGCGTCCTTCTCCGGCCAGCCGGCCGATGCCGACCAGATCGTGCTGAACGACGGTGTCAACCCGGCCATCACCTTCGAGTTCGACAGCAACAGCAGCGTCGTCGAGACCTCCGTCCTCAAGCAGGTGGTCATCGGCGCCGACCTGGCCAGCACCCTGGCCAACTTCGCCGCCAAGGTGAACCTGACGACCAGCGGCACCTTCACCATCTCCTCCGAGGTGCTGACGGCCGGGCGCATCGACTTCTTCGACTCCAGCTCCGCTGGTGCCGAGGTCATCTCCAAGGTCGATGCCGGCGGCGTGGTGACCCTCAAGGCCTTCGCCGACAACATCGTCGTGACCCGAGGCCTGACCGCGGCGGCCACCATGGCCGCCCTCGTCTCCGCGATCAACACCGCCTCCTTCGGCATCACGGCTACCGACCTGACCGGCGCCGTCGTGTTCGAGTTCGACGACGATTCCTCCGTGGCCGGCACGAACGTCCCCGTGCCGCTGGGCGACGGGACCGTCACCATGTTCACGGTGATGCAGTCGCTCGTGGCGGCCATCAATGCCAACGCCGTCTTCGGCGACCTGAGCATCTCGGCCACCGACAGCAGCGTGACCACGCCGTCGTGCGTCCTGGTCGCGTCGTCCACCGGCGACCAGTACAACAGCGCCATCGTCGTCACCCAGACCGGTACCGCCATCGCCGCCACCGGCCTCGCCGGCGGTATCGACTCCGGCGCCCAGCACCTGGTGACGTTCCACGCCGTCAACCCCGGATCGTGGGGCAACTCGGTCATCGTGCAGGTGGTCGAGTACCGCGCCCCCGGCGTGCCCGCTACCGCTGCCACCGTGCGGCGCAGCGTCCTGGTCAGCGCGGCCGTGGAGCCCGGCGCCACCCCGACCGTCGTCGAGGTGTTCGCCGACGTCAGCCTCGACCCCGCCAGCGACCGGTACATCGAGACCATGCTGCTGCGCGGCATCACCGGCGAAGTCGGAGCCTCCGAGTACATCCGCGCCGACGTGTACCCGGCCGGCGCCGTGTCGTCCGTGCCCACCGGCATCCTGGACCCTGCCACGGTGCAGCTCGGCCGCGGCGACCTCGGCAATACGATCGGCCAGGACGGGATCACCGGCCTGCGCGGTGCCAACGGGTTCTCGTTCTTCGTCGGCACCGTCAACGGTTCCGCGTCGACCGGCCTCCAGGCGCTGCGGAACCCGGAGACCACGGAGTTCAACCTCCTGGCCGTGCCCGGCATCAGCCACCGGTCGGTCATCTCCGCCGGCCTGACCCTGTGCCGCAACCGCGGCGACGCCCTGTACCTGATCGACCCGCCGCTCGGCCTGACCGTCGACGAAGTGGTCGCCTGGCACAACGGCCTGGGCTCCACCGGCACCGGCGGCGACGATCCGACCGCCCCCGGCGCGGCGCTCGACGACTCCTACGGCGCCATGTTCTGGCCCTGGCTGGAGATCGACGACCCGTACACCAAGAAGACGCTCTGGCTGCCGCCCTCGGGCTTCGTCGCCTCCGCCATGTCGGTGGTCGACGACAACCAGGGGCCGTGGTGGGCCGTCGCCGGCTTCGTGCGCGGCAAGCTGTCCGCCAACCGCAGCGAGTACAGCCCGACCCGCGAGGAGCGCGACCTCCTGGTCGGCGGCACCAACCGCGTCAACCCGATCGTCAACTTCCAGGGCAAGGGCCTGACCATCTACGGCAACCGTACCCTGCAGCGTCGGGCCACCGCGCTCAACAGCCTGCACGTCCGGCGCATGCTGCTGTATGCCGAGAAGATCTGCGCCACCGCTGTCCAGGTGCTCCAGTTCAACCCGAACGACGAGGTCACCTGGCGCGACTTCACCCGCCTCTGCTCCGACCAGTTGGATCGGATCAAGGCCGGGCGCGGCCTGGAGGACTTCAAGGTCATCTGCGACGCCAGCACCAACCCGCCGGCGCTGCGTCAGAACAAGACCATGCGCGGCAAGCTGCTGCTGAAGCCCATCGAGGCCGCCGAGATCATCCTGCTGGACTTCGCCATCTTCGCCTCCGGGGCGACGTTCGACGAGTCGCGTCTGTGATGAACCGCCGTTTCACGCAAACTCCCTGACCCAGGACCATCGCCATGGCTGCTACCGATGCCAACTTCCTCGGAGGGGTGCTGAACGGCACCGCTTACGAGCCCATCCGCAACAACAACGCGATCCTGCGGTTCACCGAGCTTCCCGCCCCGCTGACGGCCGCCGTCAGCAACGCCGTGGAGCAGCTGAAGCTGACCCTGGCCGGATTCTCGCTGCCCAAGACCGAGACCAACCCGATCATGGTGCCGTACCTGAACGAGGTGCGCAAGTTCGCCGGAACGACGATGTTCGACGACTTCAGCGTGTCGTTCCACGACTACGTCGATGCCCGTACCGCCAAGCTGCTGTGGACGTGGCGCTCCATCGTGCACGACCCCAAGACCGGCCTCCGCGGATTGAAGGCCCAGTACGCCGCCCAGGGCGTCATCGAGCACTTCGCCCCCGACGGCGGTCGCCTGCGGACGTACCGGATGCTCAACGTCTGGCCCATGTCGCTCGATATGGGCGAGGCCGAGATGGGCGCCGACGAGGCGATGCGCGTCCAGGTGCGCTTCTCCTGCGACAAGTGCTACCCCGACGACCAGGGGCAGGAAGTGGCGGTCACCCACACGCTCTCCAAGGGCGGAAGCGACCAGCTGGCGAACCCGTAGTAAGTCTCACCCTCGCCGGCCGTCGGCCGGCACACATAGGATCACCGCATGTCCACCGCACCCGTCGGGTACGCCCCGGTTCCCCTCCCCTCGCGCGGCCTCCTCTACGGCGGCAAGATGCCCGAGGGGAAGGTCTACATCCGCAAGCTGCGCGTCACCGAGGAGGCGGCCATCCAGGGCTCGACCTCCGGCATCGACCTGGTGAACGCCACCGTTGGAGCCTGCGTGCAGCTCCCCGAAGGGCTGACGCACCAGGACCTCCTGATCACCGACCGCCTGGCGCTCCTCGTCGCCCTGCGCGTCTTCACCTTCGGTCCCACCTACAGCTACGGCTACAAGTGCCCGTCGTGCGGGGCCCGGAACAACCAGGACTTCAACCTCGCCGAGCTGTCCTCGAAGCTGGCCGACGACGGCCTGGTCGAGCCCATCATCGTCAAGCTGCCCGATGCCGACCGCACCGTCGGCCTGCGCTTCCTGCGCGGCAAGGACGAGGCGCAGATCGCGCGTGTGGCGAAGCGGGTCGCCCTGCAGAGCAACGACGCCGCCGACGCGAACAGCCTCGTGCTGCGCAAGGCGCTGCAGATCGTGAGCGTGGACGGGGCCGACATGCCCATGGCCGACAAGGAGGCCTTCGTCCGCCAGCTGACGATGGTGGACTCCCAGGCCATGTCCGAGGCGCTGGATGATGCCGAGCCCGGGGTGGACCTGCGCATCTACCCCGAGTGCAAGGCGTGCGGGTTCCAGACCGACATGGCCCTGCCCTTCACCCTCGAGTTTTTTCGCGCAGCCCGCCGTACCGCTTGAGGATCTCCTCGACGCGCAGTTCTACCTCCTGAACTACGGCCACGGGTACACCGATGTAGGAGTAGGGCAGCTGACTTACAGGGAGCTCGCATGGCACGTGAAGAAGCTATCCGCGAAGCTCCAGGAGGAATCCCAGGCCCGTCAGCGCGGCGTGGCGGCAGCCATGCGCAAGGCCGAGGCGCAGAAGCAGCAGATGCTGAGGACCCGTCGGCGGTGAACCGCCGTTTCACGGGGAGGCCGCGTTGCCCGCGCCCGCTTACGGCGTACCCTGTCAGCGGAGGTCGACGTGGCCCTTTCTGACCAGACCCTCGGGTTCTACCTCTCGCTCGACACGGAGCGGTGGGATGCGGCCGTCAAGACGGTCGACAGCGACTACAAGAAGTTCGTCGCGTCGCTGGACCGCGCGACCACGAAAGTGTCGCAGCGCCCGCAGGCGGCCATCGACAAGCTGGCGGCGTCCATGCGCATGCTGGGCACCGCCGTCAAGGACGCCCAGTCGCTCCTCGAGACGCTGGACAAGGGGTTCTCGCGCGGGAAGCCCGTCAAGATCCCCGTGCAGCTGGTCTTCCAGGGCGGCGGCTTCAAGCAGGCGGTGGCCGACGCCGTGACGCAGGCCCTGGGCCGCACGACGATGACGCTGTCCCCGCAGGTGCCGTCCAGGGCGCAGCCCGGGTTCAAGCCGGGCACCACCCGGGCCACCTACCGGAAGGACGTCGTCACCCCGCCGAACATGGTCGGGTCGTTCGTCACCGCCCACGGGTCCCCGGCCCCGACGCGCCGCAAGGCCGTCCCCGGCGGCAGCCCCAGGCTGCCGCGAGGGCCCATGGCCTACCCGGTCGTGGCGCACGGCGGCGAGGCCATCACCTCGGCCACCGTGTCCGACCTGCTCGAATCCCTCGTGCGCGCCGCCGCCACCGAGGGCTGGGGCGGGGTGTCGACCAAGGTGGCCGAGGGCGCGATGCGCCTGCGCGGGTACAAGAAGCTCAAGGCCGCGGTGCCCGGCTACCTGTCCGAGGTGGAGGGGCTGCAGGACCTGTACATGCGCCGCGATATGGGCGAGAAGGTCTCCAAGCGGGACGTTCGCGCCCAGTACAAGAGGATCGAGGAGTCCCACGCCAAGCTGTCCGACCTGCTGAAGAACATCAAGGACCCGGCCACCTGGCGCGCCGGCCAGCTGGCCCTGTCGAAGTTCAACGAGCAGTTGGCGGCCCTGCACTCCAACGCCGAGGTCGCCGGTACCATCTTCGATCCGCGGCACTGGGCCGCCCTGACGCGTCACGCCAACCCCGTCGTGCGCAACGCCGCCCAGTGGCTGGCCACGAACCGCGGCGGGCGCATGACGCTCGGCGGCGTGGGCATGCTCTACGCCGGGTACAAGGGGTACGTGCACTCCGGCGGGCTGCAGTCGGCGATGACGGTGCACGGCATGGCCGGGGAGCTGCTGCGCTCGCAGCCCGGGATGACCCGAGAGCAGGCGTTGGCGCTGGCGGCCGACACCATCGGCCGCACCAGTCCCCTCATCAGCCGGGAGCAGATCGCCGCCGGGTACGGCGCCGTCACCGGGGCCGGCCTCGGGGTCATGTCGCGCGGCGCGGCCGCCGAGTACCTGGCGCAGGCCCAGCAGGGGTACGGGCTGGACTACGGAGTCGGTGCCGACGTGGTCGGCCAGATGACCAACCGGTTCGGGGCCGCGCTGTCCGACGCCACGCTCTCGCTGGACAGGTTCGCCGCCCAGTCGCGCATGGCCCGTGTCAGCATCAACGAGCTCGGACAGGTGGCCTCGCAGGCCGCCGACGCGGCCACCGTCGCCGACTACCGCAGCCGCGGCCGCGGGGCCGTCGGGCGCATCCAGGCGCACGTCGGGGGGACGGCCGCGCTGACGCAGTACTTCGGCGGAGGTCAGGCCGGTGCCCGACTGGCGGCCCCCATCTCGAGCCTGGCGCTGAACCTGCAGCGCGGAGAGATCGGCGCGGCGCAGGGCGGGGTCATGCTGTTCGGCGGGGCCGCCGTCCGCGCCCTCCAGGGGAAGGCCGACACCGCCGAGTTGCTGCGGAACGTCAACTACGGCCTGCTGCGCAACATGGGGAACATGAACCCCATGCAGATGCAGGTCATGGCGCAGAACATGGGCGTGCCGTACGAGACGCTGACCAAGATGGTCTCCCTGGCGGTGCAGGGCAAGCCGATCACCGAGGCGTCGCTGAAGGGACCCGATCCCACCAAGGCCGCCGACGCCGCCGCGCAGATGCGGGCGTCGCTGGAGAGGCTGCGCCTGTGGGGTGCCTCAGGCGTGGATGCCGTGACCGGCATGGCCCCGGGCGTCACGACCGAGCTGGGGTTCGGCCACCAGATCCTCGGTACCTTGACGCCCATCCTCGGCGACCTGGCCCTGGCCTACGGCAGCGCCAAGCTGGCGACCTCAGGGTTCCGCGGCGTGGGCCGCGGCGCCGGCGCCGGGCCGCGCGCTCCCGGCCGGTTCGGGAGGCTGATGGGGTCGCTGCGTAGGCCGGCCGGCTTGCCCGGACGCGGTCCCGGCGTGTTGGGAGGCGTAGGTGCCGGGCTCAGGGCCGCTGGACGCGTCGGCATGGGCAGTGCCCCCGCCGTCGGGCGCCTGGGCGGGCTGCTCGGGATGGGAGGGCTCAGTGCCGGCGGCATGGGGGCTGGGCTAGCCACCCTCGGGGCAGGTTCGCTGGCGGTCGGTGCGCTGGCCAACCTCGGGTCCGTCATCTACGAGGCGTTCGACTCGCGCGACCGCGCCGGACGCATCATGACCGCCGGCGACATCGTCAAGGACGGCAAGGTGGTCGGTATCGACGCCCTGGCCGGCCTGGCGGCCGCCTCGAAGGAGGGCGGCTGGGGAGCCGGGTTCACCGATGCGGTGTCGTTCAGCGGAGCGCGCAAGACGCGCGTGGACACCTTCCGCCAGCAGATCGAGTCGTTCGCGCAGACCGCCCTGTTCGACAAGTTCAAGGTGGCCGCCGAGGCCGAGGGGATCGACCTCGGCGCGTACATGCAGCAGCACCAGGAGGACTTCAACCGGACGATGGCCGGGGTGCGCGAGCAGCTGGCGCCGGCCACGAGCATCAATGAGCTGGCCGCGAAGGCCGGGGAGCTGCGCGGCATCCTTGGCGACCAGATCGCCGTCGCCGGCCGTACGCCCGTCGAGGCCTCCGCCTACTACCTCGAGCGCATCTTCAACCTGCTGCAGAGCCGGGGGTGACGGGTGCCCGCTGACCTCCCCGTCGACGGTGTCTTCCAGCTCGTCGTCTCGGCCACGCGGCCGACGGCCGTGCAGTGGCTGCGCAAGTACAGCATTATCCGGTCGGCGTACCTCTCAGCGACCGACGCGGTGGCGTTCTTCTCCGCGCCCTATGTCGACGCGTCGCACGAGTTCGGGTACGCCGTGTCTCCCTCCTACAAGGCGCTGCCCAACCTGGTGCGGCCCGAGCCGGCGCTGCGCTTCATGGGGGTCGAGGCGGTGTCGTTCCAGGTGCGGCTGCACCTTGTGGCCGACGGAGAGCGCTACGGGCTGGACGACGTGCGCGGGGCCGTGCGGTGGTTGGCGGCGCTCAACCAGCCTACCCTGGATCCGACCGCCGCCCGGAGGCGGTACTCCCCGCCGCCCGTGCGCGTGCTGATGGGAAACGTCCTGAGGATCAACGCCGTCGTCGAGCACGTGACCATCAACTGGGGTGGGCCGTGGGCCTACGGCGGCGCCGGTGCACCCGTGCAACCCTCCATGGTGGACGTGCAGCTCGGGTTCGTCACCGTGCCCGACGGATTCGACAACTTCGCCCGCGGCGGTAGCGCCGAGGACCTCGGGCGCCTGACGGACGGGGGCATCAGTGTCTGACCCCATCCTCACCCTGGCCCCCGACCAGTCGGCCCCGTCCGACCTGCGCGCGGCGTTCGTAGCCCTGTTGGGGCGGTGCGATGAGCGCCTGTCACTGTGGGAGGCGTTCACCGTGCTGCCGTACTCCGGGCCGTGCGGGTTCGACCCCACGACGCTGGTGGAGTCCAGCTCGAGCGAGTACGCGTCGCAGATGTGCGTCGGCGGGCATTCGCCCGGCCGGACGTTCCTCCGCAACTCCAATCGCTCCGTCGTGTTCTCTCTGGACTTCCGAGCCGATCGCGCCGACGGTTCCGGGGACGAGTGCATCCGCCAGGTGCAGGCCCCCGTCGCGCTGCTGGGGTCGCTGTGCTACCCCTACCGCAGTCCGTCGAACCCTCTGCAGGTGTACGCGCCCCCGCTGATGCAGCTGGAGGTGGCCCAGGTCGGGATCTATCGCGGGTTCATGACGTCGGTGCAGGCGATGTGGGGCGGCGGGTGGACGCCGCAGGCTTCGGCGGCCGGATACGTGCCCGACAACGCCACCGTCGCGTGCACCTTCACGTGCGTGGGGTTCGGCGGCGGCAGCTATGGCCGCGGCGCGTTCGTATCTGTCGGGGGTCGGTGAACCGCCGTTTCACGGAGCAGCCATGTCGAGCACCTTCACGATCTCCAACCGCAGCCGCTACAAGGACACCTACTTCTACCTGGACGACGGCGTCCCGGTGACCGGGCCCTTCGTGCCGCCCGAGGAGTTCCTGTCGGCGCGCCGCGGGTGGATCGCGCACACCGTCGCCGAGCACGAGGTTGGCTTCCCCGACATCATCGCCGCGCGGTACTACGGCATCGACGGCGAGGCGTTCTGGTGGGTCGTGTGCCTGGTGAACGGGGTCGTCGACCCCGACCTGGATCTCGTCCCCGGGCAGGTACTCTCCGTTCCGCCGCTTGACGTCGTCTCGCGATTCGTGTCCAGGGGGCCGCGTGTCTAGTGCCAGCAAGGGTCGCGCCTACTCCCCGGTCGCCGTCAGGGCGACGTTCTACGATCCGGTGCCGGAGAAGCCTGCCGACGAGAAGAACGCCGCCGTCTTCCGTCCGCTGTCCGACGTGGAGGGGCTGCAGGATGTATTCAACGTGCTGATCACCGGCGTCGAGGCGCGCATGCTCAGCCCGCCCGAGCTCCAGCCGGACCCGAGCGATTCCAACACGCGCAAGCTGATGTCGTTCTGGCAGGCCGACATCGACTTCGCCGATGCCGAGGGTGCGACCCTCGACCAGCTCACCTACATCCTCGGCGAGGGCGTGCCGCTGGACATCAGGTTCGGGTACGAGGTCGATGACGTCAGCCTCGACGTGGTTATCGCCGGAACGGTCGTGTCGCGTGAGTACAACCTGACCGCCCTCGACGGCATGTCGATGCGCGCGACGATCGTGTCACGGGTGGTGTACGAGACCCGCCGTCAGGCCCGCGAGTCCGGCGCCGCGATGCCGGTCGGAGCCCCCGTGACGGCGGTCATGCAGAGGTTGGCGCAGCAGTACGGGTGGGCCGCGGATAAGCTCATCGTGCAACCCGGTGCCAAGTTGGCCACCTCCGTGCAGTTCGACAAGTCGACCGACATCTTCTCGTTCATCCACGGGACGGTGTGCCCGGCGCTGGACACCACCGGCGCCGCCGGCAACACCGGCGAGGCCTACGTGCTGTTCATCGAGGCGTCCGGGCATGTGCACTTCCACCAGCCCAACTGGGGCGGCAACCCGCGCCGCAACATCGTGTTCGGTGACCTGCCCGAGGTGGTGGTGCGGTCGCCCGACGGCGATGTGCTCGACTGCCGCATCGAGACGCAGCTTTTCAAGGTGGCGCAGATGGGGTTGGCGGAGGCGGTGCTACGCGCCTACGAGGCGCAGCGGGCGCAGCCCGTCAACGCCGTGACCGAGGCGACCGACCTGACGTCGACCAACGGGGACACCAAGGTCGCGCAGCTGGCCTACCGCGTGAACATCCCCATCGTCGCCAGCAGCGAGGCCGAGCGGCAGGCGAAGATCACGATCTACATGGAGCACCTGCGCAAGCAGGCCGTGAAGCTGTACCTGACCCTGCGCGGGCGGTCCGACATCAACCTGTTCGACAACTTCCTGCTGCAGTACGTGCTGTCGTCCGGCAAGGTGCACTACCTGTCCGGCGTGTACACGGCGTTCGCCGTCTCGCACTCAGTGGGCGACTCAGGATGGATCACGCATATCGAGGCCTACCGCCTCAGCCTGGGGGATGAGGATCCCGCCATCAAGGCGGCGGTGACCAGCGTGAACCAGGCGCGCGTGCGCGCCGCCGACTCCGTCGCCCGGCGGACCGCCAAGGCGGAGCGCGACGAGGAGGTGTTCACGCGGCTGAACGTCCCGAATACCACCCAGCGGCGCTACGGAAGGTGATAGGCGATGAGTAGGCTCCAGCAGCTCTATGGCATCTACCGCGGGATCGTCCGCTCGGCCATCTCCCAGGATGACCAGGGGCGCATGCGCGTGCAGGTCGAGGTGCCCTACATCCACGAGGCCGGGCAGACCGACCTGCCGTTCGCCGAGTGCTGCCAGGACGTCGGCTTCATGCGCGGGAAGTTCTTCGCCTTCCGCCCCGGTGATCCCGTGTGGGTCATGTTCGAGGGCGGAAACTTCGCATCCCCGGTGGTCGTCGGTGCGCCGGTGGTGAATGACTCCGGCGTTTCGTCCGCCCCCATCGACGTGCAGGTCGACCAGAACGACTCCGTGTCCGTGGAGACGGACGATGCCGGCAACGCGATCATCTTCGATGGGCGGCTCGACAAGCGGAAGGTCATCATCAGGAGCGGCGGCGCCGAGCTGGAGGTGTCCGGTACCGGTGATCGCCTGCACCTGAAGGCGGTCAACGGGTCGGTGACCATCGAGTCCGCCACCGCCAACGTGGTGGCGACCAACGCCTCCGTCGAGGCGTCCCAGATCAACATCGCCGCTACCGCCTCCGACCTGCTCGGGGTGGATGCCGGCAGCCTGACCGAGTCCGCGAACGACCGCATCGTGCGGGCCGCGCTGCCGACCGTCCCTGCCGTGTCGAACGCCGACGCCATCCACGGGTCGATCAACGACGGCGGTCTGGTGCCGACCCTGCGCGGCATCCCTGTTCCGCCCGGCCGCCCCCTGCAGTCCAACAAGCACAACCTGCGGTCGCGCATCATCAACATCGGTGTTGGTCCGACCGGGTTCGTCATGGATCCGTTTGCCGGGGACCCGGCCACTTCCCCGTTCGTGGACTACGAGCCCAACGTGTCGGAGGCCGCGGCGGCGACCGCCACCGGTACGCCGTCGGTGCCGTACCCGCTCCTGCCGACGCTGGAGATCAACATCCGCTCGGCCGTGAAGGTGAACGTCGTCGCTCCGACGGTGCTCGTGGGTGGCGTGCTGTCGGTGGACCTGCAGTCGCAGGCGCTGATGAGCCTGACCGCGCTGGCCGACCTCTCGGTCACGGCCGTGGGCAAGGCCTCCGTGACCGTGGGAGGCAATCTCGACGCCGTGGTAGGGGGCACGGCTTCCGTCCTCGTCGGCGGTTCGCTGAGCGCCGTCATCGGCGGTACCGCCGACCTGATCTGCGGCGACGCGATGTCGCTGGCGGCCCCCACCATCTCGCTCACCGGAACGGTGCAGGTGTACGGTCCGCTCAACATGTTCGGTCCGCTCACCGGCATGCTGGGTGTCCTGTTCGACCTGCACACCCACCCCTACATCGATACCCCCGTCGGGCTGAGCCTGACCCTGCCGCCGGTGTAAGCCATGGCTACCGTCTACGTCCTCACGCGCATCACCCTGTCCGGCCACCCGTCCGTCGCGATCACGACCAGCGTGGCGAAGTCCATCGCCACGCTGCCGCCGACGCAGACGCAGTTCCTGAATAACGCCCCGACCCTGCTGGCCGTCGCCGGCGCGTTGAGCAACATCAGCACCGACCCCGCCGGCCAGCTCGGCCAGGCCGCCGGTGCGCTGGGGCAGGGGCAGCAGTTCGAGAACGCCCGCAAGACGCTGACCGCCGACAACTACCGGTCGTGCGGTCTGTGTCCCGACTCGCTGGTGAACACCATCTCCGCCGAGGTGCAGGAGGTCATGGACATGGTGCTGCGGGTGAAGTGCATCGTGCGGACGCTGAACCGCGTCCTGGAGGGGGCGGAGAGGACCGTCATCGATTTCCTGAACGGCTTCATCGACCTCATCCCCGCGCCGCCCATCTTCGACCTGCGCGAGCTGGTGCGCATGCTCATGTGCCCGCTCCTGTTCCAGTCGTACGGCATCTCCGTGTACCAGAAGGCGATCACGTCTGCGCACCGTGTGGCCAGCAACACCGTTCCCTTCGGTTCGCTGAACCCCGGCTACTATCCGGTGCTGGCGCAGATGACGACCAAGTACTTCATCGAGGACAGCGTGCGCCTGGTGTCCGGTGCCGTCGAGTCGGCGAAGCAGCTGTGGGTGAAGCTGGCGAAAATGTGGGCGGATATGGCCCGGGAGTTCTGGCGGAGGTTCATGCTGTACATCGACGAGCAGAACCCGTTCACCGACTTCGGGTCCGGCGGACGGCAGTCCACCGACGGTACGACGAATAGCGGGTCCGCGTCGAACTTCGGCAACTCGTTCCTGCGGGTGGGCAGCCTGTCCGACGTGAAGAACCCCGTCGAGGGGATGGTCGTCTACATCGAGTCGTCGCCCGCTGCGCCGCAGTTCAGCGGTGAGGAGCGCACGCAATACCACCAGTACTCCACCTCGTCGAATCCCGACGCCGGCCTGGCGGCCCGCAAGCGGCTCAGCCCGGAGGACCAGATCGCCCAGAACATCGACACCGGCGTGGTTCGTCGCAGGCAGCGGTACGTGTACCGCGATCGGGCGTGGGTGCCCCTGGCCGATTCCAGCATGAAGCGGTTGGTCAAGACCATCTTCCGCCTGCTGATGGAGCTGTGGGGCGTGATCCGCAATGCCGGGTACTTCTCCGTCCGCGCGGCCGTGACCAAGGGCTCCGTCGCCCTGGTGCGGGCGACCTGCCCGGCCGTGTACAACAGCGACGCCTACCCGTTCAAGAGGTTCGATGTCCTCATGCGCGACTTCCGTATGGAGGGGTTCGTGCCGTCCGGCCTGGGGTCGAGCAGCCGCCCCTTCGCCGAGGTAGGGCTGCGCCTCATCATCAAGATCGAGGCCTGGGCGGCCGCGAGCTTCATCACCCTGGTGTGACGTGACCGAACCCCTGTGCACCTGCATGCGCTTCGCTCCGCACGAGCACCTGACGAGGTGGCAGGCCCGGGTGCTGCCCGTCGTGACCCGGATGGCGATGCGCGGGCGAGCTCCCGACAGTGACGAGCTGGACAAGACCGTCGCGCTGATCCTGGTCATGGAGCGCGGGGCGCCGGAGTGCTTCGCCGCCGAGAACCGGCACCGCAGCCACCACCTGCCCGACTGCCCGTGGGCCCCGCGCAACCGCGGGCCGCGGCCGTCCCCCGAGCAGGCTGCCGCCACCAAGGCCGCCGTGGCTTCGTACCGGTACGCCGGGATGGTCTCCTATTTCGACGGCCCCTACCAGGCCGCCGTGAACCGCCGTTTCACGGGGCAGGGCGCTGGCCCGGCCCCCGCCGCTGACTAGGATCCCGCCATGCCGGCCACCGTTCCCCAGCGTTCCGGTCTCGCCCTGCCCGTCGTCCGGCTGAACGGCGGGTACCTCGCCGCCAGGTCCGCCTACGACCTGGCGTGGAGCGATCTCATCGTCGCCGCCTTCTGTCCCGTGGGTGGCAGGGTGATGCGCCGCAACCTCGGCAGCACAGCCCCCGACCAGCTGATGAACCCCGTTGACAGCTTCCTTGAGGCCGGGCTGTCGAGCGCCATCCAGTCGGCCGTGGCCACGCAGTGCCCGCACATCCGCATCCTCGATGTGGCCGTGAAGTCGACGACCCGGGCCCAGGTCGAGGTCTCCATCTCGTTCACGCTGACCAACATCCCGCAGAGCGTAGAGACGCGCCTGGCCCGCCTGGACCGCCGTATGGTCGCCGACATCATGCGCATCTCGAGGACCTCGTAAGGATCCCACGTGGCCATCACCGTACCTACCCGCACCCTCACCGCCCGCGAGTTCCAGACCGTCTATGACGCGCTGGTGCAGCACGTGCGCCGCACGCGGCCGGACCTGTGGACCGACTTCTTCCAGTCCAGCCTGGGCACCTCGCTGGTGGAGCTGTTGTCCGCCGTGGGGGACTGGGCCAGCTTCGGGCAGGATGCCGCCCTGCTGGAGATGTTCCTGGCGACCTGCCGCCGTTATGAGTCCGGCCTGGCCTACGCCCGCAGCGTCGGGTACACCCCCCTGCAGGCCGCGGCCGCTTCGGCGTCGGTCTTCGCCAACATCCCGCCCTCGACGTCCCTGCTGGCGTACGGCGGCGTCGTGCCGGCCGGCTCCGTCCTCTCCGGGGACAACGGCCTGGTTTACGAGTTCGTGGAGGACGTGCTCGTGCCGGCAGGGGCCAGCTCCGTCCGCGCCCAGGTGGTGCAGGGCGCCAGCTATACCGAGTCGTTCGCACCCAACCCCGCCCCCAACCCGTCGGTCACCGTCGAGAACGCCAACGTGGTCCAGGGCTCGTGGCGCGTGTACGTCGGAGACCCAGCCGACCCGGTGAACGAGTGGCGCCAGGTGGACGCCGTGTCCCTGGAGCCCTCCGCCTCGCAGACCTACGAGGTGCTGTTCGATGCCGCTTCCCGCATGACTGTCCGGTTCGGCGACGGCGTGTACGGCGCCATCCCGGCGCAGACCATCACGGTCAAGTATCGCACCTGCTCTGGCGCCGCCGGCAACACGCCGGTCCGCACCATCCGCGGTCCGGTCGCCGTGCGCCTCAACTCGCCGGCCACCGGCACCACCTCGATCGAGTTCGAGAACTACGACCCGTTGCCCGCCACCGAGGGCAACGTGTCGACCCAGGTCGGCGAGCTCGGCGTCCCCCTGTCCGGCGGGTCCGGGTCGTTCGCCGTCGTCGTGCCGCTGGCGCACGCCCCGGTGAAGCCCGGGACGCTGGTGCTGACGCTGCGGTTCCTCGGCGGCGGGCAGATCGTCCTGCAGGACGACGCGTACGGGAACCTGATCGTGTCCGGGACCACGGTCACCATCCCCGACCTCACCAACCCGCCGTCCAACCTGCTCGGAGTGCTGAGCGCGTACATCAACTATAGCACCGGTGAGTGCTCGATCACGCTGACCTCCGACGTCCCGCCGGCGAACGCCGGCGAGCAGCCCATCTCGGACTACGACTACTTCGTCAGCACCGACCCCCTGTCCGCCATCGTCCAGGGTGCCGCCACCGGCGGCGCCGACCGGGAGGACCTCGAGGCCCTGCGCCAGTCGGTCAAGGTGTTCGTGAAGTCGCAGGACCGCTTCATCACCACCACGGACTACGACCAGGGCCTCCTCCGCCTGCCCGGGGTGGCGTTGGCCAAGACCGACGCCCGCCCCCTGGCGTACACCGGCAACGTCGTGCGCCTGAACGTGTGGGCCGACGAGACGGTCACCTTCCGCTCCGTCCCCTACGACGGCCTGGTCGGCACCGCCAGCTATCGCCGGTACGTGACCGCCGCCCCGGCGCTGAGCGCGCAGGTCCAGCAGTTCGTGAAGGACAAGTCGCTGGTGTCCGTCCACCACGTCGTGTCCCGTCCCGGCATCCTGTGGGTCGACCTGTACTTCCGGGACCTGGCCTTCGACCCCCGCGCCGACGCGCAGGCCGTCCGCGACGGCGTGACCGCTGCCGTGGTCTCCGCGTTCCAGGAGGGGTCCGGGTTCGAGATGCGCCTGTCTGAGCTGTACGCCGCCATCTACCGGGTGCCCGGGGTGGCGTACTTCACCCTCCACCGCGCCGCCGTGGGGACGATGTCGCAGTCCGCCCCGGCCGAGGCGCTGGGGTTCACCGCCGCGTCCCCCGTGTTCTCCGCCCAGCTGCCCAGCGTGGGGACGGTGCTCGGAGGGGCCCTGCTGCGGCCGCGGTCGCTGCGCGTGAGCATCGACCAGGGCGTCGATCGCCTGATCCTGGCCGACGACGGGGTCGGCGGCATGGTGCAGGTGGCAGGCGTGTCGAACACGCTGGCGCCGACCGGCAACACCGTGGACTACGTGACCGGGCTCGTGCAGCTGACCTTCAACAGCTCCCTGACCGCCGGCGCCGCCGCCGTGGCCACCTACGACAACATCATCGGGGACTACCGGCAGAATCCCCGGCTGACCAAGAACAGCCTGGACGACGGCGACTGGTGGCCGTCGCCCTCTCCGCTGGCGGCGCAGTTCTCGCCCGTGTCGACGACCCTGGTGCGCTACGACGGGCGTCCGCTCACCATGCCGGGGGCGGTCGACATTGAGTATGAGTCGCTGCGCGACATCGTCGTGGAGTCCGCGCTGGTGGACCTCCGGTTCTACGACGACGCGTACCTGTACGACAACTCGTTCTACTACGACAGCGAGATGCGCTTCAACAAGCCCATGCGGGCCATCAACCTGCGGCTGCTGGATTTCCGCGCCGCCCCGAGGGCCTGAGCCGTGGCCGCACCCACACGAGACCTCAGCCGGTACCGCGGCCCGCTCCCGTTCATCGTGGAGTGGGAGGACGTGGCGACGATGGCGCAGGTGCCGCCCGCCACCGCGGCCAACCGCGGCAAGTTCTTCCTGGTCGCCACCGGGACGGCGCTCGACCCCGCCCTGGAGGCGCTCGGCGCTGCGCCCGGCTCGTTGGGCATGGTCGGGCTGGACGCGTACGGGGTGTCGTACGTGTTCCGCTCCCCGAAGCTCGGGGACGTGGTGTGCCGGCCCGATGCGTCGCTCCTCCGCTACGTCGAGGTCCGGCGCCCAGACCCGGCCACCAGCGAGAACGTGGTCACCCTGGAGTGGGTGCCGTACCGGACGCCGCCGCAGCGCGCCCTCGACGGCATGTCGGTGTTCGACATCTTCGACCCCGACGGCGTGTACGACTACTATGCCAGGCTCGTCGGTGCCGTGCTGGCGCAGATGCAGGTCACCAACCTCGACCTGGCCACCTGGCGCGACCCGCAGAAGCTGCCGGCCGAGTTCCTGGAGCTTGCGGCGTCGTCCGTCGGCGTGCGCTTCTACCCGTGGGACTCCGAGCGGCTGCGACGGAGCAAGGTGGAGGCGGCCGTCCCCGCCTCCCGCCTGCGCGGCACCGATCCGAGCTTCAAGCTGAAGTTCCGCCAGCTGGGGTATCTGGGCTACGTCACCGAGTCGTGGCAGCGTCAGTCGATGCTGGACTGGAACGTGCCTGTGCGCGAGCGCGTCCCGTTGTACCAGCAGGCCAGCGTGGTGTTCGCGCACAACCAGAACCCGCATACCGGCGACTCCATCACGATGCAGGTGACCGAGCTCGTGGGGCCGCCGACGGCGTACATGCCCGCCCCGGTCACGCTGACGTTCTCCGGGCGCGTCGAGGACGAGGCCCAGGGGGTGACGGCCGCCGGGACCTCGCAGCTCGGCGTGCTCCTGCAGCCGCCCGTGCTGCCCTTCAGCGTGCGCATCGCGATCAGCGACGGGGGCACGACCTACTACTGCCAGGACAACGGGGCCGGGGCGCTGGTCGGCGATTTCACCGGGACGATCGACTACGCGACCGGCGCCTGGCTGGCCAACGCCTCTCAGGCGTTCGCGGCCGGGAACCCCATGTCCGCCAGCTACCTGCAGTCGGCCGTGCCGTCGCCGCTGGTCCCCATCGGACTGTCGGCCCGCGAGACGCTGGAGAACCTGGTCGGGCGCATCCAGACGCTCGGCACGCTGGCGCCCTACATCGAGGCCGGACCCTACCTCGATTCGGTCCCCCACCTCCTGCTCCAGTCCCGCGTGCCGTACAACGCGGCCGGGAACCCGCGCCTGACCGTGTCCTCGACCCAGTTGTACCTGCGCGTCGTCCAGCCCTCCCAGCCCAACACGCCGTGGAACCCGCCGAGCAAGGCGATCGGGTGGCCCGTCATCCACCTTGCGCGCCTGTCGAATGACGCCCAGCTGGAGGTGCGCGCCATCCGCTCCGACGGGGACCCGCTGTCGCCGTACCTGACCATCGAGGTGCGCCCCGGAAACGCCTACAGGCGCACCCGCGCCGCCATCGTGTTCTACGACCTCTACCTGCCGCAGCCCGGCGACCGCGTGATCGTCGTCCTCGGGGGCACGGAGACGGTCTTCGAGTACGGCGGAAACTGGCCAGCCGTCCCCGACACCGGGGAGAGGTCGCAGGATAGCCACCTGGCGGCAGAGAGCCTGTTGGCGACCCTGGCGGCCTACTACCCCACCGGTCTCGCGATCTCTCGCGCGCCGCTCGGGTTCGACTTCGTCGTCGGCGTCGGAGAGGACGGTGCCGGGTACGTGGACCCGACCGCGGCGTGGATCGAGGTCCCGCACGGGACGCGGTCCGGCGAGCCGGCCATCCACTCGCCGACCAACCTCATCACCGTGCACATGAATGCCGCCAACGGGGCGCCGTTGTCGTTCCCCGGCATCCCGCAGCCCGGGACGTCGGTCGGGTCGTCCGGGCCGACCCCGGCGATGGACGAGCTGCGCACCCTGGTCATGTCCGAGCTGGTGGCCGATGTGCTGCCCGCCAACGGACGGGTGCGGCAGTGGGTGACCGACATCAAGATGCCGTCGCTCCTGGAGGGCGCCGGAGAGGTGGTCCTCGTCGGGGACACGCTGCAGGTCGGCGTGCCCGCCAACCTGATCACGCAGACCGGCGACGACATCCTCACGCAGACCGGCGATCAGATCTATGTCTACCCGTAGCCTCGCATTGCGGGGCCCTGCCTCGGAGGTATCGTAGCGCCATGAGTGACGGGATCCGGGCTTGCGGTCGCCTGCGCATCTATCGGACCGGCGTGAACCGCCGTTTCACGGAGTGCCTCGTCGACACCCACAACCTGATCGTCGACGACGGATTGTCGGCCATCAGCCGCCTCATCGGCGGAGGGTACGGCGTCCCGGTCGTCGGCGCCGGGGTGACGACCTACCCGCTGTCGGCCCTGTCCGGGGCGTCGGTTTCGACCATGCTCCTCGGCACCCGCGATGCCCTGCCGGCGCCGCTGCCGGGGGACGGGGATGCAGGACCCATCCCGACCGTGGACGTTCCCGCCGGGGGCGGGTTCCGCGGGCAGTTCACCGCCGTAGGCGGGACGTTGGCGATCTCCTACCCTACCCCCACCTCCGTGCGCTTCACCGCCTACGCCGGGACCGGGCAGTGGAACGACCCCAACCCGCCCATCACCGAGGAGATGCTGCTCACCGAGATGGGCACCGTCTTCGCCCGCGTCGTCCTGCCCATCCCCGTGAACACCACGTCGTCGTCCGGCCTGTCGTTCGTCCATGACATCATCCTGAGCCGAGCCTGATATGCCCTCCCAGACACTGATCGCAGGCGTTCCGCAGCTCATCACCACCGGTACCTCCGATGCCGTCGGCGACCTGCCGGCGCCGGTGTGGCCCACGCTCGAGCGCATCGCCGTCATCGACCTCGTGGGGCCCAGCGCCGCCAACCGCCAGCACCGCTCCCTGCAGAAGCGCACCAGCGTCCTGGCCTTCGACACCAACCTGGCGGTCGCGGCGCTGAACGCCGTCACCGGTGCCACCGCCGTAGGGGCGGACTACGCCAGGAAGCCGCACGCGAACGCCGATGTGCCGTTGACGGCCGGGGCGGCGCAGACGCAGGACGATCTCGAGCACTACCTCGCCCGCGACGGCAGCAGCATCATGTGGGGGCGCCTGAACCTCGGGCACACCCGGTCGCTGATGTACTCGACGGCGTTCGGTGGCGACGACTTCCACTGGACGCAGGGCCCCGGCAGCGCCGCCGTGGCGAACGCCGATGCCGACCTGGCGTGGGGCGTGAAGCGCCTGGCCGCGAACAGCTACCAGCTCTACGTGTGGTCCGGCGGCAGCCCCTACCGCGTGCTGACCACCGAGGACTTCGGCGGCGGCGCCGGCGTGTTCCTGGCGTCCGATACCAACAACCCGCGCGTGGTTGGCGGCGTCGGCGGCGCCTCGCTTTACATCGAGGCGACCAACGCGACCCCGGGCACCGAGGCGACCCTCGGCACCCGCATCACCGGGCAGGACGCCTTCTCGTGGCGGCAGGCGCGCGACGATACCGGCAAGCTGTCGCTGTACCGGGCCGAGGGCATCTCCGGCGTGAACGCGAAGCTGATGGAGGTCGACGCCTCAGGGTCGTACGCTTACGTGCGGACCTCGCCGCTGTCTGTGTCGCCGAACCTGACCATCCACGGCATCGCCGTCGCCCATATCCCGCACGGGGCCGTGACCGGCTGGGGGGTGGACGACTTCAGCTACGAGGCGGTGCAGCTGCCCTACGCCGGCCGCCTGCGCGTGGCCTTCGGGGCGATCGAGTCGGTGCGGATGGCCAACGGCCAGCCCGCCCTGTCGAACCCGGCTAACAACGCCACCGTGGCCGTCGACTCCCAGCTGTCCGTCGTCATGGACGCCGCCGGCGAGCCGGCGTTCGGTACCGCTCAGCCGCGTATCGGCTTCGAGCGTCGCGGCGTCAATAGCTGCGCCCTCTACTACGACGGCGTGAACGGCGGCACCCACCACCTCCGCGTGCGCGGTATGGACGGGTTCGACGACCGCCTGGCGTTCGTCTCCGAGATCCCCGGCGGAGGGTCCGGGTTGACCGTGCTCGGCGTCGCCGTGCCCGGGTCGCCCGTCAACGTCAACATCACCGCGGCCGGGTGGTACGCGTACCTGCTCGTCGGTGGCGGTGGAGGTGGTGGCGGTGGAGGCGGAGGTGGAAACGGCGGCAAGAATGGCGGAGGCGGCGGTGCCGGCGGCTCCGGCGGGCAGGTGCGTTACGGCATGATCTACATCCCGACCGCTTCCGCCGTGTTGACCCTGACGGCCGGTGCGGCCGGTATCGCCGGCGCCGCCGGCGGTGGGACCGGCAGCGGCGGCTCCGGTACGGCCGGAGGCGTCAGCACCATCACCGGGCTGGCCGGGTTCGAGGCTACGGCCGACGGCGGCACCTTCGGCTCCGGCGGCGCTCGTGACGCCAGCGGCGGTGGCGGCGGCACCTGCCAGGGCAATGGAGGCGATGGCGGCCGCGGCGGCTACTATTCTACCCCCACCGTCAGCAATACCCCCGCACAGGCCGGCGGCGGCGGCATGATCGACGCCGTCCTCAGCGGGACCGTGTCGTCCTTCGGCGCCGCAGGGCCGTATGTCGGAAGCCACTGGGTGTACGGCGGGCCCGGCGGCGGCGGCGGCGCCGCAGCCGGGATCGTTACCCGGGCGCTGTACATCGACGGCACGCAGCGCGTCATGTACCCGGCCAATATCGGTCACGGCGGCGTCAGCCTGACCCGGCTGCTCGCCGCCGCGTCGCTGTCCACCGTGTGGGCCGGCGGCGCCGGTGGTCGTAACGGCTATGGCGGCACCAACCCGCAGCCCGGCGCAGCCGCGACCGGATACGGCTGCGGCGGGGGCGGCGGGGGCGGCGGAGACGGTGCCTCCGGCGGATACGTCGGCCAGGCCGGGGGTGCCGGAGCGCCCGGCGTCGTAGCACTCTTCAAGCTCTTCTGAGGCCCCATGCCCGTCACGCACGCCAACTCCCCTACCCGCGACGCCATGTGCAACGCCGTCGTCGGTCTCGTCGATCAGGGCAGCGCCCTGGCCTCCGGGCGCCTCCAGCTCTCCGTCGATAGCGGGTTCACCGATGTCGTGGTCAGCGTGCCGCTGCAGAACCCTGCGTTCGCGGTCGCCTCGGCAGGGTCCGGCACCTCGGCCCTGAACACCGGCGGTGGCCTGTCGGTCGTCTACTCCGGCGGGGTCACCAAGACGGTGAACTACTTCCGCTTCACCGACCGCGACGGCGTGGAGGTCATGCGCGGCACCGTCAGCGGCCCCTCCGGCACCGGCGACATGAAGCTGGCCGACAACGTCATCCCCGACAACACCACCATCACCGTCACCGCGTTCGTGTACACGACCATCCCGTGAACCGCCGTTTCGCGGGGTAGCCGCGTTGCCCTGACTCCCCAGGAAGGTAGGCTGCTGCACATGCCTTTGTCCCCCGCCGCGCAGAACGTCGCCATCGCCGCCCTGGCCGCCCAGGCGTCCCACCTGTCCCTGCACTCCGATGTTCCCGACGCCGCCGGGTCAGACGAGCTGTCCGGCGGCGTTCCGGCGTACGCCCGGCAGCCCGCCACCTGGAACTTCCCGTCCGACGGGGAGATGGCGCTCGCCGCTCCCGTCGTTTTCGACGTGCCCGCCGGGCCTGTGGCCTATGTCGGCCTGTGGTCCGCCCTGGTCGCCGGAGACTTCCTGGGCTACGCCCCGGTGAACGGCGGCGCGCTGCGCGGTGCGGCGTTCGCCCGAGCGGCGACCGACGACTTCTACGCCGTCGCTCACGGCTTGGTCGTCGGCGACCGGGTGGCGGTGTCGCCGTTGCCCGGCCAAGGGCTGCCGTCCGGGATCAGCGGCGACCTGTACTTCGTCGTCGCCGTGCCGACCGCCGATACCTTCCAGCTTGCTACGTCGCCGTTCGCGTCCCCGGTCGACCCGGGGTCCGACGGGGCTGTGCTGTGGCAGCGTTCTGCCGTGGATGTGTTCTCGGCCCAGGGGGCCGTGTCCGTCGATACCCTCACCTTCGTAGTGGGGCCCTGAGTGTCCGACAGCTCCTCCACGACGTACGCCTCGGCCTCGTCCAGCAGCACGCGTAGCGTCGGTGCCGGCCCCGGGGTCGCATCGTCTGCCTCTGTCGCCCGCAGCCGCCTCGGCTATCCGTGGTACAGCACTCCGCCGCGTACCGACGAGTTGCAGTTGTTCGTCCGCGATGACGACATCGATGTGTTCTTCGAGGAGCCGCTGCGATGAGCGTGATCACCCCCGGTATCGAGCTGTTCCACGGCAACACTCGTTGGCTGAACCTCCGCCTGCGGCGATACGGTCAGCGAGAGGCTATGGACGTGTCCACCGCCCAGCGCATCGCCGTCGAGTTCGCCAAGATCGGTGAGGCGCCGCTTCCGCCGGTGTACGCCTCCCGGACCGCGCCCGGCGCCGATTGGATCGGCGGGCGCGTGCCGGTGCTGGTGAGCCCGGCCGACGTTACCGCGCGCATCGGCAGCTATGACGTCTCCGTCACCGTGTTCGAGACCCCGGTGGAGCGCACCGCGGCCGTGGGGCGCGTCGAGGTGCTCCCCCGTCCCGTGCGCGGCCTCCTGACGCTCCCCAACGGGAACGCCTATGCGTCGTCGAACGTGATGGCCATGGTCAACGCCGGGGCCTACACCATCCCGATGGGTGCCCCCGTGGCTGCGACCGGGGGCGGGTTGGTACTGGCGCAGGGGGCCGGCCCAGCCCGGCCGGCCGACGGCATCGCTGTGGCGCCTACCGGACCCGGATCGACCTGCCTGTATATCGCCAGCGGACAGGTGCGGCTGGTCGATTGGACGCCCGTCTTTGGTTCCGGCAGCCTGCCGGCAGGGGCGGCCGAGCTCTGGCTCGGGGCGGCCGCCGGATCCCTCACCGATACGATCCCCGTCGCACCCGCCTTCGCCCTGCGTCAGGTCGTGGGAGACGTCGGATCCGACCCCCAGGTGCTGAACGTCAACATCTCGTCTGGATTCGTCCTGTGAGCCTACCCCCGCCCCTCGTAGCCGATGCGCGCTTCCCCAAGCAGTCCCCCGCCGGCATCGGCGTGGAGGCGATCGTCCTCAAGCCGCTGGCACAGCTGCCGGCCGACCCCGAGGAGGGGATGATTGCCCGGTTGGCGTCCGACGGGCTCGTGTACACGCGCCGAGGCGGGGTGTGGACGACCGGTACGGGCGTCGGGTCGACCCACGTGCACCACCAGGCTCTCGCCGCCGCGGTCTGGAGCATCTCGCACACGCTGGGGTACCGCCCCTCCGTGCACGCCATCGACACGACCGGCGAGCAGATCATCGGTGAGGTGACCTTTCCCGCGCTCAACCAGGTGCAAGTCGCTTTCCTGATCCCCGTCGCCGGGTACGCTTACCTCACCTGAACCGCCGTTTCACGGAGCCGTCATGCCGAAGCTGCTGACCAACCTCGATGCGCAGAACGTGGCCACGTTGGTCAACGTGCCCAACCCTGTCGCCGCTGGTGACGTGGCCAACAAGAGTTATGTCGACAGCGTCGCGCAGGGGCTGCAGATCAAGTCCAGCGTTCGTGCTGCTACCGTCGGGGACATCAGCCTGTCCGGCCTGGGGACGCAGGCCGGTGGAGACTGGGCGGCGCCCCTGACGGCCGGTGATCGCATCCTGGTGCGGGCGCAGTCGTCCGGGGTGCAGAACGGCATCTACCTCGCAGCTGCCGGGGCGTGGGCCCGCTCCGGCGACCTCCCGGCCGGCTCCAATGCCCGGTCGACCTTCGTGTTCGTCGAGCAGGGGGCGACCCTGGCCGACTCCGGCTGGGTGTGCACCAACGATTCCGGGTCCGATGTCGTCGGCACCAACGCGCTGTCCTTCGCGCAGTTCAGCGGCGCCGGCATGATCACGCCCGGCGCGGCGATGTCGAAGTCCGGGGATACCCTCAACGTCCTGACCGACGGCACCACCGTACAGGTCAACGGGTCGAACCAGCTGGAGGTCTCTCCCGCTGTCCGCTTCGCCAGCCACAAGGTCGTCGCCCTCGTAGGCGACGGCGTGGCGTCGAGCTTCGTCATCACCCACGGTCTCGGCGTGCAGAGCGTGCAGGTCGCGATCCGCGAGGTCGCGACCAACCAGGTCGTGATCGCCGACGTGGTGGCGAACACCGTCAACCAGGTGACCGTGAGCTTCGCCCAGGTCCCGACGCTCAACGCCTATGCCGTGACCATCATCGGCTGAGGAACGCATGGCCTCCACGACTATCACCGCCCTGACTCCCGTCGCCTCCGCCACCGGCACCGAGGTGGTGCCCGCCGACCTCGGACCCGGCGTCACCCGCAAGCTGACGACGCAGCAGATCGCCGACCTCAACAATGCCGCCATCGGTGCCGCCCAGGCGGACGCCACGCAGGCGCTGGCCGATGCCGCTGCCGCCCAAGGGGTCGCGAACAATGCCCAGGCGGACGCCACGCAGGCGCTGGCCGATGCCGCGACCGCGCAGGCCGATGCCACCACCGCCATCGGTGACTCGGCTTCCGCCCTCGCCGCTGCCTCGGCCGCCGTCAGCGGTCTGGGCCTGCACACCGCCGATACGGCCAACCCGCACTCGACGACCGCCGCGCAGACCGGCGCCGTCCCAGCCGCCGAGAAGGGTGCGGCCTCCGGTGTGGCCACCCTGGATGCCAACGCGCTCCTCCCGCTGGCCCAGCTCCCGCAGATCGCGTCCGGTAACTTCCTGGCGCGCTTCTCCGGCGGGCCCGGCCCAGCCGAGGAGGCTACCGGCAGCCAGGCTACCGCATTGCTGGACGTGTTCCTGGGGTCCACGCCCGGCCTCGTCCCCGCTGGCGGGGCGTCGACGACCGAGTTCCTGCGCAAGGATGGTGCGTGGGGCGTGCCGCCCGGCACCGGCGGCGGATCCTCCGGCCTGAACTACATCGCCAACAACGGTGCCGAGTTCGACCTCAGCGGCTGGGCCGAGTACGACGACGGCGCCGCCGAGCCCGTCGACGGCACCGGGGGGACCTCCGCGCTGACCTGGGAGCGTATCACCGTCAACCCGCTGCGCGGCGTCGGCATGTTCCGTCTCAGCAAGGCGAGCCCCACCGCCGCCCAGGGCAGCGGGGTCAGCTACGACTTCCAGATCGACATCGCCGACATCAACAAGACCCTGTCGGTGTCCCTCGACGTGACGGTGGATGCCGACGCCGCCGGCAGTTTCGCCGTGTACGTGTACTGCCCTGGGTTCGGGTTCTGCCCCGTCAGCGGCGACCACGTCATCAACAACTCCGGCACCTTCCGCCTGACGTTCTCGACGTTCAACTCGGTCAGCTATCGCCTGATCATCCACTGCCGGTCCGCCTCCACGGCGTCCATGCAGTTCAACTTCGACAACGTCTATGTTGGCCCCGAGTGGCTGCCCAGCCTGCCCGCCATGAGCGATTGGCAGGACGCCGGGCCGATGACGATCACTGCCACGACCACCAACCCGACTAAGGGCACCGTCGTCACCGACAAGGTGTGGTGGCGTCGCGTCGGCGACTCGGCCGAGGTCCGGTTCGAGTTCTACCAGAGCGCCGGCGGTGGTGCGGGCAGCGGGACGTACCTGTTCGAGCTGCCCGCCGGTCTGGCCGTCGATACCGCCAAGATCGCTCTCGCGCCCGCCACCGCTACCGACGGGTTCGGCAAGTCCGTGGTCGGGACGTGCGCGGTCGGTTCCGGGGTCGGCAGCCCGTTGCTCGACGGCGTGGTGCAGGTGCATGATGCCACGCACGTGTGGTTCACCGTGCAGAGCGTCAGCGGCACCATCGAGACCCCCGTCGGCTCGGCCCTGTCGCTGGCCAACGCGACCTACCGCATCTCCGCCACCCTCCGGGTACCCATCGCCGACTGGTCCGCCACCACCCCGGTGCAGCAGGGCAGTCGGTACCTGTGGGCGCAGCGGTACGGCGCCGTCGCCACCCAGGTCACCACCACGCCCGCCAACCCCGGCGAGTACCGGTCGTATCGCCTCGGCGTCGATACGACGCCCACCGACGGGCCCAGCGCCTTCGCCGGGTTCCGCATCGACAGCGGCAGCGGCCTCGGCGTCGGGCGGATCAACGTCTACGAGGTCTTCGTCGGCCGCAACAAGGTGATCGGGTTCCAGTACTACGCCCAGCCCGGGAGGCAGCTGGGGCTGCTGACCGAGTACACCTACCTGCCGTCCTTCGTCTACACCGGCGTCCTGACCGCGTACGATCCGACGCTGGGTGTCGCGTACATCGGGTGCTCGGGCATCAACGCCGGTGACCGCGTGGGCGTGACGTCCGACTTCTCCACCGCCGTGCAGGAGGGGTACTTCGACATCCTCGTCGCCGACGACCCCGTCGCCGTGGCGCAGGCCCCGGCCGTCTACGTCGAGGCGACCAGCGATGCAGGCCAGGTCGTGACCGGGATCACGCCCCTGGAGTACGAGGACGTGGCCTACGGTTCGGCGTGGTTCGACGGGACGACGTTCACCGCCCCCGTCGACGGCGTGTATGAGGTGTCGTTCGTCTTCGCCCCCGATACCGCCATCTACGTCATCCCGATCCTGTACATCGACGGGTCGGTGGTGTGCCAGGGGCTCGTCGGCCCCAACGCCACCGGGGCACGCTCCGGGCTCTCCCGCGCCGTCCGGCTCTCCGCCGGCCAGACCATGCAGTTCTACAGCGGGAACGGGTGCACCCGCAGCGTGGACCCGGAGATCAACTGGTTGACCATCGTCCGCGTAGGAGACGTCTGATGCTCAGAGCCCGCATCCATAACCTGATCACCGACCAGCGGTACTCGTTCACCGCCCCCGACCAGGCCGCCATTGACGCCCGCCTGGCCGCCAAGCTGCACGTGTACGGGCAGCCCGAGGACCGCGAGGTCGTCGTGGAGGATATGTCCGCCGAGGAGGCGCAGCAGCGCATCGACAACGCCTGGGCCATGGCCGATGCGATCTGCCTCGCCGGGGCCGACCACAACAGCCGCGGCCGGTACCTGGCGTGGTTGGTCGACCCCGCATGCTCTCCCGCCCGCAAGGCCGCCATCCTCGCCGTGCAGGACTGGATGGACACCGTCTGGATGTCGTACCAGGCGTGGCAGGAGGATCCCGCCGAGCCGTGGGTGCCGCCCACCGTCACCTGCCCGTATACCTTCCGGCAGATCTACCAGATCGCCTGAATAGCCCATGCCCGCGCTCCTCAAGATCGATACCGCCCTCAAGAACCTCAGCTCCGAGAACGTCGGTCCGCTGATCGTCGGCAGCACCATCGTCGACCAGGTGCTGGTGGACCAGTACGGGTCCATCGGGTGGACCGTGACGGTGCGCCGCGACGACGGGGCCCGGGCGCGCTACGACGTGTCGGCCGTCCACGACGGGACGCTGTTCGTCGACGCCGCCGACGGTTCCTACGAGGTCAGCGGCGGTGCCGCCACCTCTGCGGCCGTCGGCGAGGCGACGTTGTCGGTTGCGCTCAGCGGCGCCGGCCCTACCCAAGTCCTCCAGCTGGTGGTCACCGTGACCGCCGGCACGTGGTACTGCGACGTCAGCCGCAGTCCTCACGTCGGAACCCCAGGCTGACGAAACGCTCAAGATGGAGACACTGAAGTCATGAGCAACGACGACACCGGCATCTCGGTGAAGAACCGAGACATCCTCAACCTCTTGAAGGCGCTCAGCGCCCTGGACGGGCGCCCGACGCCCGTGACCGTGAAGGACAAGGACAGGGAGGTGACGCAGATCGTCATCAAGCCCTACTCGTTCAGCGGTACCGCCCGCCTCGCGATGGCTCGCGCCCTGGTCGCCGTGAAGGACGTCAATGACGCCCTCAGCCGCACCCACGACGGGCTGGTGAAGCAGTTCGCCGACCCGGCCGACCCGACGCAGGTCTCCGACGCCAACATGCAGGCGTTCACCGATGAGTGGGAGAAGGTCCTCGATGCCGCGGTCGTTCTGAAGTTCGCCCGCATCTCCTGCACCGAGCTGCGGGTCGAGGAGAATCAGCTCCCGGTTTCGGTGCTCGCGGCGCTGGACCCCCTGCTCGTCTGATCCCCGTCGGCCGGCGTGAACCGCCGTTTCACGCCGGCCAGGAGGCCCCGCCATGCCCGCTAAGTCCCGCCTCGCACAGCACGGAATCCGCTTCGGCACCCTCGGTGCCGTGAACGACCTCGCCGTCGCGTTCCCCGTCGTCGACGGGCAGGATGATCCCGGTGCGCATACCGCGTCCGGGAGCATCGGGTTCTACGCCTCTCGCGCCGCCGGCGTCGAGAAGATCGGCGTCGTCGTCATGGGGTCCGAGGTGCTCGGGATCGGTGCCGACCGCGTCGCCTTCGGCCGCCGTCTGGACGTGGTCGCGTCGGCTGCGGCATCCGCCGGCCTCCGCCTGGCGGCCGGCGACGACCCCTCCGCTCCGGTCGTCGGCGACGTGTGGTATAGGGGCGCGTCCATCAACGCCGTTCGGTTCTTCGACGGCACGAATACCGTCAGCGTGTCGGCCCAGGTGCAGAAGCGCGTCGTCGTCCTGCGCGGCCAGGTGCAGGCCGGTGTCGTGACCGGTGCCCAGGCCATCAACTTCGCCTCCCCCGTCTCCGGTACCATCGTCGGGTGGCGCATCGTGACCGATGTGGCGACCACGGCCTCCCTGGACGTCTGGAAGCTCAACGGCGCCAACCCTACTGTGGCGAACACCATCGTCGCTGCGGCGCCACCCGCGATCACCGCTGCAACCTATGCAGCCTCGACCACCTTGACCGGGTGGACGACGGCTATCGCCGCAGGGGATGTGTTCGAGCTGAACGTGTCCAGCAACAGCGCGGCCAAGGTCGTCACCCTTGAACTCGATGTCGTCGTGGATTGAGCCGTGGCCATCCGCACGATCTCTGCGGCTGGCGGCAACTATAACGCCGTCGGGACGTGGGACGAAGGAGTCGTCCCTACCTCGGCGGACGATGTCGTCGTCCGCGCCGACGGTACGTCCGGCAGCGTGACCGTCACTGCGGCCGCCGCCGCCAAGACGCTGAACCTGTCGACTGGTCCATATGATGGCACCTTCACGATCAATGATACCTTCACCTTGACGGTAGCCGGCAGCGTGACGCTGAACAGCTCCGGCGCCTGCACGGGGATCTCCGGGACTGGTACTGGGACGCTCAATATCAATGTCAGTGCCGCCTCCCTGACCAGCAACGGTAAGACCATCGCCTCCAGGTTCTCGTATACCCCCGCCGGCGGTACCCTCACGCTCGTCGATGACGCCATCGTGACCGGGCGTCTGGATTGGAGCGGGGCGTCCACCCCTGTGATCGCCGGGTCCGGTCGCACCATCACGGCCTCCGGTGGGGTGAACACGTTGAATCGCGCCGCCATTGGAGCCGGCTGTACTCTACGGATTACTGGAGGCACCTGCACGTCATCCACCCGCGGCACCAACTACGGGATCTCCGGCTCCGGGACCGTGGAGTTCGACGGCGATATTACCATGTCGTCGCTGTTTGTCCGGGCCTCGACGATCCGCTACATAAGCGGGACCTGGGGCGCGGGTACCTTCAATATCGGTAGCAGCCCCACCCTCCACGGTTCGCCGCCCGTCAGCAGTATGGCCTATCGTACCAGTGGAACGCTCACGCTGATGGATCCGCTGACGCTTACCGGCACCCTCACCGTCCTAGATGCCGTCACCCTGACGGCCGCCGGGGCCCAATCCATAACGGTGCCGATCCTGACTACCTCGGGTGCCGGCAGCAGTATCCTCAACTTGGGAGACTGCGCCTGGATTGTCGGACTGTTGCGTCTCGATGCCGCCAATACGTTGTCCATCCGCCAGGCCGATCTCACCGTCGATGCGCTTACCGTCGATGCCGGCAGCGTCTTCACGTTCGAGGCTGGGCGTACGCTTACGGTGGTGAGCACGATGAGGGTTGCCGGATCCCCGTCCGCCCCTGTCTCCATCGCATCGGCCATGCCCGGTGCTCCGTTCACTCTCGATCTCGCGTCGACCGATCTTCAGTCCGTCTTCGCCGCGTACGCCGATGTCTATGTGGCCGCGCCGCGCATCCTGTACAACGCCTTCGGAGGTGCCCTGACGAATACGTCGCGTATCGAGAACAAGGACAATACCACGATGCTCGGGGTCGATCCCGGGGAGAGCAATGTGCTGTACGGAGTCGGTTACGTCATCAACGGCGTTGCGCTGACCGGCACGATGCAGTTGCCCACCTCGCACGGGAGCATCTGACGTGGCCATCCGTACGATCTCTGCTGCCGGCGGCAACTACAACAGCACCGCGACGTGGGATGAAGGCGTCGTCCCGACGAATGCCGATGATGTCGTCGTCAGGGCCGACGGGACCTCTGGTAGCGTCACTGTTACCGCCGCTGCTGCGGCCAAGACGCTGGACCTGACGGCGGGGGCCTACAACGGAACCTTCACCATCGATGCCACTTTCACCCTGACGGTCTCCGGCAGCGTGACACTCAATAGCTCCGGCACCTGCCCGGGGCCCGTCGGTGGCGGATCCCTGTCCATCAACACTACCGCCACGCTGACCAGCAACGGCAAGACCATCGGGTGCAACTTCATCTATACGACGGCCCCCGCCACGCTGACCCTCGCCGATGACGCGAACATCACCGGGTTGCTCACGGCGACCAGCAGCAGCAACAACATCACCTTCACGAGCAGCGGCAGGACCGTCACCGTTGCCGGCGGGGTCTCAGCGACGGGGCGCCTGTTCACCCTCACCAACACCACTCTGAAGGTGACCGGCGGAACCCTGAACGGTACCTCCAACGCTTCTTTCGGCATCGCTGGAACGGGCACGTTCGAGTTCGCTGGGAATGTCACCTGCGGTGCGACCGGTCCGTTCCTCAGGTGCAGTACCGTCAAGTTCACCAGCGGCACCATCTCCGGCGGATCCATCTCATTCGGCGGAAACGTGGCCTTGGTCGGGGCGTGCAGCCTGCCCACGACCAGCTTCCGCATGCGCGTCTCCGGGACGCTGACGCTCGACAGCGCCTTCTCGTGCGGTGCCGATTTCAACGTGGTCGGGGTCACGCTGACGATGGCCGGGGCGCAGACCGTCACTCTCACTGGCACGTTCGGGGTGACGGCCACTACCGGTACCAGCACCCTGAATCCCGGTACCTGTACCTTCGTCACCTCGACTGTGACGCTGAATGCTGCGACCTCCACTATGTTGCGGCTCATCGGCAGCTTCACCTTCGACACCGTGAACCTGAGCGGTACCGCGACGCTCATCGTCGATTCCGGGAACACGCTCAGCGTCTCCTCGGCGTTCAATCCCGTCGGTACTCCCCTGCTCTCGCCTACTGTCCGCTCCCAGACGGCCAACGTCGCCTTCACACTGGCGCTCGGAACCGCCATCGTTCAGTCGGCGTTCGCCACCTACACCGATGTCAGTGTCACCGGCGTCGTGGTGAACAACGCCTTCAGCGGCCCCCTGACGCGGACGAGCGGGATCGTCGCTCTGGCGACGAACGAGTCCCTGGACAGCACCGACCCCGGTATCGCCAATGTCCGCGATGGGGCTGGTTACACCATCGATGGCGTCCCTCTCGTCGGGGCGTATACCGGCAGAACCTCCTACGGATACATCCAATGAAGTCACGTTACGCCCCTACCGTCAACCCAGGCGACATCCGGCGCCGCGTCAAGAGGATCGAGCTGTCGACCCCCTTGGCTGGGCGCATCGCCGTCACCATCTACGAGGAGGACGTGGTGCGTCTCGCTGCCGGGGCCGAGGTGCCCTTGCGCGACCAGGGCGCCATCTCGGTCATCGTCGACCCGTCCGACGCCGCTCAGATGGCCTCCGTGTTCGCGCTGCGCAGCTACGCCGACGATTCTCTCCTCGGTTCGGACATGGCCGTCGGGTCAGTGTTGATGGCGTTCTTCTCGTGGGTGCGTTCCCGGCAGCTGGCGCGAGACGCCGCATCCCCGTCGGCGTAGCCGTGCGCGTCCTCTTCTGGAAAGGCCCCTGCGGATTCTTCGGCACGCTGGTGCGCATCCGCACCCGCAGCGCGTACATCCACAGCGAGCTGCTGTTCTCCGACGGTGCCCGGTTCCGCATCGCACCCGGCGAGGTGTCACGGTTTTACGTCCCCGCCGACGCCCCGCGGTGGGACGGCGCCGTGTGGGACTGCCTGGAGGTGGCCGGAGGCGACGAGGCGTTCGTCCGGAAGTGGTGCTTCGAGCAGTCCGGCACGAAGTACGACTGGCTGGGGCTGGCGCTGTGCCAGGTGCTGCCGTGGGGTCGCGAGCACCCGGATCGGTGGTTCTGCTCCGAGCAGTGCACGGCCGGGCTGCAGGCCGGCGGGTACCCCGCCGTCGCCGACTTGAAGCCGCACTATCAGTCGCCGGCCAAGTTGGCGGCTGCACTCGTCCATCGTGGCGCTACCTTCCAGCTGCCGTGAACCGCCGTTTCAGGAGTACGCCGTGAACCGCGCCCCCGCCATCGGAGTGACCGAGCGCCTCGACACCCCTGTGTCCGAGGCGACCGTTCCCGCCGTACCAGCCCCCTACGCCGCCGCCCCGTTCATGATGCTGGTCGACACGACCCTCGTGGCAGGGCCGTCGTCGCAGAACCGGACCACCGACACCCAGTTCCGGTTCCTGCTGAACCCGTACTACGGCGGGTATTACTTCCTCGTCGAGTGGGGCGACGGGTCGAGCAACGTCGTGGTGTGCGGGAAGGCTGTCAAGCCGGATGTCACCGATACGCGCGGTATGCCGGCAGGCGCCTCCACCGTCGCCAGCCTCATCAACCTGCCGTCGGTGACGCCCGACTCGCCCGCGTTGCTCCACACCTATGCGCTCCCCGGGCAGTACGTCGTGTCGCTGACGCCGCTGTCCCCCACCGGGCTTCCCGGCATCGCTTTCAACGATTATTCAGGCGCCACGAGCACGACCAAGAACACCGATTGCCTCAAGGTGCTGGAGATCCAGCAGTGGGGCTCGAACCCGTGGGCGGCTATGGATGGGTTCATGATGGGCGCGCGGAACATGACCATCACCGCGTGGGATAGCTCCCGGGCCGTCACCGGCGGTGTGGCGAACTGGGACAGGGCGTTCTGCTACTGCCGCGCTCTCGCCTCGTTCCCTGGCACGCTGGACTTCGGAGGGGCTGACAACCTTACCTCGTGCTGGAACGGGTGCGTCGGCCTCACGAGCTTCCCGGCGACGCTGGACTTCTCCAAGGTCACGACGTTCGTGTTCACGTGGACTGGGTGCTCCGGCCTGACCGCGTTCCCGCTCATCTCCATCCCGTCCGCCACCACCCTGCGCGGAGCGTGGCAGGGCAACATCGGCCTGACCTCGTTCCCGCTCATAGACATAGGCCACGTTACAAATCTTAGTTTGGCGTGGGATAAGTGCTCCGGCCTGACCTCGTTCCCGCTGCTCGATACCGGATCGTGCACCAACTTCTCCTCCACGTGGTCCGAGTGCACCAGCCTTACCGAGTTCCCTCTGCTGGATACCAGCAAGGGCACCAACTTCTTCAGGACTTGGGACGGGTGCTCCGGCCTGACCGCCATGCCGCCGTTGTCGTTCGAGTCCATGGTCTCCGGGGACGGTACGTTCTGGGGTTGCTCCAACCTGGTCACGCATCCCGACTATACCATGCCTGTCGGGGCCAGCCTCAACCTGTCCAACTTCTTCCGCAGCTCCGGCGTATCCGACGATGCGTACAGCAACTTCCTCGTGCGCCTGGAGGCTGCCAACCCGCTCAACACCGGGTCGATCACGCAGACCCCCGCCAAGTACACCCCGGCCGCCGCGGCGGCCCGGTCGGCCCTCATCCTGCGCGGGTGGACGATCGGCGACAACGGCGCAGCCTGAGGACGAGAGGAGCCCATGCCGCAATCCCACCATGCCGTGTCCGACGGTTACTTCCTGGCTCACGACGGTAGCTCCGTATTCGTCTCCGGATCATTCTCCGCCGGGCAGGTGGTCGAGACCGGGCAGCCGCGCCTGGACGTATTTCCGACCATCGAGGAACTGAATATATGGCTTGCGTCGTTCGGTCAGCCCGCCCACCAGGAGTGATGGGCTGGACGTCGTGCGCTGATCCGTATCCTCGTACTAAGCCCGTGCGGAGGGGCTGACGTGGGCGCCAACGATCATTCCGGCGCCCGCGCAGGTGGGCGGAGCGAGTCCATCGACCTCATCGCCAAGTTGGCGGAGATGGGTGCCCGCCTCCAGTCGCTTGAGGCCGAGTCGCTGGCGTCGAAGTCCAGCCGGGTGGCGTTCAACGACAACATCAACACCCTGCTGACGCAGATGGCCGGAACTGTCGAAGCCCACGGTGCCGAGCTGGCCGAGTTCCGTCGCGCCATCTCCCAGATCGCGCGCATCGCCCAGGTGCTCGAGGGCGCCTTCGGGCAGGCCGGCCTGGTCGGAGAGGTGGCGCAGATGCGCCGCGACATCGCCGACTACAATGCGCGCCTCGGGGAGCTGGAGGCCAAGCTGGAGGCTAAGCTGGATCCCCGCGGCGTCGGGGCCACCACGCGCATCTCCCCGGCCGTCAGCAAGGGCGCCGACATGCGGGATAACATCATCTCGCTCCTGGTGAAGGTCATCCTCGCCCTCGCGGCACTGCTGGGCGCTGGCGCCATCGGCTCCAAGTACGGAGGGGTCCTCGATCCTGCCGCTGCCCCCACCACCGGAAAGTGAGGTGCCCATGCCCGCCGTCATCACGGCTGTCGTGGTCGTCAACATCCTGGTTGCCGCAGCCGTCGCCCTGCGCTGCATGCGCGCCCGCAAGGCGTGCGATCCGACCCAGCGGCTGTTCATGTGGGTGTGCTGCGCCTACGTCCTGTCCCGCGCCAGCCTGGTCCTGCCGCCCGCCCACGTCCCCGGCGACATAGCCGTCCTGTCGGCCACCATGGTCGACACCGTCCTGCTGGCGGCCATCTGGTCCTGGTGTCGGCGCTGCTGCCCCAGCATGGGCCCGTCCTAGCGTCTTCCCACGCGGGTGCCGCGTTGTAGGCTACCCCCACGCGAAAGGGAGCCCCCAATGGCATCCAGCCTGACCTACCTCGGTGAGAAGTACGCGCTGTTCGGCGACGGCGCCTCCAACGGGTCCATCGCCCGCCTGGCCACCCACCTGCGCCTCTACACCACCGCGCCCACCAAGGCCGGAGGCGCCGTCGAGGTCGTCGGTACCGGCTATGCCGCCATCGTGATCTCGACCGTGGACTGGACCTTCACCCCGTCCCCCGGCATCGGCAGCCCCATGCAGATCCGGCTCGCCAACAAGCTGTTCACCGCAGGTGGGTCCTGGTTGAACGTGTCCGGCGCCTACATCACCGACGTCGGCGGGAACGCCCTGGCGTGGTGGGAGCGGTCGGCCGGGGCGGTCACGCTGTCGAACGGCGATACCCTCACCGCCGACCAGCTGACCATCCGCTTCCCGTGAACCGCCGTTTCAGGGATTGAGCCATGAGCGACCTCAAGATCAGTCAGCTGACGTCCGTCGGCTCCCTGGCGCCGTCGGACGAGTTCGCCGTCGCGTCCGGGTCCTTCACGCGCAAGGCCACCGCCGCCCAGGTCGGCGCCTACGCGCTCACGGTCGTCAACGCGTTGAAGGGGGTCGCCAACGGGTTCGCCAGCCTGGACGCCTCCGCGCTCGTTCCGCTCGCGCAGCTGCCCCTGAGCCCCGAGTTCAATACGGCGGTGTTCGGCGTCAGCTCCGAGCGCCGCATCGTCCCGCGCTGCGTGCACATGCAGTCCGGGACCACCTACAACCTCTCCGCCGCCGACCCCGTCGGCCTGGTCCGGGCCTTCTTCAACAGCTCAGCCGCCACCGGCATCCCCGCGACGCTGTCGCCCGGTGTCTCTGGCTACATCGACACCCGCCCGGTCGGGCAGGCGATGGCGCTCCTCGGCCGCGAGTACATCGAGCTGGTCCACCTCGGCAGCGGGGTGTGGGCCACCGTCCGCCAGCGCATGGAGTGGCAGTCGTTCACCCCGGTGTGGGAGGGCAAGTCCAACGCGTTCTCCGCCCAGCCGTCGTATCTGTGCAGCCGGTTCGTGTGGCGTCGCGAGGGTCTGGACATGCGCATCGCGTGCAGCTTCGTCCGCGTCCCGGCTTCCTCCGGCAGCGTGAGCCCCGCCCAGCAGTACTTCATGCGTCTGCCTATGCCGCTTACGGCCGCCGCGCCGCGTTCGGACTTCGTCGCCCAGTACAACCCGCCCGGCTATACCTCGTACCTGGTGTACGGCCCGCATGTCGGCCACGCCAATGCCGGTGTGCTGTGGTCCAACATCGGTGACGGTGCCGTCGTTCTGTGCCGCAATGACGCCCTCACGCAGTGGGGTATCACGGCCTGGTGGAGCACCACCCAGCAGTGGGGCTCGCACGGTAGCGGGTACGCTGTCGCCACCTCGTATTCTGGCAGCGCCCCTATGTCCGTGTCCGTGGAGGCGCGCGTGCCCATGCAGGGCTGGTGAGGTAGGGAGTGGCCGACTACCTCGTACAGGAGAACGGTAGCCGGATCCTGCTCGAGGACCCCGTCGTACCCGGAGACGCCCTCCTCCTGGAGGACCTGACCCTCCAGGACTTCGGCGACATCGAGGTGTCCCCGCAGCTGGATGCGCCGACCGACTCGCGCCTCGTGTACGCCGGTCTCCTCGACGGCCTGGCCGAGATCTTCGTCGAGTTCTCCGGCGCCGCCGTGGTGCCGCTGCGCGTGTCCGGCGAGATCGAGGTGTTGCCGCTCCTGCGCGGGAACCTGTTCGTGCTCCTGTTCGGGGCGCAGGCGCTCCCCGTGCGCGCCCTGCTGCAGGGCTCCATCGACGTGCACCCCGAGATGGGCGGTATCGTCTACACCTACCCGTACCAGACCGTCGATGTCGTCGTCGCCCGGACCGCGCAGACGGTGCAGACGCCGTTGCTCACCAGCGCCGGGCAGCTCCTCAACGCGTTCGTCTACCCCGGCCAGGAGGTGCAGCTCGACCCCGCGTACTCCGCGCCGTTCCTGCACGACCAGGTGTGGAACCTCGTCGACCTGTTCCTGCTGGACATCCGCCGCATCCGCGTTCCCCGGTTCTACGATACCGACGGGACGCCGGAGGACTTCGTCACCCTGCACGAGCGTCCGGTGCTGTGGGCCAGCTTCGACGCGGATCGCGACGTCATCCGCGTCGGCCGCAACACCGACGACGGGCTGGCCCAGGCGGTCTACGGGGTTGCGCTCGACCCGTCGGCGGCGCGCCTGACTCGGGACAGCGTCGTCGCCGACACGCACGGCGTGGCCGAGTTCTCCGTGGTCCGCGCCCTCGGGGCGCCGCCGGCGCGGTTCCAGTTCTCTATCGTCGATCGGACGCACGCCGACGTGGTCATCGCCCTGGATAACTCCAGGACCAGCGTGGCTCCCGGCCTACCCCCGCCGCCTGTTCCCGAGCCGGTGCAGCAGCACGTCGTGTACGCGCGAGGCGTGCACGTGTGCAACGGCGTATCGGCCACGCCCAAGAACAACACCAGTATCTACACCTACCAGGTTGCGCGCGGCCTCGGCGACGTGCGCGAGCTCAAGCTGGTGTACATCGGCTGGTACTACACCGGCGGCGTCGACCTGCCGTGCCCGGCGCAGTACACCGTCAAGGTGGCGGTGGTCCACAACGGCACCGTCTATCCCGTGACGCTGAATGGGTCTAGGAACATCGTTGTCGATCCCGACCAGAACGTCGTGACCGACCCCATCGCCGGGCTGGTGGTGGCGGAGGGGGACGTCATCACCGTCAGGACGTACCCGACGTCCACCGGCAACGTGCCCAACATGAACGGCCACAACTACCTCGAGACCATCAACGGGGTCGACGGGCGCGCTGTCGGGGACCAGGTCGATGCCGTCACGCCTCCGACCACGACCGGTGCCACCGCGATGACCGGGCCGCTGCTCGTCCTCGGTACCCCGGCCAAGCGGAACCGCCCCTTCGCCGTGTTCGGAGACGGGATCATCCTCGGCATGACCGACTTCGGCGCGGTCGTCGATCCCGGTGATTCCCCCTACGTCGGTGCCGGGTGGGGCCGGCGCTCCATCTACAAGGCCGGGCGACCCGGCCTGTGCCTGGCCTACCGCGCTTCCGTCACCGGCTCCTCGCTCGTCCGCCGTCGCCCCATCGTCGAGATGGCGACGTGCGAGGGCATCCTGTTCCAGACCGGGGCCAACGACATCTACGCCAACATCCCGGCGGCGCAGATCGTCAACTCCATGCGTAACGCCTGGCAGCAGCTCAGCGAGTTCGCCCCCGTGCTGCAGGGTACAATCACTCCGCAGACCACGAGTACCGACGACTGGGCGACCCTCGCCAACCAGGGTCTGCGCACCACGACTCCGCCCGGCAACTTCGGACCCGGCGGCCTCAAGGAGCAGGTGAACGACCTGCTGCGCAACCTCGATGTGGACAACGAGCCGTACCTGGCCGGCATCCTGGACATCTCCGACGCCGGCGTTGGAGGCATCCAGTCGTCGCCCAACTCCGGCAAGTGGTACGTCACCGGGGTGCCCAACCAGGTGACGCGCGACGGTGCCTGGGTCATGCCCTTCGGCGCTGATCGCATCGCCGATTACGCCTGGCAGGCGCTCCGCTCCTCGCAGAAGCCGGCGTGCGCCGTCGCTCCCGTTGTCACCGGGTTGCCGACCATCGGGGCCACGATTACGTGCGACTCCGGCGTGTGGCAGGTGGACTGCGCCAAGGATTACCAGTGGCTGCGCGACGGCGTAGCCATCCCCGGGGCGCTCGGTATCACCTACACCCTTGGGCCCGCCGACGTCGGAGCCCGCATCTCGTGCCGCGTTACCGCCCTGTCCCTGGGCGGGACGACGCGCGTTGTCAGCAACCGCCTCGAGCCCACCGCCGACTCCCTGCCGCTCGACTTCAGCGACTCTTTCGCCTCCGGTCTCATCGCCACCGTCAGTGGCTCCATCTAAGGATCTCCCATGCCGCAGCCCACCGTACAGGTCAAAGACGCCCTCGGGTTGACGCAGACCATCAATACGATCAACCCCAACGGTCCCGCCGCGTCCGCCGACGCTCAGCCGGTGGTGATCGCCAACGACCAGACGGTGCCGGTGTCGATCGCCGCCCCGGTCGCGATCGACGACTCCACCCCCGTCGACGTGGCCATCCCGGCGCCCATCACCGTGGACACCTCGACCCCGCTCCAGGTCGCCGCGACCGCCGATCTCCCCGTCTCGATCGCGGCCCCCGTGGCGGTGACCAGCGCGGCCCCGCTGGTCATCGACGACTCTACCCCGGTGGACGTCGCCATCCCCGCTCCGATTACCGTCGATACCTCGACCCCGCTCCAGGTGGCCGCGACCGCCGACCTGCCGGTGTCCATTGCGGCGCCCGTCGTCATCGATGATACCACACCCGTCGATGTGGCGATCCCCGCCCCCATCACGGTCGATACCTCGACCCCGCTCCAGGTCGCCGCGACCGCCGATCTCCCGGTCTCGATCGCCGCTCCTGTCGTCGTCGATGACTCCACGCCCATCGACGTCGCGGTCCCGGCCCCGATCACCGTCGATACCACGACCCCTCTGGACGTCGCCGTCGCCGGCACCGTCCCCGTGTCGATCGCCGCCACCGTTCCTACCAGCATCGCCGACGGCCCGAACCTCGACGCCTTCTCCCGTCTGCGCGTCAGTTCTCCCACTCTGCTGCTCGAGGTGAAGCGCGTCGGCGACGCCGGCGTGAACCCGGCGAACTTGATGACCAGTACCGTCGTCGGGTCCGGTGCCCTCACGGCCGACATCGCCCGCGACCAGCTGACGGTGACCGGCAACGTGTTCGGCATCGCCCGCCGCGCCACCAAGAGCCGGGCCGTGTACCAGCCCGGCAAGAGCCTGCTCATCTTCATCACCTTCCAGGCGGCCGTCTATGATACCGGTGTCGCTGCCCGCATCGGCTATTTCGATGACAATGACGGGTTCTTTCTCCACGTGACCGCCGGCGGTGCGTTGGCGATGGGTAGGCGCGCCGACGTCACCGGGTCTCCTTCCGACTTCACCGTCAGCCAGGCCGGGTGGAACCTCGACAAGCTGAACGGAACCGGCCCGAGCGGCCTCACCCTCGACGTGACCAAGGCGCAGATCCTCGTCATCGACATGGAGTGGTTGGGTGCCGGTCGCGTCCGCATGGGTTTCGTCATCAACGGCAAGATCTACTACGCGCACGAGTTCAACCACGCGAACTCGATCAGCACCGGCGTCTATATCGGCAATCCGAACCTGACGCTCCGCTGGGAGATCCAGTCGAGCACCTCCGGGACCGCCGCGACCAACACCCTGCTGGCCATCTGCGGCCAGGTGTCCAGCGAGGGCGGGTACGAGACCAACGGCGTCACCGCAAGCACCGACATGGGCAACACGGTGAACGCCATCGCCTCCGGGGCCACCGAGGAGATCCTGGCCATCCGCATCAAGTCCGCGAATCGCCAGTATGCCACTGCGTTCGTCCAGGCGCTCTCTGTGATCGCTGCTTCGTCCAGCAACTTCCTGTGGCGGTTGGTGGTCAACCCGACCGAGACCGGTGCCGGTACGTGGAGCGATGTCGCCACCGGCAGCAGCATCATGGAGAAGAACACGACCCGCACGGTCACCGCCGGCACCGGGATAGTCGTCGCCTCCGGGTACGTCGCCTCCGCCGTGAATGCCACGCATATCGATGAGCGCCCCGTCCTGACGCTGGGCCAGACGCTCGCCGGCGTGGGGGACGTCTATTCGCTCCAGGTCTTGAACCTGGGTGTCGGCAGCGAGGACTACCTCGGCAGCCTGACCTGGCGCGAGGTCTACTGACCTTCGTGAACCGCCGTTTCAGGGTTTCGCGGTTTCACAAACCTTAGCGTTTGCTTATATCGTTTGCTGAGAGCGCTAACTAGCTCGCTCGCTTCGCTCTAATCTCTCTATCTATACTTCGTATAGATAGAGATCTTCTCGCTCCGCTCGCTCGCCTCACAACCCTCGTGAACCGCCGTTTCAGCCGGATTGCTCCGCCGGAGGGGTCCCGTACGTTCGCGGCATGGTCACCGACCGTGTCCGCCTCATGTCGCAGTCCGATCTCATCCTCGAGCTCGGTGCCCGGGCTGCGATGCAGCACTTCGGGGCGCGCCACGACGAGGTGCGCGAGGCCGCCGACCTCGCCCTGGTGACCCGCAGCAAGGAGGACATCGCCCGCATCCAGGCCCGGGTAGCTGCCCGTCGGCTGTTCCGTAGGGCCGTGGCGGCAGAGCGTCGGTCCCCGCTCGTGTTCCGCCGGCTCTCGTCGGATCCGGCGCGCGCCGTGGCTGCCCACTACGGCATCCACCGGAACGTCGCGTTCCGACTCGGTGTCATGTTCCGGGACCTTGCCCGACGCATGGGGATGGCCGAGGATCGGCTCCTCAACCGCATAGAGGAGGACGCGCGTGGCGAAGATCCGCGTACACGTCGGCGTGATCGACGCTGAGGTAGACTGCAAGGCCGGGCTGTGCGATAAGCTGCTGGCCATCCCCGACCCCGCGTTGGCGTGGGACCGGGCCGTCCACCTGCGGCTCAGCGACGGGTTGAAGCACTTCTTCGACACCGACACGCGTCGGTACCCCGCCGGCCTGACGCATCGCCTGGTGGCGCGCCTGACGAAGCGCGGACACGAGGTCGAGCTGCTGCGTGAACCGCCGTTCCAGTTCGAGGCCGTGGAGGTGGACTACCTGGTCGGGGTGAACCTGCGCGACTACCAGGTCGAGGCCGTCGATGCGGCGCTGACCCACGCCCGCGGCATCCTGTGGATGGCGACCAACTCCGGCAAGAGCGCCGTCATTGCCGTCGTGGCCGGAAAGCTCGTGCGGGAGGCGCGGAAGGCGGTCGTCGTGGTCGTGCCCAACGCCTACCTGCTCCACCAGACGTCGTCCGACATCTCCAGGTTGCTGGGTCCCGATGTGCGGGTCGGGGTGGCCGGGGACGGCAAGCGGGTGCTGAAGTGCGACGTCCTCGTCGGGACCTACCAGACGCTCATGGCCGGGGCCCCGCGAGGCAGGCAGAGCCCAGAGGACCCAGAGCTGGCGGCGTGGCTGGCCCGGGCCGGGGCGGTCCTCGTCGACGAGGCGCACCACGCGGCCTCGGACGCCTATGAGCGCATCCTCCGCAGCTGCACCGTCGCCCACTACCGGCTCGGGTTCACCGGGTCGCTGGACAAGAGCGACAAGAGGGCCGCCGGCGAGCGCAAGGAGGGGTCGGACGTCTCCTCGCGCATGCACCGGTGGCGGGTGGAGGCGTGGCTGGGGCCGCTCCTGTACCGCGTGGACAACGAGTTCCTGATCTCCAACGGGTACAGCGCCGTCCCCAGGTTCTACATCGTGCGCGACCGACAGGCGTTCGGTCCCGTCGTCAAGACCCCGCGCCCGAACCCCAATGCGCGCGGGCGCGCCGCGCAGATCTACAACCATGTCTTCACGCTGGCGTGCATCCGCGATACGAAGTGGCACCGGACCGTCGTGGCCGTCGTGCGGCATCTCCTGTCCCTGGAGCGGCCGCCGTTCGTGTTCAGCCACTCCGTCGTGCTGTTGGACGCCCTGTCGGCGGCCATGACCGCCGGAGGGGTGCCCCACCGGGTGCTGCACGGCGACCACGAGACCGACGACCGCCGTCGCGTCGTCAAGGAGTTCGAGGCCCACGGGGACTTCGCCGTGCTGGCCTCCTCGATCTTCGACGAGGGTGCCTCGATCCCCGCCATCAAGTCCGTCGTGTTCGCCGGCGCCCGCAAGAGTCCCGTCGAGCTGCTCCAGAGGATCGGTCGCGGGGTGCGCCGCAAGGCCGGCGATAACTCCGTGATCGTCGTCGATTTCGATCCCGTGCATACCACCATGCTGCACGACCACTTCGAGGCGCGCCTTGCCTCCTACCGGGACGAAGGGTTCAAGATCCGTTATGTCGATGACATCCTCCAGATCCCCGGCGTCATCGTGTGACGACGCCGCTCCCGGCTGTTGGGGCCGGTTCCGTGGAGACGATACCTGTGCCGCGTGCGTGTGGCGGCCGCGATGCCGGAGGTTCACCGCCGCCGTGAAACGGCGTTCCACCGTCCGCGAGGCGCTGGAAGCGGCCGCTGCGGATACCGCCACCGTCTCCCGACGCGACTTCCCGCACGCCGCCTACCGGCTGTGGCGCCAGGCCGGCGGCGTGCCCCGCCCAGCGTGGACCCGGTCCCGCGCCCACCTCGACGCGCTCGAGGTCGTTTACGCCGCCTGTACGGCCCAGCGCGCCGATCCTCTCCTGTACGTCCAGGCGCAGGTGGAGACGGTGGGGTTCCACGCCATCCAGGCCGGGAGGAGGCTGCAGGCCGGCGCGCTGCGCGGGCCTAACGCCGACGAGAGGTTTGCCAGGTGGATGGCCCGGAAGAACGGGAAGCGCGCCTCGCTGACGCGGAACCGGTCCGACGAGGCGGAGAGGGAGCGCCGGGAGGCCGCCGCCTCCGCCTTCGGCGTCGCCTACCTCGCCGACGGTGCCGACCTGCGTGCCGCTGCCGAGGCGTCCGGCGTGGTTCTGGAGAACCTCTCGCCCAGGGAGCGTCTGACGGCCCTCGCCGCAGGCATGGATGCGCTGGTGCCCAACATGAGCAGCCGTGTCCTGGTGCCCGACCGGTGGACGTTCCCGGAGGCGCGGAGGTTCGTCCGAGAGGTCGCCGAGGCCGCAGACCGGGCCGTTGCGCCGGTGGGGGACGGCTCGTTAGGATCCTTCATATGACCGACCAGATCGACCTGTCCCTGCCCCTCCAGAAGCACATCCTTGCGGCCCTGCTCAAGGTGCCCGGCCTGATGGCGCGCGTGCGCCCGGCGGTGAACCCCGACCACTTCCCCGACAACGGCGTGTCCGACGTGTTGGCGTGGACGCTGCACCACTGGGACGAGCACGCCCAGCTGCCCAGCAAGGCCTCGCTGCTGGACGTGTTCAAGTCCGACGAGGATGCGCAGGAGGTCGTCAAGCGCGCCTTCAAGGCCGAGGTGCCCGACTCCGAGCACATCGAGTCCCGCATCCGCGGGTACGCCAAGCACCGGGCCCTCAGGTTGGCCATCGCCGAAGCCGCTCGCGCCGTCGCCGCGCACGGCAAGGGAGAGGTGCTCAAGGACGACCGCAATAGGCCGCTATATACGGACGTGGATGCGTACATCCGGAAGATGGTCGAGCAGGCCATGTCGGCAGGCGGTGAACACGCATCGCTGGGCGAGTTCCTCGACGAGACGCTGGAGAAGGGCATCAAGGAGGTCCTGCACCCGCAGCAGAGGGAGCTGTTCTACACCGGCATCGCGCACCTGGACGAGGCCGGGGTGTGCCTGGAGCGCGGCGAGGTCGGCTGTGTCCTGGGGGTGGCTAAGGGAGGGAAGTCCCAGGTCCTCCTGAATATCGCCCTGGCCCAGCTGCGGCAGGGGCACGACGTGGTCCTGTACAACCTCGAGATGCGCGAGGACCGCCAGCGGCAGAGGTGGTATCGGCGCATCGCCGGGCCGAAGGGCGACGTCAAGACCGACCCCGAGGCGTTCGTGAAGCTCCTCAAGGATCGTTTCCCGCGCTTCGTGAAGGGTCGCCTGCTGGTGAAGCGCGCCATCGCGAAGACCTTCTCCCCCGCCGACATCCGGGCCCACCTGCACGCGTGCCGGGAGCAGGGGTTCAACCCCGCGGTGTGCATCGTCGATTACGTCGGCATCCTCAAGCCCGAGAAGGTCTACGACGAGATGCGGTTCAACCTGGCCAGCCTGTGGCTCGACTTCCGTGCCATCTGCCAGGAGTTCGACATGGCCGGGTGGTCCGCGGCGCAGGTGAACCGCGGCGGCGCCGGGGTGGAGCTGGTGACGATGCGCGACATCGCCGAGTCGTTCGAGGTGGTGCAACATATCGATGTCGGGTTCTCGATCAGCATGACGCAGCAGGAGCGTGAGGCCAACCAGGGGCGGTTCTTCGTGTTCGCGTCGCGCAATGATAGGGACGGGACGATCATCGACTTCACGCACGACTTCAGCCGCAGCCTGATCAAGTCCGTCGGGGTGCATCAGCCCACCAGCGAGAAGCGCAGCCGCGGGACCCGGCCCTCGTCCGGCGAGGAGGCGGTCGAGGCCGTCATGACCGAGGACCGGGAGAGGAAGGCCAAGCGTGGATCCTGACCGCGTCCGGCAGCTGCTGGAGCCTACGCTGGGCATCCCCGACGAGATGCGCCCCGGCGGGGACCACGATTACCCGTGCCCGTTCTGCGTGAAGTCCGGGCGGGCGCGGATCAGCCACCTGCACGTCAACTACAGCAAGGGGAAGGCGCTCTGCCACGGGTGCGGGGCGAAGTTCGCCAGCCTCAGGTCGCTGATCCTCGCCCTGCTGGGCCGCATCCCTAAGTCGCTGCGCGTGGAGGACGGCGGGGCCGAGTTCGAGACCTACGTGGAGGCGTTGCTGTTCGGCAAAGGCGAGGATCGTGAAACGGCGGTCCACCGGCCCGCGCTGCCCGAGGGGTTCGTGCCGCTCGTCCCGAAGCCCGGGGACCGCGCCGGCCGCATCACCGCCCGCTACCTGTGCGAGGAGCGCAAGGTCCCGTTCGCGCGCCTGGCCGAGGTGGGCGCCGGGTACTGCACCGATGGCGCCATGCGCGGGTACGCGATATTCCCCGTGCACATCGGCGGACGGCTGGTCACCTACACCAGCCGCAGGGTGCCGACGCTGCGCCTGGGCGGCCCCAAGGCGAAGCACGGCAGGTTCGGGCGGTCGGCGTCGATGGCGCTGTTCAACTACGACAACTGTGAGGGCGTGCGTCGGCTGTTCCTCGGCGAGGGGCCGTTCGACGCCTGGGCGTTCCATCGCAGGTTGCGCCCAGACGACTGCGGGGTGTCGGCGCTGGGGACCGTGCTGCATCGCAGGCACATCCGCCTGATCGAGGCGCTGGATCCCGAGGAGGTCGTCGTGTGCTTCGACCCCGACGCCACCGACAAGGCCGTGAAGGCCGCCGAGACGCTGTCCTCCGTCGGGCTGCGCGCGAGCTACATGGAGGTCTCCGCCGATCCGGACGAGTTGGACGAGCAGTTGCTCCGCGACTGCGTGCGGTACCGTCAGGTTGCAGACCCCGAGCTTGGCGCCGTACATTCCTGGGGAACCAACCGAGGATAGAACCATGCCGCGTTATTTCGCACCCCCTCCCGTGTCGTCCTCCGACGATGCCCCGTTGTTCGAGTATGCGACACCTAGCGTCGCCGTACTCGATCGGCAGCCCATCGACGCCGTGCTCGCCGAGGCGCGGCGTCGCACCGACAACGCCGAGGTGATCCCTGTCAACCGGCTGAGCATCAGCGACGACGGGGTGCTGGACAACGGCATGGCCTTCACCGAGGACGGGTTCAGCCGTTTCGCCAAGGTCATCGGCGTGCCCAAGGGGTTCGTCGACCGCATGTGCCGGACCGGCGGGCGCCGCACGATCATGGACGCCGTCCGCCACACCATGGCCAGCGCCGATGATGACGTGTTCGTCACCGCGATGGACGCCGTGGTCGAGGGTGCCGGGTCCGACGAGCACGCGAGGATCAGCAACATCGATGCCGCCGAGCTGCTGCTGGAGGCGGCCAGGGAGAAGTCCGGGCAGCTGGGTGAGCTCCGCGTCGCGCGGGCCGCGTTCTCCGGTACGCGCATGCACCTGTCCGTGACCGCCGAGGCGCCCGACCACCTGCAGATCCCCGGCGACAAGATCCGCGCCGGCGTCGAGATGAACAACGGCTCCGACGGCAGCTATTACACCGACCTGGAGGGGTTCCTCTACCGCCTGATCTGCGCCAACGGGGCCATCGCCAAGGTCAACTATGGCGAGGGCCGCGAGCGCGTGCGCGGATCCGGCCGTAAGGCGCTGACCGACCTGGCCGATCGCGTCGAGGGGGCCATCGGGTCGTCGCTGACGCTGTTGGCCAAGGTGCTGCCGTCCGTGCAGATCAACCTCGATCGCACCGCCGGGCACGACCTGTTCCTGCGCGGCATGGAGAAGTTCGGGCGCTCCTTCGCCGAAGACGTCAGCAAGATGGCTGACGTCGAGGCCGGCAAGTGGAAGCGCCAGGATCCCACCGCGTACGACTGGTGGAACGCTGTCACCGCCCGCGCCAAGCAGGCGCCGTCCTTCACCCGCCGTCGCGCCATCGAGATGTACTCGGCCGACGTGTTGGACTGGGCCGACCGCCGGTACCAGAAGCTCCTCCTCAAGGCCAAGGCAGACGGCCCCAACTGATGCACCCCAGTTGCTATGGGCGCTACAGCGCGCACCCCTCCCAGCCGTGCGGGGGGTGCGCGCTGCGGGGACCCTGCTCCTCCCGCGTGGGCGACGTCTGCGAGGGCTTCGCCGTCCTGCACCACCCGAGGTACGCCGCGCCGGCGTCGCTGGTGCGCGTCGTGGCCGCGACCGTGGCCGATCCCGCCCCGTTCGTCGCCCGCCTGAGCGCCGCCGGGTTGGCGCGCCGGGGTCAGTGGTGGACGTCCCGACGGCTGCCGGTGGCGCGCCTGGCGCTGTGCGCCCCGTCGCGCGTCGAGGTGGCCTTCGCCGACCTGTCGGTCGCGTCCGTGGCCAGCCTGCGCGAGGCCGCGGCGGCCGACGTCTTCCCGACGTACGACACCGCCCCCCGCCGGAAGGCCGCCAACATCACCCCCGCCCAGGCCCGCGCCCGCAGGGCCGAGGCGTGCGGCTGCGTAGCGGTTCTGGAGAACCTCGACGTCGCTGCAGCCCTTGTGGTGGGGGCCGCCGCCACCTGCTATGGTGAGGCATGCCCATGAGTGAACCGCCGTTCCACCCCGAGGTCGCCTCCGGCGACGTCGTACCCCTCAACGCCTGCGAGCGGCTCCGGGTGCCGCCCGGCAAGGCCTTCGGCTGCCAGTCCTGCCCGCTGTTCCAGTACGCCAAGTGCTTCACCGACCAGGATCGGGCGTCGTACCAGGCGTCTCTGTCCAAGGACAGTCCCGCGTGGCTCGAGAAGGCGGTCGAGCAGGCCGCCGCTGTCGTAGCCTCCCTCGCCGAGGGCGGGGACGCGAAGGCCGGGGCGCTGGCCGAGGCCGAGGAGACGCTGGACGACCTGCGCTCCCGGCTGAAGGCGTCGGCCGAGGAGTGGCCGAAGCTGCAGAACCGGTTGTACATGGCCGACGGGCTGGGGCCGAAGGATGCCGATGTGCTCGCCGTGTTCGAGAGCCCGACCGGTCCCGAGGACCGCGCCAAGAAGTCCTTCGAGGGAGGCGCCGCCCGCCTGGTGCGCAAGCGTATGGCCGAGGCCGGCCTGAACCCCGACCGCATCCGGTTCACCTACCTCGTCCGGTGCCGTCCGCCCGGAGAGGCCGACTGGCGTGCCGCAGCCCGCTGCCAGAGGTTCCTGTCCGAGGAGGTGCGCAGCATCCAGCCGCGCGTCATCGTGACGTTTGGAGCCCTGGCCACCGCCGCCGTCCTGGGGAAGCCGGACGTCTCCATCCAGCACTATGCGACCGTCGCCCAGCGGGCGGTCGTAGCCGGCAGGGAGGTCGACGTCTTCCCGATGCTGGCCCCTGGGTTCATCCTGCGCAACGACTGGATGGCCCCGAAGTACGCCAAGCACTTCGACGCCCTAGCCGGGTTCGTGAAGGGGCGCGCCGAGGTGCTGGTCGACGGGTCGCAGTACGAGATCGTGGATGATCCCGATCGCGCCATCGAGGTGTGCCGGTACCTGCTGGAGCTGGCCCGCTCCGGGAAGGTCGTGGACGCCGACACGGAGACCAGCGGGCTCAACCCGTACAAGCTGGGTATGCGGCTGTCGGTGATCAGCCTGGCCGTCGGGGCGAAGCACGGGTACGCGATCATGTTCGGGCACGACGAGGTGCCGTGGACCGACGACGATCGCCTCCGCGTGGTCGTGGAGGGGTTGAAGCCGCTGTTCACCGACCCCGCGGTCAAGCTGCGGTGGCACAACGGGAAGTTCGACGTCAAGTGGATCAAGGCGCAGCTGGGGTTCTGGCCGCGGGACCAGTGGGAGGACACGATGCTCGCCCACTACGCCGTGGACGAGAACATCGAGCACGGCCTCAAGCCGCTGTCGCTCATGTACACCGACATGGGGGACTACGACGAGGAGCTCGACCGGTACCTGGCCGTGCAGGATTGCCCCGACCGCCCGCGGTACGACCTCGTGCCGAAGGCGCTGCTGGGCAAGTACGCGGCCATGGACGCCGTGGCGACGTGTAAGCTGGCGCGCGCCATCCGGAAGGACGCGGAGCGGCAGGACGAGCACGTCCAGGCGCTGGCCTACCGGGTCATGCCGGCCATCTCCGCCATGGGTGCCCGCCTGGAGCACGCCGGGGTGGCTATCGACCTGCCCTACGCCCGCGACGTGGCCATGCCCCACCTGCGCCGGGAGGAGGAGAAGTCGCTGGCGGCCATCCTGTCCGACCCCGTCGTGCGGCGCTTCATCCGCGACAAGGAGGAGGGGAAGCGGGCGAAGATGAAGAAGCCGAAGCCGATCGAGGTGAAGCGGTACTTCACCTTCAGTCTCGATTCACCCAAGCAGATGCAGGAGCTGCTGTACGGGGAGCGGTATTACAACCACGAGGTGCTGGTGCTGTCCGAGTCCGGCGCGCCGAGCACCGACAAGGAGGCGATGACCGAGCTGGTCAAGGCCGGTTCCCCGATCGCCAAGGCGCTGCAGGAGTACCGCCTCGACCAGAAGCTGCGCGCCACCTACTGTGAACCGGTGGTTCAGAAGTGCGTCGACCAGGGCGACAACACCCTGCACGTGAACCTCCTGATCCACGGTACGGTGACCGGGCGCGCCTCTACGCGGGACCCCAACCTGCAGTCCACCCCGAACAAGGGCGCGTCCGTGATCAAGCGCATGTTCGTGTCGCGGTACGGCGAGGAGGGGTGCATCGTCCAGTTCGACTACAGTCAGATCGAGCTCAGGGTCCTCGCCGCCATCTCCGGCGACCCGAGCATGATCGACGCATACGCCAAGGGCGAGGACCTGCACACCCTGGCCGCGTGCATGATCTTCGGGACCACGGTGGAGGAGCACAAGGCGCTGCCCAAGGACGAGCAGAAGCGGCGCCGCACCGTGGCCAAGCGCATCAACTTCGGTATCGCGTACGGCATCGGCGCGCCCGGCATCCAGCACTCGCTGAAGGCCGACGGCGTCAGTGTGACCGTGGACGAGGCCAAGGGGTTCCTCGACGTGTTCTACCGCAAGTTCCCGCGCGTGGCGCGGTGGATCGAGAAGGTCGAGGCCTCGACCGAGGACGACTTCTACAGCCGCAGCCTGTTCGGCCGCCGGCGGCGCGTGGAGCAGATCCGGTCCTTCGACAAGGACGTGAAGTCCTCCGCCAAGCGCCAGGCCGTGAACCACGTCATCCAGTCCACAGCCGCCGACTTCACGTGGACGTCCATGGTGCTGATGGACCAGGAGATCGCCCTGCGCAGCGGCAAGAAGCGCGAGCTCATCCTGCCCACCATCGACCACCGTGACTTCCCGGTGGATAAGCGGTGGCGGGATGTGCACCTCGTGCTCCAGGTGCACGACTCCATCCTCGCCGACTGCCCGCTGAGCATGGCCGGGGAGGTGGTCGACATGTTCCACCGGACCATGCCGCACGTGACCACCCTGGCCCCGCTGGTGTGGGGGCCGCAGGTGTCGCAGCTGCTGAAGCCCATGCGTAAGGTGGCGCCGGAGGTCGACGGCGAGGTCGGGACCAGCTGGCGCGATGCGTACAAGGTGAAGTCCGGCGCCGACGTCCCGCTGGCCATGCACGTCGCCCGGACCAAGCGCCGGGCGCTGGATGCCGACCCGACGTACAAGTGGGGCGCGGAGGACGACGCCAAGGCCGTCGCCGCCTTCAAGGGGGCCGCGTGACCCCGCAGGAGTACATCGAGGCCCGCCTGGGCAGCTCGACCGTCGTCCTCGAAGGGAAGAACGTCGACCTCGCCGACGAGGTGGCGCTGCCCGCCGACGATGCCATCGAGGACCAGCTCCGCGAGCACCCCGCCAGGGCGGCCGTGTGGCGCCGCATCCGCGCCCGGGCGGTGCGGGCCAAGTCCAAGCTGCTGGACGAGCTCAAGGAGCTGGAGTCGGTCAAGTTCCTCCACTACTACCGGGCCAACGAGGAGCAGGAGCGCCAGGAGTGGGCCCGGTTCCACGGCGACGAGGACGGGGAGCGCGACGCCTTCGGTCGCCGCCAGGCGGCCCGCGAGCGCATCGCCAGGGGGGACCGTTCGGGCCCATCCCGGTGGCGCCGCAACTTCAGCGACGATCTGGTATGGGCTTACGTCAGATCGGACGACGAGGTTCTGGAGAAACGCAAGGCGCTGAGGGCGGCCGCCGCACAGGTCGAGCTGTCCGAAGTGCTCTGCGAAGCCATGGACCACCGAGCCAGGTGCCTGTCCCACCTGGCCGCCCTCCACCGGGACCTTGGCAAGGGTGCATAGGTCCCGCTAAGATTCACCCCACAAGGAGATCAGCCAACATGGCCCAGATCAGCGCAGAGCGCCGCGAGCGCATGAACCGCGAGAAGCAGCAGAACGCCAGCGGAGGCGGGAACTACTTTTCGTTCAAGAACCTCACCAAGGCCCGGATCCGCCTGGCGCCGCTCTCCCCCGACGAAAACATCGGGACGAAGATCGTCTACTACTTCATCAACAACAAGTCCTACCTCTGCAACGAGCAGACCAACGGCAAGCCCGGGGCGATCGGGGCTACCATCCGCGCCCTGCAGAAGCTTGGCACCGAGGAGGCCAGCGAGCTGGTCGAGGCCTTCACCAGCCAGCGGAAGTTCCGCTACCTGATGAAGATCATCGACCGCTCCGAGCCCGAGCGCGTCATCTGGGCCGAGACGCCCAAGGCGATCTATGACGTCATCTTCAAGGCCTACGACGAGGACGGAGAGGACCTGTCCGACCCCAAGGAGGGGCGCGACATCCGCATCAGCAAGACCGGCAGCGGCCTGAATACCGAGTACAGCGCCCGCATCCTCGACCAGAGCCTCCTGCACGACGAGAAGGAGAAGCGCATCGCCCTGCGCGAGGCGGCTGCCGCCATGCGCGTGGTCGACGAGTGCCGTACCGACGAGGCCAAGACGCTGGAGGCCATCAAGGGCGTCATCCCGAAGCCCATCTGGAGCAAGATCTCGGCCGAGGTGCTCAAGAGCGTGCCCGGGCTCGGCGATGACGATGACGATGACGATGACGACGATGACGACGATGCGCCCAAGGCGAAGGCGAAGCCCGCCAGCGACGACGACGACGACGACGATGACGATGATGCCCCGCCCGCGAAGCCCGCAGGCAAGAAGGCACCCGTCGCTGACGACGACGATGACGAGGCCCCGCCCGCGCCGAAGGCCGGGGGGAAGAAGAAGTACCAGGTCGACGACGACGACGCCTGACGTATAGGCGCCCCACATCGGCCCGTACGCGTGAACCGGCGGTCCACGCGTACGGGCCCCCTCTCGTTCTAGGATCCACCATGGCCGACAAGAAGCCCCGCTACCGCGTCATCGAGGAGCCCGAGCAGCCCGACCCCGAGGACCTGCCGCCGTTCAGCGGCATCGTGGTCGAGAAGCTCAATCCCAAGTTCGCCAAGCTCGGAGGTTCCGTGGCGCGTGCCGACGCCATGGAGTACCTGCACGAGCCCAAGACCTTCGTCAAGACCGGCATCTATCCGCTGGACGAGGTGCTCAGCGGCGGCAACGGCATCCCGTGCGGGCGCTTCATCGAGGTGTTCTCCCCCGAGAGCGTCGGCAAGTCTGCGCTGTGCGAGTTCCTCGTCGGTCGCTTCAAGCAGCTGCGCGGGACCAACCACTACATCGATACCGAGCAGACCATCTCCTACGACCACCTGGCGTGCTACGGAGTGCAGAAGGGCGACTTCATCATGCCCGACCTCCCCGACCTGGAGTCGGTGTGGGACTACGTCGTCGGGGTCGTGAAGGCGCTCAAGGAGCGCAACGAGGAGAGGCAGGCGAAGAAGTTGAGGCCGGAGGCGCCCAACCTCATCGTCCTGGACTCCCTGGCAGCCACCCCTTCCCGCGCCGAGCTGGACGAGGACGAGCACGACGATAGCCACGTCGGCCTGCAGGCCCGGTCCAATGCCAAGGGCGTGCGCAAGACCCTGCGGTCGTTCAGCGCGTCCGATGTCGTGTTCCTGTGCGTGAACCAGATCCGCGACAAGATCGGTTCGACCGGGTACGGTCCCAAGACCGACACGCCCGGAGGCAGGGCGCTGAAGTTCGCCTACTCCATCCGTCTCAAGCTGGCGAAGATCGAGACGCTCAAGAAGGGCGACATCCCCGTGGGTCACGTGATCGAGGTCACCACCGTCAAGAACAAGCACGCCCCGATGGGGCAGAAGTGCCAGATCGTTCTGTCCTACCTGCGCGGCATCGACGTGAACTGGTCCAACTTCCTCTGGTTCCAGAAGCACCGCATCATCGTCGCCAAGGGTAGTGCCGGCTACGCGTTCCACGGCAGCAGCGAACGGTTCCGTAGGTCCGACTTCGGGGACTTCTGCTCCCGCAACAAGGAGCTGGTGGCCGAGGCGGCCAAGAAGTGCATCCAGAAGGACAGGGCGACCTTCCTCGCCGAGGCCGGCGACGCCCGGGATGAAGCCGTCGACGATGACGAGGCGGAGTGAACCGCCGTTTCAGGGGATTGGCGCCCGTCCGGCCGATCCCGTAGAGTCAGGTCCATAACCCAAGCGCCGGCCGTCGGCCGGACAGTACAAGGAAGACGCCACCATGGCCAAGACCCCCGATGCCGCTCCCGCGGCTCCCAAGATCCCGCGCGGCGGGCTCAACCTCCAGAACCTGCCCATGGACAAGGTGTCCATCAAGAAGGGCTTCAACCCCCGCTCCGACCTGGGCGACCTGGGTGAGCTGAAGCGCTCGCTCACCGAGCAGGGCATGCAGGTGCCCGTGATCGTGTGCCCGACCAAGGACGGCGCCGACACCTACTACATCGTCGCCGGCCACAGGCGCTTCACCGTGTGGCAGGAGATGGGCAAGACGACCATCCCCGCCAGCGTGCGCAACGACCTGACCATCGCGAGCCCCGAGGCCTTCGCGCTGGCCGTGTCCGAGAACAGCGAGGACGTGCGCTCTAGCCTCAGCCCGCTCGACCAGGCCAACGCCTTCAAGAAGATGCTGGAGCAGGCCGGGGGCGACGGGAACGAGGCGAAGGTCGGCAAGATGGCCGGCTACACCGTGACCCACGTGCGCCGCACCCTCAAGCTGTTGGTCGTGCCCAAGGCGATCAAGGAGCGCCTGCAGAAGGGCGAGATCAGCACCCGCGCCGCCGTGGCGGTGGCCGACGTGCCCGACGACATCCGCGATCGCGTGGTCCAGCGCGTCCAGGCCGGCACCACCGAGGGCGAGGTCGCCCGCCTGGTGAACGAGATCCGCCGCGAGGCGCGTTCCGCCGGGCAGACCGCCCCCGCCGCCGGGCGCGGGCAGTCCCAGGCGCAGGCCGGCAGCCGCCACAACGTGCCGGTCGGCACGACCGGCGGCACCTTCGTCAGCCCCAAGGGCATGCGCGAGGTGCGCAAGATGCTGGAGCACGTGGCCGCCGATGCGCTGAACGCCCGCGAGGATCTCAAGACGGCCGAGGATGATTCCGACGAGGCCAAGGAGGCGGCGACGCAGTATCTGACCAAGGCCAACCAGCTCGTGGCCCTGCTGTGGCAGGTCGGCGGGGTGGACAAGATGGACATCAACACCAAGGACTTCAAGCGCGCCCTGGACGAGATCGCCGAGCGCCTGGAGGCCCGGATGGCGAAGGACAAGAAGGCCGATGCGCCGCCCGCCGCGGCTGCGACCGCGGCGGCCTCCGCGTCCGGCAGGGACGACGACGGCGAGGAGGAGTGACGCTGGCGGGCCCCCGTGAAACGGCGTTTCACGGGGGCCTTTCACCTCTATCCGTTATCGTGGAGGCGTCATGCGCATTCTCGTAGTCGATGGCAACAACCTGATAGCGCGCGGCACCTATGTACTGCCCAACGCGCAGACCCCCGACAACCGCCCCGTCGGAGGGCTGTACATCGCCATCAAGATGATCCGCGCCTTCCTGGCGGTGGAGAACCACGATGCCGTCCTGGTGGCCCTGGACAACGGCGTGCCCGCCTTCCGCAAGGAGGTGTGCCCCGAGTACAAGGCGCAGCGGCGCGAGGCGCGGACCCCCGAGGAGGAGAAGGTGCACCGCGCCTACGTGGCGCAGGTGGACATGTGCCAGGAGCTGTTCAGGCCGTTCGGCCTCGTCACCGCCCGCGCCAAGGGGTGGGAGGGGGACGATGTCGTAGCCGCCTTGGCGCTGTCGCGGCTCAAGGAGCACACCGTCACCGTCCTGTCCTCCGACCGCGATTTCACGCAGTTGGTCGACGGGTCCCGGGTGCGCATGTGGGACGTCGGCAAGGACCGCTGGGTCGACCCCGACCCGCACTTCTGCCTCAAGCGGTGCATGGACCCGAAGGCGTCCGACAACCTCGACGGCGTGCCCGGCATCGGCGCCAAGAAAGCCGACAAGCTCGTGGAGGCGTGCCTGACCTCCGGGGCCGAAGCTACCCTGCCCGGGTTCCTGGCGTGGTGCGCGGAGCGGGAGAAGGTGGACGACCCGCTGGGGCGCATGTGCAAGAAGGTCGTCGCCGAGCAGCAGAAGATGCGCGCCAACTGGCGGTGCACCTCGCTGGCCGCGACCGCCTCCGAGTGCGATGCCGTGCTCAAGTTCAGGCGTACCGAGCCCGACAAGGACCTGGCGCGCGCCGCCATCCGGGAGCTCGGCCTCAAGCCGCTGGCCGAGGAGTTCTCGGCGCTGTGGCCGCCGTTCGGGAGCCTGCGATGCCCGGTGTGAGCTATCGCGTCGTCGCCGTCGATGGTACCCCCATAGGTGCGCCCAAGGACAAGCCGTTCGAGTGGATGGAGCTCATGTTCTCGATCTGCCCCGACGGGAGCAGGTACGAGATGGACGACGGAGGGGCTGACCCGGTCGTCCTCAAGGTGCGTCGCAACGGGGTGTGGCACGATTGGGAGCCGCCGCTGAGCGAGGCGCAGCAGGCCGCCTACGACGCCGCGATGCGCGGGGAGACGGTCATCATCACCGGCCCCGGCGGGACCGGCAAGAGCGAGGTGGTCCGCCGCATCGTGCGCGACCTGCGGTGCGAGCGCGGGAGGCAGGTGGCCGTGACCGGCAGCACCGGCCTGGCGGCTGTCAGCATCGGCGGGACGACGATCCACTCGTTCCTCGGTACCGGCATCGCCGGGGTGCGCGAGGCGGCCCAGCGCCAGATGACGTCCGAGAAGCTGTCCAAGGCCGGGGAGCGCATCGGCGCCACCGATGTCGTGGTCGTGGACGAGATCAGTATGCTGCACGGCGACTACCTCGATATGGCGCACTGGTGGATGAACCTCGCGTACGGGAACGGGACCGACGGCCCGCCGTTCGCCGGGAAGCAGTTCGTCTTCGTCGGCGACTTCCTCCAGCTGCCGCCCGTGATCCAGCCCGACGAGCGCATCCGCAGTAAGTACGCCTTCCAGGCGCAAGCGTGGAAGGACGCCAACCCGGGGTACTACTCCCTGCTGCACAACTACCGCCAGGTGGACGACGGCGACTTCCGCAAGCACCTCCTCCGCGTGCGCCGGGGCGCTGCCCCGCAGGACACCCTCGATTACTTCAACGCCCGCGTCGGGCAGTCGCCTCCCGCCGGGTCGCAGCCCACCCAGCTGTATCCGACCAACAAGAAGGCCGATGCGGTCAACGACGCCAAGCTGGATGCGCTGAAGGCCCCGGCGAAGGTCTTCAATGCGACGTACGAGGGGCACCCCAAGTGGCAGGAGGCGCTGCGGCGTAACCTGCCCTGCGAGGACCCGTTGGAGCTGAAGGTCGGGGCCGAGGTCCTGTGCACCTACAACAAGCCCGACAACGGGTACATCAACGGGACGCGCGGCGTGGTGGTCGACTTCGCCGACGACGGCGTGATGGTGCAGACGCGTTCCGGCGCCGTGGTCAAGGTGGTGCGGAACAAGTGGGAAATGCGCAACGCCAGCGATAAGCCGCTGGCGGCCGTCGTGCAGTACCCGCTGCGGCTGGCCTGGGCCATGACGATCCACAAGAGCCAGGGGGCGACGCTGGACGAGCTGGTGTTCGATCCCAGCGGCGTATTTGAGCGGGCCCAGGCGTACGTGGCCCTCTCCCGCGTGCGCACCATCACCGGCCTGTACATGCTGTCCCACCTGCGCCCCGAGCACGTCCGGGCGTCGAAGATCGTCGTCGATTGGTATCGGGCCCAGCGGGATAGGATGGCGGGTAAGCCTTGATCGGTTCCGGGGAAACCCGGAGGATGAGGTCCTCAACCCAGGAGTCCGTCGTGACCAAGAACGCAGAACCCGCCATCGACCGCACCCTCGACGTGCGCGCCGACCTCAACATCACCAAGGATGACCTCGTCGCCATCCGCATCGCCGACGTGGAGAAGCTGCTCCACGAGCAGAAGCTCCAGGTGCAGGAGGACCGCCGGAAGGCCGACGCCGCCCTGCGCAAGGCGCAGGAGGAGCTGCCCAAGCTGCAGGAGAAGATCGCCGCCCAGACCGTCGGGCACGAGCTGGCCGACCTGCTGAAGCTGGCCAACAAGTTCCGCTGCGACAAGAAGGCGTTCGAGGTGTCGACCTTCCTCCGCACCGAGGAGAAGCCGCGTCGCACCTACGCCGTCGCGGTGATCCACGGCATCGACGGGGTCGAGGCCGCGCGGGCGCTGTCCGCGCAGGATGCCGGCACCCTGGCGATGGCGCACCAGGCGGTCGACGAGGCCGAGAGGGCGATCAAGGAGTGCGAGGAGAGGATGCTCGACATCAAGCGCAAGCTCGCCGACATCCCGATGCTGGAGCGCCAGGCCAAGGCCGCCGTGGCCCGCGCCGTCATGGGCGACGGCGACGGCAAGACCCTGCTCTCCATCGTCCAGCGCGTCACCCTCGCCGGCCTGCCCGCCCCGAAGGAGTGAGTCGTGTCCAAGGTCGAGCGCGTCCCCGATGCCGTACTCCGGCTGCCCACCAAGCAGTGCTTCGTCATCCGTAAGGAAGGCAAGTGGGTGCTGTCGGACAAAGCCGGGGACGTGTTCGACCTTGAGCCCGGGGAGTACCTGGAGGTCGAGCTGCCCGTGGCCGACTACATCGATCACGACTGGGAGAACGGGAAGTCGGTTCAGAAGCGCAAGCCGGTCATGCTGACCTATCCGGTCGAGGAGGCGCTGGCGCGGCTGGAGACCATCCCCGGCGTGACCCACGCCGTCGATCGGTCTCAGCACATGTACGACCACCATGCCCCGCCGGAGCTGCACTCCTCGGCAGGGGTGTCCGACCGGTTCCGTCGGTATGCCGCCATCGGCGGCGAGGTGGCGACCGCCTACGATACGCCGTACTGGCACGATCCGCACCCCGCGCCCGAGGACGCCCCTCGCATCGCCGAGGTGGTGGCGAAGGTCGGCGGGAGGCTCGGGTGGCAGCGGCCGTACCATCCCACCGACAGCGGGTACAGTAAGATCGCCGACGCCCTGGCCCCCTTCGGGATAATCATCGACACTGGGACCGGGTCGTTCGTGCACGATCCCGTCCTCGCGGAGAAGCGCGCCAAGGGGCGCGCCCGCCGCAAGCAGTACGTCGCTGGCTCCGAGGACCGCGCCCGCCGGCAGAGGGAGGAGGCGCAGCGTGCCGACGAGGAGGAGCTGAAGACCATCCATTACGCTGACCTGGAGTTCTTCGACAGGGCGCTCGCGAGCGCCCTGGCTTCCGGAGTCGTCGCCGCCCTGCTGGCGTCGGAGTCCGATCCGCGCGTGTGCGCTTACGGTGAGGGCGCAGGCAGGGTGCGTGAGTGCTACGACGCGTGGGTGCTGTTCGGCAGCGACCCCGTCGCCTTCGGCCAGCGGCCCGTATTCATCGGGCGCAACAACGCCGCCGCCGAGAAGGTCGTCGCTACGTTCGTCGCGCGCCTCGGCGACCACTACCGGCGTGTCGCCAACCGCGCCCGCCGGGCGAAGGTGCCGAAGCCCAAGCCGCGCTTCGACCTGCGGTACTGGCAGCACGTCGGAGCCGTCGTCTCCGAGTTCTACGCCGATGCCGCCGCCTACACGGCAGCCGAGGAGGCCCGCGCCGTACGGGAGGCCGAGGAGGAGGCGAAGGCTCAGCAGGGTGTCGCGTGAACCGCCGTTTCACCGGTAAAATACGTCATATTCGTCGAGCTGGCGGGGTTGACAGAGGGGTTTTCCTGTTATGATGAAGGACCCAGGAGCCGATATGACCGCCCCTGCTGCCTCCCCCGACATTCTGCGCGTACTCTGCGGAGACGCCGACGCCCCCACCCGTACCGCCCGCACCCACCACGCGGAGTTCCCGCTGGAGAAGGTGAAGCTCGACCCCCGCGAGAACTACCGCTGGGGCTCCGAGGAGGCGATGCTGGCCGACCTCAAGGCCACCTCCCGCGATCCGTCCGACGGGTCGCAGGTGTGCACCTACGAGGTGCTGAAGGGCTCCATCCGCACCATGGGCGTCGAGGAGCCCGTCGGGCTCGTGCCTCGCGCCGACGGCACCTACCGCGTGGTGTACGGCTTCACCCGCGTCCTGGCGGCGAAGGAGGTCGGGCTGGCCGAGGTGCCGGCTTACGTGTACGACGCCGCGCTGCCCGAGGAGGAGGCGCAGCTCCTGCAGCTGCGCGAGAACAGCCTGACGCTGAAGCGCCAGGTCAACTGGGTGGCTGAAGTGGAAATGTACGACCGCCTGCTCGGCATGGTGCGGAAGGCCTTCGCCAAGACCCCGGCCGACCAGCTGCCGCGCGGGGACGCCGGAGAGCGCCTGACGCCTAAGAAAGCCGCCGCCCGGGTGGTGGCCAAGGCGTTGGGGGTCAGCTCCGCGACCATGCGGAACCGGCACTTCACGCTGCACCACATCGACCCGCGCGTGGTGGCCCTGTCCCGCGAGGGGAAGCTGAACTACGCCGCCGCCTGCGAGTTCTGCACCGGCGACGCCGCCGTGCCGTTCAAGGCCGAGTTCGTGACCAGCGTGATCGAGGCCCTGCAGTCCCGCGACGCCGCGATGGCCAAGGTCACGGCCGATACCGTGCGGCAGACCATGCGCCGCCTGCGCGCCGACAAGAAGGAGGCGTACGAGGGCGACCAGAGGCCGTCCACCGTCTGCGGCCAGGTCGCCGCCGGCACCCGTCAGAGCCCCGGCGCGCTCCGCGACCTGTGCGTCGCCATGTGGCGGCCCGTCCTGACCAAGTACCGCCTGACGCTGGCCTCCCCCGCCGAGGAGTGGGAGAAGATGCGGACGACCATCACCTGGCAGCGCATCGTCGGTATCGGCATCGCCGCCGCCGACGTGACCGAGCCGGTGCTGGAGCGCGGCGAGGATACCGGCCGGGCCGAGCTCCAGCACGAGGAGACGGCCTTCCGGTACGTCGTTGGCGCGCTGGTGCAGGCGGCCCTGGCGGCCGATATGCGCTACTCCGCCGAGAGGTTCCGCGAGTGGATCAGCAGCAGCAGCTTCGACGGTCTGAAGGCGAAGCGGTCCAACCGCCTCGAGTTCTACGGCGCCGTCCAGGCGGCCATGGATAAGGCCATGCACCGCAGCCAGATCCTGCCCATCGTCAAGAAGGCCCGCGAGGAGCTGCGCGAGCGGCTGAACGTATGACCGGCGGCATCGTCGTCGTATCCGATACCCACCTGCACGCCTACCCCGGGGCGGCGAGCGCGCAGGGCGGGAACCAGCGGTTGGGCCACATCGTGCAGGCTATGGATGCGGTGCTGGATTACGCCCGCGCCGTGAAGGCCGCCGCTATCGTGCACGCCGGCGACCTGTTCCACGACCGCAAGGGCGTGCGCCCCGAGGCGCTGCACCGGGCCGGGGAGTGGATGGACCGCGTGCACTCCGTCGGCATCGACCTGCACCTGCTGGTGGGCAACCACGACCTGTCGCTGGACTGCATGACCCACTCGCTGCGCGGGTTCAACGGGCGAGCCCTCGTGCACGCCGCGACCGAGCTGGCCGACGTTGGGCCGTTCCGCTGCGGGTTCACGCCGTACGACGAGGACCCGGCGAAGGTGCGGGAGTCGTGCCGCCGGTTGTCCAAGCAGCGCGTGCAGTTCCTGTTCGGGCACCTGGGGTTGGGCGATCCCAAGTTCTCCAACTGCGTGCCGGCCGAGTACGAGGTGCCCGGGCGCATCGCCGTGGACGATTTGTACCCCGACGACTTCGCGCAGGTGCTCCTGGGGCACTACCACCTGGCGCAGCAGGTGACGCCGCGCGTCCGGTACATCGGGTCGCCGTTGCAGCTGTCCTTCGGGGAGGCCGACCACCCGAAGGGGTGGCTGTACGTCACCCCAGCGGGGCGCGTCGACTGGGTGGAGAACAAGGCCAGCCCGCGGTACCACATCGTGACCGATGCCCGCGTCATCCGCGACCTGCCGGAGGCCGACTTCGTGTGGCTGCGCGCCGCGACCAGGGAGGACGAGAGGGCCGGAGCGGCGCTGGCCGTGGACCGGCCAGGGATGCGCGTGGATAGGGCCGTCGCGCCCGGAGCGCCCGCGCGCCTGGACCCCGCCGCGAAGGGCAAGAAGCTGCTCGAGTCGTACGTACGCGCCGTCCGCCCCGATGCGCTCGACTATGAGGTCGACGCGCTGGTGGCCGAGGGCATCCGCCTCAAGGAGGGCACATGACCACCCAACCCGTATCCGACGTCGTCCGCGTGAACCTCAACGACGCCGTGCGCGACCTCGCCGTCAAGGACGGGGTGACCGACTCGTCCGAGCTGCAGAAGGTCGTGGGCGTGAAGCGCTTCGACCAGTATGCCGCCCAGGTGCGCTCCTACTATGCCGGCTACGACGTGGGGTATGCCGAGGGCCTCCTCCTGAACGGGCCCGCTCTCGGCCGGTACGGTCTGCGCATGGCGCTGCTCGGGGCGGTAGCCGGGGCCGCCCTGGCGCTCTCCGCCTGGGTGTTCGTCGTCCCCTACTTCCGCTGAAACGCCGTTTCACCATGCGCTACCGCTTCCTGTGGGCCGAGGCCGAGGACTTCATGCCGTTCAAGTCGGTGCGGTTCGACCTCGCCAAGCTGCCCGGCTTGGTGATGGTCGCCGGCGACCGGGGGCCCGACCGGTCGAACGGTGCCGGGAAGTCGGCGCTGCTCGAGATGCTGGCGTACGCGTGGTATGGTCGGACGGTGCGGAAGATGGCCGCCGGCAAGGAGATCCGGCGCGGGGCCAAGGCCTGCGTCGTGCGCTCCGGCCTGCGACGGGAGGACGGCCTCGAGGTCGTCGTGGAGCGAGGCCGCGGCCCCTCCGGACCCTTCTGCCGCGTGTCCGGACTGGATGCGCGCGCCCTGGCGTCCGGGGCCCAGGCGGCGATAGACGGGCTCATCGGCGACTTCGACCTGTTCACCAGCACCGCCATGTTCACCGGCGAGGCGGCCTCCTTCTGCCGCAAGACCGACGCCGGGCGCAAGGAGCTGCTGGAGCAGATGCTGGGCATCCACGGTTACGAGGAGGCGTCCAAGAGGGCGAAGGACGGGAAGGACGCCGCCGAGGTCGAGGTGGCCCGCGCCGAGGGGGAGCTGACCTCCCTGCAGGGGCGATGCGAGCTGCTGGTCGAGCAGCGCGCCCAGCTGGCAGCCAACGCCCTGGCCAAGCGGGCGCGCCTCGTGGCCCGCCACCGGGAGGCCGTGGCCGAGGCCGTGGAGGCGGCCGACCACGCCGATCGGGCAGCCGCAGCCGTGGCCGAGTGGACCCGGCAGGCCGCCGCCAAGGAAGCGGTCGCCAGGAAGGCGCGGGAGGCCGCCCAGGAGCGCCAGGAGGCCGCCCAGGAGAGGATCGACGCCCTGACGGCCGAGAGGGCCGAGTGCTCGTCCAAGCAGGCCGTAGCCCTGGCGCGCGAGCGCGAGGTGCGCCGCCAGGTCGAGCAGCTGAAGTCCGGCGGCCACCCCGACGTCTGCCCCACCTGCGGGCAGCGGTGGGAGCAGGAGGCCGACCCGGACGAGGTGGCGAAGGTGCTGAAGCGCCTGGACGGCGACATCCTGGCCGCCCGCAGGGAGTCCGAGCCCTACCGGGCGCGCGTGGCCGAGATCGACGCCGAGCTGGAGGACGCCCGCCGCGAGAGGGGGCTCGCCGTGGCGGCCGAGAGGGCGGCCGTGTCCGACCTCAACTCCGCCGCCCTGCGGGAGCTGCTGGCCGACGCCGCAGAGGCCGAGGCCGAGCTGCGCCGGAAGCAGGAAGCCGTCATTCTGGCCGCCGAAGCCGTGCCGGAGGACCCGGAGCCGGACGAAGGACTTTCCGCCCTAGATCGGGAGCTTTCCGCCCTTCGCAGGCAGGAATCCGAGGTCATGGAGAGGGCCGAGGAGGCGCGGGAGCTTGCTGGGCGCCTGGACTTCTGGCGGAAGGGCTTCAGCCGCGCAGGCCTGCCCAGCTACCTCGTCGACTCGTCCGTCCCCGGCATGAACGCCGTCGTCGCCGAGGTCGCGGCCGCCCTGACCGACGGGGAGCTGATGGTGCGGTTCGACGCCGCGGCCGCGAAGGGCAGCCAGAGCGTCCTCGCCGTCGAGGTCGACTACGCCGCCGGCGGGGAGGGGTTCGAGGCCGCCAGCCGCGGCGAGCGGACCCGCGTGGACGTGGCCGTTCTGTTCGCCCTGCGGGACGTGGCGTCCCGCGCCGGAGCCTCAGAGTGCGAGCAGCTGTTCCTGGACGAGGTCATGGACGGCGCCGACCCGCACTTCAGCCAGGCCTTCATCCGGATGCTCAGGAAGCGGTACCGCGACCGCCAGGTGGTGCTCATCAGCCACGACCCGACGGTCGTGTCCCTGGTCGACCGCGTGGTCACGGTCCGCAAGAACGGGGACGTCGCCGTCTTGTCATAGACCGGGCCTCTGCTAACCTAGCGGCATGCTTGTCGCCGGGATCGACCCAGGAGTGTCCCCCGCCGTCGCCTTCGTGGGCGACGGGGCGGCGTTCGCCGAGCGCATCCCGCAGGTCGGGCACCTCTTCGACGAGAAGGCCCTGCGCAAGGTCCTGAGGCTCCACCGCCCGGCCTGCGCCGTCGTCGAGCTGGTGGGTCCCATGGCCGGGCAGGGGCTGTCCTCCACGGCGCACTTCATGGCCGCCTGGGGCCTCATCCGCGGCATCCTGTGCGGGATGGGCATCCGGTACGACCTCGTCACCCCGCAGGTGTGGAAGCGGGACGTACTACCGCCGTGCGAGGAGTCGGACCCCGGCAAGCGCAAGGCGGCGCAGAAGGCAGCCGCAGTCGCCCTGGTGGCGAGGAAGTACCCCGGCATCGTCCTCGTGCGACCCAGGTGCCGCACGCCTGACCACAACCTGGCCGAGGCTGCGTGCCTCGCCCACTGGAAGCTCCATGGCCAAGACTGAACCGCCGTTTCACGCGCCGCCGCCCGACGATGAGGACAAGCGAATGGAGTCGGCGCTCACGCCGGCCGACGAGGAGATCTGCCAGAACATCGTCGTGTTCGGCGTGGAGTACCTGCGCGTCGCCAAGGGGTGGACCGGGTACGCGGCCGAGAAGTTCCTCAAGCGCGTCCAGGTCCGGAAGCACATCGAGACCCTGCAGAAGCAGTACACCGACCGCACCGGCATCCAGGAGCGCACGCAGTTCTTCGCGCAGCTGAAGATCAACACCATGGTCCCGGCGGCGATCAACACCTTGGCCAAGGCGCTGCGCGGGCCGTACACCGACCCCAATACCGGCAACGTCGTACCCCCGCCGGCGCGCGGGCAGTTCGACGCCGCCCTGGAGGTGCTGAACCGCGCCAACATCCAGGGCAGCAAGTGGGGCGGCAACGATTCCGTGCCCGCGATCGACGCCCGCACGGTCAACCTGGCGCTCGGCAGTGCGTCCGATCCGCTCAGCGGCCTGACCGGCACCGGGCGCGAGAAGCTGCGCAGTCTGCTCTCCGCCGTGGCCTCCCGGGCGCGCTCGGTGGCCACCGCCGACGCCGAAGTGCGCAAGCGCGTGCGCGATGTCGCCGCCGCCGCCGAGACCGACGACGATTCGGAGCGCGACCGGTGATCGATCGAGCGGAGCTGCGCAAGGTCCTAGGCGACCTACCAGAGCTGGAGACGCTGACCGAGGCCGAGCTCGTCGTATTCCAGCAGTGCCTCGACGAGATGGTCGAGTCGGGGTCGTCGCCCCTGGCGGCCTCGCTGGTCCTGACGGACTACAAGTGGGAGCCCGTCAGCATGGCGCAGTTCCTCAGCGACCCGTATTACGCCGGCGAGCTGACCCACGACCTGTTCCCCGCCTGCCGGGGACTGCTGATCGAGGCGTTCGATAACGGTCGCCGGCCGACCGAGCTGGTGCTGGCCGGGGCGACCGGCTGGGGCAAGACCACCTGCCTGTCGCTGTGCTGCATCTACCTCGCCTACCGCCTGACCTGCCTGCGCGACCCTCACGACTACTACGGGCTGATGAAGGGCGCCCCGATCGTGCTGGGCCTGTACTCCATCAACCTCGACCAGGCGTTCGACACCGTCTACGGCAAGGTGCTGAACTGGGTCGATGCCATCCCGTACTTCTCCGAGAAGTCCCCGCGGGTGAAGCGCATCAGCAGCAAGATCAAGTTCGCCCAGTCGCCCGTCGAGATCATCGCCGGGTCGAAGGAGCTGCACTCGATCGGCAAGGACCTGTTCTTCGCCGGTATCGACGAGGCCAACTTCATGATGGCTGCCAACGGCGATGTGGACGAGGGCGTGGCGTCCGCCATCTACACCTCGGTCAGCCGCCGCCTCAAGTCGCGCTTCATGACCAGCACCGGTGAGCCCGCCGGCATGGCCGTGATCTCCTCTTCCAAGAGGACCAAGGCCAGCTTCGTCGAGAACCACCTGCGCGATAACCAGGCCGACGTCGCCTCCGGCCTCATCAAGGTGGCCGCCTTCACGCAGTGGGAGGTGCGCGACCCGCGCCGGTTCACCCGCCCGAAGTTCCGTGTCCAGCTCGGCGATCGCGTGCACCCCGCCCGCGTGCTCCTGGACGGCGAGGACCCCCGGCCAGGCGCCGAGGTGATGACGGTCCCCGGCGAGTACCGGCGCGACTTCGACCAGGACATCGACAAGGCGCTGCGCGACATCGCCGGGGTGGCGTCCGAGAGCATGGTGCCGCTCCTCCACGATAAGTCGTGCCTGGCGCGTTGCGCCGCCCTGGCCACCCATGTGCACCCGTTCACGCGCGAGGTCATCAACATCTCGACCGACGACGACATCGGGATCGACGCCTACCTGCGCCCCGAGCTCCTTTTCAAGATCGTCCGTAGCTCGTACCGGTTGCGCCTGAATCCCGAGGCCGCCAGGTATATCCACGTCGACATCGGCCTGACCGGCGACTCGATGGGTATCGCCATGTCGCACATCTCCGGGTTCAAGACCGTGAAGCGCCCGCGCAAGGACGGCACCTGGTACGAGGACAAGGCCCCGGTGCACGTGGTCGACTTCCTGCTCAAGGTGCGGCCGCCGCAGATCGGCGAGATCGACCTCGGGAAGGCGCGCGCCTTCCTCATCGCCCTGCGCGACTACGGGGTGCCGATCTGGCGGGTCAGCTACGACGGCTTCCAGTCTCGCGACAGCGTGCAGATCATGCGCAAGCTGGGGTTCGACTCCGTGGTGTATTCCGTGGACCGCACCGACGAGGCCTACCTGTCGCTGAAGCAGGCGTTGGTTGAGGAGCGCATGATCGTGTACCACTACCCCGAGTTCGTGCGCGAGATCAGCGAGCTGGAGCGCGACCTGGACCGCGGGAAGGTGGACCACCCGCGGGTGTCCTCGTCCACCGGCCAGCCCGGGTCGAAGGACGTCAGCGATGCCCTGGCCGGGTCCATGTGGAACGCCTTGTCCGACAAGCGTCTGGCGTTCCCCAGCCTGGCGCGCACCTCGGCTCCCGGGGTGGACAACGTGGGGGCGAAGGTCGCGGTCCCCGGCGGCACGATGCTGTGGTCTGACCTCGAGAAGGAAGTACGCTCGTGAACCGCCGTTTCACAGGAGACCGTCATGCCCGCTGAGCCAGGACCCTTCGGATGGGTCTCCAACCTGTTCCGCTGGAGCGCCGCCGACCACATCATCCGCGGCCAGGGCGGCCCCCTGCCGCCGCCCAAGTCCCGGCCGTTCGACCCCACCGAGCACGAGATCTACCAGGGTCTCGCCGACGGGTGGCTCCACGGAACCGTCGGTGCCGCCCTCAGCTCGTTCTTCAGCGAGCCGCGCACCCGCAAGGAGCTGTACGTCCTGTTCGAGAAGATGGATATGACCGACGTCTGCGGTGCGGTGCTGGACCTGTACGCCGACGACGCCACCCAGCCCGACCCGGACAAGCTGCGCACCATCTGGGTCGAGGGTTCCGATGCCATCGTCGCCGCGTCCATGGACATGCTGCGCCGGTTGAACGCCGAGGAGGAGATCACCGCGCTGACGCGCGACATCGCCAAGTTCGGCGACGACTTCGAGCGCCTGGTGTACCGCAGCGGGCCGGATGGCGGGGTGCGCCGCATGCTCCCCGTGCCGCCCATCAACGTGACCCGCCGGGAGGACAAGGAGGCGCGCCTGCTCGGCTACGTGCAGGTGGGCAAGAAGTTCCGCAACGATAACTCCGACACCAGCTACCCGTGGGACTTCGCCCACTTCCGCCTGCGCGGTAAGGACCGGCGCTACCCCTACGGCACCTCGATCCTCCACAACGCCATCCGGCCGTGGAAGCAGCTCATCGTGTTCGAGGACTGGATGGTCGGCTACCAGATCAACAAGCAGCCCGACCGGAACATGATCCTCCTCGACATCGGGACGGCGAGCGACGTGGAGGCCGGCGACGTGGCGAGGCGGTTCCGCCAGAAGCTGCGCCGCCACATGATCATCGACCCCGGCAGCACGACGCCCCGCGGCGCCATGGGGCAGCGGTTCGATCCGTGGTCGCCGATGGACGACCTCATCGTCCCCATGCGCCCAGACTCGCAGACGCGCATCGAGCGCCTGTACGGGTCGTCGAATGCGACCGACGTGACGCCGTTGCATTTCACCCTCGACAAGCTGTACGCCGCCCTGCGCGTGCCCAAGGCGTTCTTCGGGATCGACTTCCAGGGCGGGGTGCCGGTCAACATGAAGGCCAGCCTGGTGAACCAGGACGTCCGCTATGCCCGCGGCGTGAAGCGCCTGCAGCGGGCCGTGAAGGCTGGCTACCGGTACCTGTGCGAGCTGAACCTGATGCTCCTCATGTCGCCCGGCGAGGGCGCGGCCGCGAACGCCGATGACGGTCTGCTGAACGCCCTCGACTGGCGCCAGGAGGGGAACGACTTCGAGGTGCACATGGCGCCCATCTCGTACCTGGCCGAGCTGGAGCGGCTCGAGGTCGAGCAGATGCGCCAGCAGGTGGCGCTGGCCATGTTGGAGCTGGGGGCCAACAACCCGGCGGTCGACGTGGCGATGTGGTCCGAGTATGTCCTCAAGGAGATCTGCCAGATCCCCGTCGAGGTGCTGGATGACGTCATCCGCGAGATCGACCCCAACGCTGTCGACGCGATGCGCTTCAACATCCCGCCGGAGGCTCAGGCCCAGGCGCAGGAGGCGCGCAAGCACCATGCTCGTGGGCTCATCGGGAAGAACCTCAACGAGGATCAGATGGCGCAGCTGGCGGCCGCCCTCAAGGCCAGCCCCAAGCTGCGGGAGGCCATCTCCCGGGCGCGTATCGTGTTCGACCGCGAGGATGCCCTGCCCGACACGCCGCTGGCCCCCAGCCTGCTGCCGTCGCGGGACAACGAGCTGTTCAAGAAGGGCTACCTGTCCGACGTGCTGACCGAGTCCGACGTGGCCGAGATGGTCGCCGAGTCGCGGCGAGAGGCGGGGTCCAATGCCGAAAGCGATTAGGAATCCCGAGCTGCCGACGCACCGCGTGTCCGAGGGCGACACCGGGAAGCTCGGTTGCACCACCTATGGGGCGTACGGCGGCGGACCCACGTCGACCCTGTCGCTGCTCGCCGTGGACGTCATCGAGGCGCTGGCCCGAGAGGGCCTGTCGCTGGAGCAGGCCCAGAAGTTCCTCTGGGCGTTCGGCCGCGTGGCGCAGGACTTCATGCTGTCCGGGAAGGTGATCGCCATTCCCCATATGGGCATGCTGTTCGTCCAGCAGCAGCGGACGTTCCTGCGGACGACCGAGCTGTCGCAGGCCATGCGGAAGGCCGGGCGGACGCGGCTGGCAGACAAGCTGGCCGAGAAGGACCGCCAGATGGTGCTCCGCAACCAGGTCGTGTTCCGGACCACGTTGCACCTGCGCAACTTCTTCGACGACTGCGGCGTGCCGTGCGGTCCGTGGAAGCACTATGTCAGGGCCGAGTCGACGCGCCTGAAGGCGCGTAAGCGTGGTCTGAACCCCTTTGCCCAACGTCGTCCCAGGAGAGCCGCCATCGCGGTCGGAGGAGAAGCGTCATGACCGATTCCCGTGAACCGCCGGTTCAGGTGAAGCCTCGCCCCGGCCTGCTGGTCGAGGACCGGAACGCCGCCGTGCGTACCGAGCCCGACGGCCGACAGACCATCGTGAAGGTGCCCAGCCGTCCGGCTGAGGCCGACCGCCAGGGCGTTTCCGAGTCGAAGATTTGACCCTCCAGCCGTTCGTCGGTAAGGTGTAGCCATGTTGGCCGACGTCCGATTCGGTTTCGGGGAACACGGGCACCTGAGTGGCCGTCCATGCCTCATCGGCGTCGTCGATGACGGGACCACGACCTGTCGGGTCGACATGCTGACGCTGCCGTCGCGTATGCCCGGCCTGCCCATGCTGTTGATGGTCATGCCGCGGTCGATGGACGAGCAGCGGGCCGAGGCGCTGGTGCACCTGTACCGCGACCTCACCGCCCTGGGCCGAACCGTGTACACCTGCGTGCGCCCGCTGGTGCCGCTTAGGGACGCGAAGCTTGCGCACACCAGCATCCTCAGGGTCCTCGATGCCGACGATTTCGGATTCCCGCCCGACTGCGACGACCGGTACCTGAGCGTCAGCGTCCACTGTTGGCCCGGCAGTCACGTCATGGAGCGGCTATCGCGCATCCCGGCCGACCAGGGGCGGTACCTGTTCGTGGACGGCGAGGAGTTTGGCGCCGCCAAGGTGTGGCTAGGCAGCGAGGACCCGTCAGCGGCCGCCTGGACGCTCCAGAAGCCACACGATATGAACGACAACCTCGAGCCCGCCGAGCTGGACGAGATGCTCGTCAGGGGGCGATGATGGCGAAGACCCCGCAACCCAAGGCCGTCGTCTCCGGGTCGTATAGGCTCGTCCCGGTCGACGACCTGGAGCCCAACCCGAAGAACCCCAACCGGCAGAGCAAGTACACCCACAAGAAGCTGGTGCAGTCCATCAAGGACTTCGGGTTCACCGACCCCGTCATCGTGCGCCGCATCGGGTCTCGTATGCAGATCGTGGGCGGTGAGCACCGCTGGCGGGCGGCGCAGGACCTGGGGATGCCGGAGATCCCCGTCATCGACCTGGGGCCTATCGCCGAGCATGAGGCCTCCCGGCTCATGATCGTCCTCAATGAGACGCGCGGGCAGCCCGACCAGGACGCCCTGGCGGCGTTGATCCAGGGCATCCGCGACGAGGTGGGCGAGGGCGGGTTGAGCGTGCTGCCCTACTCCGAGGCGCAGCTGGCCGACTTCCTCGACGAGGACCCCGTCGTGCCCGTCGCCGAGGACGAGCCCGTCGCCCCGCAGGGGCCGGTGAAGCTGAAGCCCGCCGACCTGCTGGCCGTGCTCGAGCTGCGCGCCGCCGACCAGGCAGGCCTGCAGCAGCTCCTCGACGGCCTGCGAACCTGGGCCCGCAGCAGGGCCCCCGATGCGCCTCCAGCCTGGCAGGGGCTGCTGGAGCGCCTGGAGGGTTGACGGTTTCCGGGGAACCCGGATAGGATGCGGCCATGCCCACCGCCTCCCAGGTCTACCTCGCCCTCGACCTCCTATCGACCCTGCCCGAGGACCTCCGCAACTCGTCCACGTTCGCCCTGCGTAAGCAGGCGACCGAGATCCTGGCCGCCGCCCTGACGACCGACGGGTGGACCGGTGCCACCAATGCGTGCAACGATTACGGACGTCCGCCCGTGGTGACCGACCCTCAGGCGCAGAAGGATGCCCTGACCGTCGTCGCCGTGCGGACCGCCCTGCTCGACAAGGCCGCGCCCGATGCCGACGTGGGGCGCACCGTGCGCCTCCTCATGGAGCGACTGGAGCAGCAGGGATGACCGTCGTCGAGAGGCGTATGGCGGCGGCCACCGCGGCCGCCGCCGAGGTCTTCGGGCACGCGTCGTTGCGGCCCTTCCAGTCGCAGGTGCTCCCGCACCTGATGGGGAAGCGGGACGTGTTCGCCGTGACCGCGACCGGCGGCGGCAAGAGCCTGTGCTTCCAGCTGCCCGCCCTGGTGCTGCCGGGGGCCGCCGTCGTGGTGAGCCCGCTCATCAGCCTGATGAAGGACCAGGTCGACAAGCTGCGCGGCCACGGGATTCGGGCGGTGCGCCTGTCCTCCGACGTGTCGCGGTCCGAGCAGGCCGCCGACCTGGCGGAGCAGGACCTGATCTACGTCAGCCCCGAGAAGCTGGCCACGCCGGCGTTCCGCAAGGCCATGCGCGGGGTACGCGTCGGCATGGTCGCCCTGGACGAGGCGCACGCCGCCATCGAGTGGCAGGACTTCCGCGCCTCGTACGCCCACATCCGCGCCTTCGCCGAGCAGCACCCCGAGGCCGTCAGGTTCGCCTGTACGGCGACGGCGGACGACGAGGTGGAGGCCGGCGTCCGGGCGCTGCTGGGCCTGCGTGACCCCGCCCGGGTCGTGACCTCGCCGTGGCGCGACAACATCGAGTACGTCGTGCGCCGCGAGGCCGGGATGTCGGACCTCGTGGATCGAGTGGCCAAGGCCCAGGAGGCCGCAGGCTCCCAGGTGGTGTACGTCGCGTCTCGGAGAGCTGCCGAGGACGTGGCGACGGAGCTGCGACGGTACGGACTGGACGCCGTGCACTACCACGCCGGAATGTCCGGCGGCATCCGGACGCAGGTGCAGGAGCGCTTCATGCGCGGGGCGGTGCGCTGCGTGGTCGCGACCAACGCCTTCGGCATGGGCGTGGACAAGCCCGACATCCGCCTCGTGGCCCACTGGCAGATGCCCAAGAGCCTGTTCGCGTATCTTCAGGAGACCGGGCGCGCGTCCCGAGACGGACAACCAGCCGTCGCCTGGCTGAACATCAGCAAGGACGCCGAGCGGGTGCACAACTTCCTGATCGAGCTGTCCAACCCCGAGTTCTACGTGTACGAGCGCATGTGGCAGTTCCTGACCGCGTCGGAGCGGCAGCCCGTGCGCGTGCCGATGGGCATCCTGGCGCGCGCCAGCGGCGTGGCGAAGGATAGCCTGCGCGGTCAGGCCGATTCCGCCTTGGCGTACCTGGAGTACACCGGGCACCTGCGGACGTCGTCCGTCGGCGTCTGCTATGAGCTGCCCATCATCAACCGTAGCATCGCCGAGTCGGTGTGCCGCGGCATCCGCGGGGCTCGCGTCGACCGCGGGGTCGTGCGGTACGAGCTGGAGGGCGACCAGCCCGACAACCATATGCGCTTCGTCACCAGCGGGGCTTGCCGTTCGGCCGATGCGTCCGACATCGCCATGATCGAGCTGCTGCGCCCCGCCCTGCAGCTGACGGCGGAGCAGGTGGCCGACAAGAAGCAGCGAGCCAAGATGAAGCTGCTGATGCTGCACCGGTTCGCTGACTCCCTCGACCGTAGGGCGTTCGTGGAAGCGCTGTTTGCCCAGGCCGGGGTCGATTCCGTAGGATAGGGCATGGCCAAGCAACACCCCCTCATCGGACGCACCGTCACAGCCGTCCGCCCCATGACCGCGAAGGAAGCCGAGGCGGCCGGATGGGAGTTCGGCCGACACGGCGCTCCCCAGGTCGTCGCCCTCGATGATGGGTCGTACATCTTCGCGTCGTGCGACCCCGAGATGAACGACACAGGTCATCTCATGTTCGGCAAGAACGGGAAGCTGTTCGATGCCTGACCTCCGTGAACCGCCGTTTCAGATCGGTCTGGTGAAGGCGGAGGACCCGCTGAACCGAGGGTCGCGTAGCGACTACGCCCAGTACCTCCGTCGGTTTTACTACCCGCAGGTTGCGAACCCGGTCCACCTGTTCGAGGCCAAGTACAACTGGGACTTCTTCCAGCCGTACGTGGCGAAGGACGAGGGCCCGCTCAGCGTGTTCCGGCGCAACGCCGCGTTGCCGCGCGGCATGACCGGCGGCCTGGTCTACTGCCACTGGGAGCGGCGCTTCCGCGACGGCCCGAAGTCCGTGCCGTTCTCCTGCTACGCCGTTGAGGGCATCTTCCCCGGCGAGGCGGTGATGGCCGAGTACGGGTGCGCGTCGGCCAGCATCTTCATGGACGTGGCGCGCCGAGGCTGTGACGGGGCCTGGTTCGACCACGTGAAGCTGATCGACTGGGCCGACGGTAGGACCCTGTGCCTGCTGGGTTCGGGCGGTGGCTCGATCGCCACGCCGTGGGTCACCCTCCTCGACACCGCGTTGTTGGAGGTGCACATGGCCAAGGCCGAGAGGCTGGAAACGAGGCCGCTGTGAGCACCCCTACCTTGGAGTCCCTGGCCAAGCAGGCCCTCTCCGGCGTTCGGGAGTGCCTGCCAAAGTGGGGTGACTCCCCGGCCAACGCAGCCAGGTGGCTCCGCGAGTGGAAGCAGGCGCATCATGATCAGCTCCTCAAGGCCGGTTGTCCCGAGCCGCGTCACTTCGATCCGTGGGCGCACCAGTGACCTACCTCCACGTCACCACCAAGTGCAACATGGCCTGCGCCCACTGCATCCACGACTACGGGGCTGGCAAGCGCGGCAGGCATATGGACTGGAACACCTTCCTGGGCGCCGTGAACTTCGTGAAGGACTACGCCGGCTGGGAGCACATAACCCTCGGGGGCGGCGAGCCGACCCTCAACCCCGACATCCTCAAGATGCTGGACCACCTCGTCGAATGCGGCGGTTTCGACTACGTCCTCATGGTGACCAACGGCAGCAAGGCCAAGGTCATGCGCGAGATCATCGAGCGGTACGAGAGCGGGCAGTGGGAGATCCCCAAGCACGGCGGCAACATCGAGGTGGTGCTGAGTTGGGACGTCCACCACGACCAGAGCATGGTCGAGCCCTTCGTGTCCGATTACTTCATCCAGCGAGGGCTGACCCACGACGTGGGCTGGAACCTCATCCGCGGCGGCCGGGCGGCGAAGCTGCCTGACTCCTATACCGCGCTGGAGGACAAGTGCGTCTGCAATAACCTCGTCGTATATCCCGACGGCAGGGTCACCGCCTGCGGTTGTCCAGGTAGCCCGAAGATCGCGCAGATCGTGCACCATGGGTACGACATGGAGCACGACGCCCAGGAGCTCCTTGAGTCCCCGCAGTTCATGGATACGCGCTGTGCCCGCCCGCTCCCCGCGGAGGTCGCGTGACCCTCACCGTCCACACCGCCACCGGCAAGAAGATCCCGGTCGACAGCATCTACCAGGTGCGGGCCTACGCCATCCACCCCGTCACGGTCACCTGCTCGGCGTGCCAGATCGTCGTCATCAACGGCCACGTCTGCCATGAGCTCGGGTGCCCGGAGGCGTGGAAGGACGAGACCCGAGAGTGCCGGTGGTGCGGTAGTTCGTTCAAGCCCGAGTCGAAGGGGCAGGGGTTCTGCTCCAATGACTGCCACGCCTTCTACAACGGGTGGGATCACGATCCCGATCGCTCAACCGCTGAGGACGACACCAATGGATGACGACCTTTACATCGTGAAGCTCATCCAGCTCCAGACCGAGACGGACACCGTCCGCAACGACAGCTGGCAGATTCAGCGCGAGCGTATTCGTCTGGTGCCGTCCTCCGACCTTCCGGCCCTCGCGTGTTCCCCGAGCACCGTGCGATGGCTGCACGTCCAGAAGGTCGTCGAGGTGCGGGATTACGCCGTCGATGCGGAGGCTGAGAAGTTCCGCCAAGGGTTCGTGACCGTCGCGAAGCGCGCCCTGGAGAAGCGCGAGGCCGCCCTGCGGCTGGCGATCGCTAAGGAAGCGCAGGCGCGGGCCCAGGCAGACCTGGAGGAGATCGCGGCCCGCGAGAAGGGGCAGCTCCCGTGATCAGCATCGACCGTCGCGCAGGAGGGGACGGCTACTGGGTGGCCGACTCCATGGACGACCTCAAGAGGGACGGGTGGACAGTCTTGCTGAACGAGGCGTTCAAGCCCGGCGTGGCGAGGTGCCACTGCACGCGCGGGGGCGCAGGGTCGCTTCGCCCCGAGTTCCAGATCATCTACGTGTCGGTGGAGCCCACGCCCGCCGAGTCGTTCTCACAGTGGGCGCGGGGCGGGTGATGGCGCTGCACATAGGTCCGCTTTCGCCCGTGCAGCTCGAGATCGAGTTCGACCTACCGCCCCGGTACACCGGTCCGGTGTTGACGAGCATGCAGATCCGCGGGAAGGGCAGCAAGGCGTTCGACGCTGGCGCCCGAGACTGTGCACTCGGCATCCGCGATCGAGGCCAAGGGATCGAATACGATGACGGGTGGCTGACCATGATGGCGCACATCTGCTTCCCGCCGCTGGACGGGAAGCCCGTGCACCACCTGTACAACGAGGCGTACCGCATCGCGCGGTGCCGAGAGAACTGGAGGATTCCGGTATGACCCACCTCAACTCCCATTGCCGCGTCGGGCCCGGGCCCATGTACGAACCCGTCGAGCGGTGGTGGAACCGTAAGCTCGTGGTCGAGGAGCGCGTCAAGATGCTCGCCGTCGAGATAGGTGCCGACCCCGCGCGTAGCCTGCGGTGCGGAAACGCCCTGGAGGGCTTCTATCGGTTCGGTCACCCGCCGAAGGGGTGGCGAGCGGCCGGCAAGAAGTTCCCCGGCTACATCATGCCTAACAAGCGTAGCGTGGACGGGGGCGCGTTCGCCTACCGCATGTCGCAGCTCAAGCTCGAGACCTGCGAGGACCTCGCAAAGGAGCTCGGCTTGCCGCCGTTCTTCACCGACAGCACTGGGCAGTGGTGCTCTGCCGTGGGGTGCTTCGCCCTCGACGGCAAGTATTACCTCGAGTTCCCTACCGCCCTCGTTCGACACTTCACCGGCGTCTCCGGAGTCGACCTGCTCAAGGAGTGGGAGTACCTGCGCGACAAGGAGCGTGCGCCGTGACCGTTCGCCACCTCGGAGAGAGCGCCGCTATCCGTGCCCTCATAGCCAAGCCCGACCAGTGCCCGTATTGCGGCAGCACCGATACCGAGGGCGAGGGCGTGGACGTGCAGGACGACGCCCGACGAGCCGAGCAGGAGGTCGGGTGCAACGCCTGCGGCGCCTCCTGGTACCTGCGCTGGCAGCTCAACGGTGCCGCCATCATCAACCCCCCGTCTACGGAGTAGCCATGCACACCAAAGCCGCCCGCGAGGGCAAGCACGTCGCCCTCACCAAGTGTTTCTTCTGCGGGGAGGACGCCCACATCGTTCTCCACAAGCGTCTCGGGGACGTTTCCGAGATGCACGGGAAGGTCTGCAGCATGGAGCCCTGCTCCAAGTGCGCCGAGCACATGAAGGCCGGTATCATCCTCATCGGCATCGACGACGCGAAGTCCGAGAAGGGGTGGCATCGGTCGAACGGTCGCGAGAACTTCATCCCCAACCCCTACCGCACCGGCGCGTTCTGCGTCATCCGCGAGGAGGCTCTGGACCGCATCTTCAACAACCCCGAGTACAACGCCTGGGCCAAGCGCACCCGCTGGATCTTCGTCGAGCACGAGGTGCTGGTGAAGATCGGCGCCGTCAAGGAGCCGGTGCCCGCGTGAGGCTGTTCCACATCCATCCGACGGCGCTGCCGACCGGAATGCTGACCCATCAGCACCGCACCTGTCACCTCCTGCTCTCCGGGCTGGCCGAGGTCAACGGCGTGGTAGGCAAGTACGGTCGGCACGCCGGATTCGTCGCGTGGGTGCACTGGCAGTGCGTGCAGGAGATGGTCATGCGCGGCATGAACCACGATTCCCCGGTGTGGGCGCTGTGGCAGCGCATCCCTGCCCTGCGGAGGGGTCACGACATCTGGGTGCCGTCGAGGGCGTACATCCGCGACGCCCAGGACCTCAGGGCCAAGATGGACAGCAACGATAAGAGGGGCGACCCGTCAGGCGCCCGTGTCGCCATCCCGCAGGGCATCGCCGCCTTCCAGCGCGACCTGGATATGCTGCGGGCCGGGAAGGCTCTCCCCGGGCACGTACTCGCGGTCTGACCTTGTGGGGTTCCGGGGAACCCGGGAGGATGGAAGCCTACCCACGAGGAATCCCCCATGACCCGCGTACTCAAGTCCCTCATCCCCGAGCGGGGCGGCACCGTCATGCTGCCCGTCTGCGCCAAGCCCGTCAGCGTCGGGTTCCAGCGCGAGCGTCGATCGGCGCCCATTGTCGGCGTTCCCAGCGTCGACCCCTCCTGGCCGGTCGACCAGGTCGATCCCGGTCACGACCCGTCGGATCTCGCCCGCTTCGTCGTGAGGATGACCGATATGCGCACCGGCACGCAGGTTCAGCATGTCGCCGTCGCGCCCCTCGGTTTCGACGAGGTCGATGCCGACGGCGTCTTCAACGAGGCGGCGTCGTACTACGGCTCGCGCGGGTACTGCGACTTCCAGGTGACCCCGTGTGCGCCGAGCGCCCCCGATGACCACGGCATCGCCCCGCCCGCCGCCAACCTCGTGCCCGTGCTGTGGTGGGAGGAGCCCTGCCTCGACTCCGTGGACGGCGACGCCGAGGGCATGGAGTTCGTCGGTGTCGACGAGAACGACTATGCGTCCCGCTGGCCCAAGGCCTGCGTCGAGTTGTTCGTCGTCCCGACCGGGGAGCCCGCCCCGCGGAACGCCGTCTTCATGGGCACCCTGCAGCGCCCCCAGCGCCAGGACCCGTCCAGGGACGCCGTGTTCCATATCTATATCCTGCGCACCAGCCTGCTCCGGTTCGCCTGAACCGTCGTTCCACGGAGACTCACGATGAGCGACATCATCTACTTGGTCTGTTCCTCGACGGGGAAAACCTCAACGTCGAGCAGCAATAGCAACAAATACCACAAGTGGGTGAAGCAGCCCTCAGGGGACTACGAGCACACCTACGGCAGGGTGGGGACGCCCGGGGTGTCGCACGTCGTGAGCGCCTCCAAGATGCAGCAGAAGATGCGGGACGCGCTCTCGCACGGCTATACGCAGGTCGAGGTGGCTGCCGACGTGGGGACCGGGGCCGTGAACGGCCCGGTCGTCGCGAAGGCCGACATCCGGCAGAAGGCGATCGACGAGATCGCCGGCGGCGACAAGGGGCTGGCCGACCTCGTCGGCGTCCTGGTCGATCGCAACACCCGTGAAATCACCAGCACCACCACGCTGAAGCTCGACACGGCGACCGGCCTGTTCAAGACCGACGCCGGCATCATCGTGACCCGGAAGGTGGTCGACGAGGCGCGCGACATGCTGGGCAAGATCAAGGCTGTCCACGGAGCGCAGACCGTCTCCGTGCCCGGTGGGTTGGACAAGCTCGCCTGCGACTACCTGATGCGCATCCCGACCGACATAGGCCGTGCGCGCCCGACGTTCGGCAACGTGTTCCCCGACCGCGCGGCGGTCGACAAGCAGGAGCAGATCCTCGACGCCCTGCTCGGCAGCCTGGACATGCTCGCCAAGCCCGCGCCGACCCCGGATGCACCGAAGGTCGAAGCCAAGCGCACCTGGTCGGTGACGTTGACCCCGTGCGACGCCGCGGAGTTCAAGCGCATCAGCAAGAAGTACTACGATACAGCCCAGGGCGGGCACGCCGCCGTGCAGGCCGGGCTGAAGCCCAAGAGGGCGTGGACCCTGTCGATCGCCCATATGGATGAGGCGTTCGAGAAGGACGGCAAGAAGGTCGGCAACATCATGGAGCTGTGGCACGGGACGCGTGTCGGCAACCTGCTGTCGATCTTCTCGCGCGGCCTCATCATCCCGCCCTGGGCCGACGCCGGTCGCATGTTCGGCGACGGCATCTACTTCAGCGATCAGAGCACCAAGAGCCTCAACTACGCCTACGGGTATTGGGGTGGCGGCAGCAGGGACAACACCTGCTACATGCTCCTCAACGACGTGGCGATGGGGAGGCCCTACATCCCGCGCAGCACCGGATCGTGGAAGTCAGCGCCTGACGGCTGCGACTCCACGTTCGCCAAGGCCGGGCAGTGCGTGGCCAACAACGAGATGATTATCTATCGGCCGTCGCAATGCCGGCCTGTGCGCTTGGTCGAGTTCTCGTCATGATCGGCCAGCGCTTCGGTCGACTGACGGTTGTTCAGTATGCGCCTGCCCCGCGCCCTGTGAAGGCGCGCGGCCGCTGGGTCGTGGTGTCGTGCGACTGTGGCGCGGTAAAGACCGTGAAGGCGTCCTGCGTGAAGCAGGGCGGCACCACCTCATGTGGTTGTTATGGCCGGGAGCAGGCGTCGAAGGCGCTGAAGCGCAATAACAAGCATTTTATCACCGGCTACCGTAAGCCGCCTGGCGTGGCGGCGGTGCGTCAGCGCATCAATCACTATAAGGCGAATGCCCGCTCCCGCGGGTTGAAGTACGACTTGTCTGATGACTTTGCGGAGCGGCTCATGCGTTCGCGCTGTCATTACTGTGGGGCGGTGCCTTCTATGAAGTCGCGGAGGTCGGCCGCGCGAGGCGCGGACGTACCGCAGTTATTCAATGGGATCGACCGCGTGGATAATGCGTTGGGCTACGTCGTGGAGAACGTGGTCCCCTGCTGCCCGACATGCAATCACATGAAGTCCGATCGCAATCACGCCGAATGGATACGCCATATGCGCAAGATCCTCAAGCACGTCACTCGCCTCGTGGAGTTTGGACAGTGACCGAGCATGCTCTCCCGTTCCGCCTCATCGCTCCCGATGAGGCCGAGGCCCGTCGCAAGGATCCGACGTGGCACCGGTGCCACACATTCGGAGAGGGTTGGGGGTGGCGGCGTGGAGATGGTGCCCACGTGTTCTGCCGTCAGTGCCCCAACTTCGAGGATCTGCCCGAGCCCGAGAAGGAAGCGGTCTGGCAGAAGGTGAAGGCGCGCCTGGATGCTGAACGCGAGGAGCGTCGCAAGAACCCTGTCGAGATCGCCCCGTTCACCGAGCTGGCGCTGCCTGCCATCCGCGCGGCATTCCCTACTAATCCCATCAACGACCTCGTCAGCGTAGAGCCGATGACTGGACCGAAAGCCTAGCGATGCCCAAGCTCCGTCTCAATCGCCATACGCGAAGCGATGTCGCCCACGATGCCTCGCGTCCTCGGCGTCGGCGCAAGAAGCTCTATACCGTCATCGCCCTGTGGGACGGGCAGCGTTGGGCCCAATCGTACTGGGCCGAGAGCCCCGAGGAGGCGGAGAGGCTGGCCGAGCTCAACGATGACGGCACCGAGGGCGAACCCGGAGTGTCCAAGGGCGGGGACTTCCAGATCGCGGCCGTCCTGCACGGACGCGAGCTCGTGGCGTAGGTTGCACCCTCATGCCGATCGGGACATTAGACTGCACCATGACCTTCGCCCTCCGCATCGCCAAGACCAGGTTCGACGCCATCCTCCCCCGGCGCGGCAGCGTGCACGCCGCAGGGTTCGACCTCCATGCCGCCGATGACGCCTTCGTGCCCGCCGGCAAGCACGTGCTCATCCCCACCGGCGTGGCGGTCGAGCTGCCGCACGGCATGGTGGCGCTCGTGTGCCCGCGGTCCGGCCTCGCGCTCAAGAGCGCGACCACGGTCCTCAACGCGCCCGGGGTGGTCGACAGCGACTACCGCGGCGAGGTGAAGGTCCTCCTGGTCAACCACGGCGATGCCGACCTGCGCGTGGCGAAGGGCGACCGCGTCGCCCAGCTGCTGTTCGTGCGCCACGAGGTCGCGGACCTCATCGAGACCGACATAGACAACCTCGCCAAGACCGACCGCGGACAGGGCGGCTTCGGCAGCACAGGAGCGTAGATGGCCAAGCGTGCCCGCATGTCGTTGCCGCCCGGGTGGAAGGCCGAAGTCGTCACCCCGCGCATGAAGAAAGCGTGCAAGGCGTGCGGCGAGGTCCCCAACGGAGACTTGCGTCTCGTACGGACTGTGGATAGCTATCCGTATCCCACATCAGAGGTCTACTGTCCCGCGTGCGCCATCGCGACCATGGAGGCGTGGGTGCAGGCGGTCCACGAGCAGGTGCGGGCGTTGAAGGAACAGCATGGCACGCGCAGTTAGGGAGCAGCGGCCTCCCCCGTCAGTCGAGTCCGTCCCCGATAACCACATCCACGTCCACGGCCCACCGAAGCCGTATATCGTGTTCACCGACGCCGAGGGGACGCCGCACTTCATGGAGTTCGAGGGCATCCACCTGTACTGCACCGGCGGGAACCACAACATCCAGGACCGCTTCGGCAGGCATTACGAGGTCTCCGGTGCCTACGACATCATGGACCCGGCGCAGGCGCTGCAGACCTACCAGATGATGTGCGCCGCTGCCCAGGCGGCGCGAGGGAAGGGATGATCGTCGCTCTGGAGGGCGGAGACGGGTGCGGTAAGGGCACCGTCGCGCAGTGGCTGTGCGAGGAGCACGGGTTCCTCGTCCTGCGGGACCCCGGGGCCACGCCGTTCTCGGCCGCCATGCGGGAAGTCCTCCTCCACAAGACCGAGTACGCCCTCGACGCCCGGCAGATGGCTCTCATGTTCATCGCGTCGGCGGCCGACGTGCTGCGGCGCGCCCAGGAGTTGGCGGCCGGCGGGGCCAAGGTCGTGTTGGATCGCACCTATGTCTCCACGCTGGTCTATCAGACGGTCCTCGGGGTGCCGCTGGCGCACCTCAAGATCATCCAGCGCCTGATGCTGCCCGAGTCTGCGGCCGTGCAGAAGGTGCTGTACCTGCGCGCTCCGTGGCCCGTCCGCAAGGAGCGGCTGAAGTCGCGTTGCGTCGATCGCTTCGAGGGCAAGGCCGACGAGTTCCACGCGAAGATCGACATGGCGTACGATGGTCTGGCCAAGAGCGACGGGTTCGTCGTCGTGGACGCCTCCCAGCAGCCGGAGGTCGTGCGCAAGGGCGTGGCGGAGGCGCTCGGCCTGGCCGTTGCGTCGTAGTCGGCGCCGCTCATGATCCCTCCCGACGCCTGCCCGTCGGGAGGTACCCTTGGCGAAACGCTCCGCTCCTCAGCCCCCTCGTGAACCGCCGTTTCACGGGAAGGACACCCCGGCCCTCAAGGTCGAGGTCTGGCCGGTCGATAAGCCCCAGCCGTACCCCAAGAACGCCCGCGTTATCCCCGACAGCGCCGTCGACCTGGTCGCCAAGAGCCTGACGGAGTTCGGCTGGCGTCAGCCGATCGTGGTCGACGAGCAGGGCGTCATCGTGGTCGGCCACACCCGCCTGCGGGCCGCCAAGAAGCTCGGCCTCAAGCAGGTCCCCGTGCACGTGATGCGCGGGGTGCCGCAGGACAAGGTGGACGCCTATCGCCTCATGGATAACCGCTCGAACCAGGAGACGATGTGGGATAACGACATCCTCGCCGACGAGCTCTCAGGGCTCAAGGCGACGGGGTTCGATCTCTCCCTGACCGGGTTCTCGGCGTCCGAGCTGGCGCAGCACCTGGGCAGCATGGAGACGGAGGCCGACGTGGCGGCCGTGGCGTCCGGCAAGGGGTCGAACGGCGACGATGAGGGCGACGGCGAGGCCGCCCCGCCCCAGCGGCCGCGCGGAGCCATCCTGTGCCCGCGCTGCAAGAAGCACTTCGTTCCGGGAGCCTGAGCCGTGGCCGACCTCAACATGACCGTGGAGCTGTGGGACGTCGACAAGCCCCAGCCGTACGACAAGAACGCGCGCATCATCCCCCAGGCTGCCATCGACAAGGTCGCCGCGTCGATCAAGGACTTCGGTTGGCGCCAGCCCATCGTGGTCGACGAGGGCGGGGTCATCCTGGCCGGGCACACCCGCCTACTGGCGGCCAAGCAGATGGGGCTGGAGCAGGTGCCGGTGCACGTCGCCAAGGGGCTGACCGACGAGCAGGCCCGGGCCTACCGGCTGATGGACAACCGCGCCAACCAGGAGTCGATGTGGGACCACCTGGTGCTCAAGGACGAGCTGAGCCGGCTGTCGACCACCGCGGGGTTCGACCTGGCGCTCACCGGGTTCAACGATGAGGAGTTCGCCGCCTTCACGCAGCAGGTCGACAGCGGGCGCTTTGGCGACGCCCCGACCGAGTTCAAGTCGTTCGACGAGACCATCGAGACCGACTGCAAGTGCCCGCACTGCGGGTACGAGTGGAAGGGCGGCGGCAAGGAAGCCGAGGCCGCCGCCGAGCGCGAGGAGGACGACGAGCCCGAGGTCGATCCCGACGAGCGGGACGCCGAGCGCGCCGAAGGGGGCTCCGATGCCGACTGAGAAGCCGCCCTACCGCGTCCCGTCGATGGCGACGATCAACAAGCACAAGGGGTACACCGGGCTGGTGGCGGCCTCCACGTTCTCCGGTACCGGAGGCAACTCCACCGGGATGAAGTGGGCAGGATTCGACGTGCGGTATGCGTCGGAGTTCGTGCCGCCGGCGCAGGTGTGCTATCGCGCCAACCATCCGGGGACCTTCCTGGACGACCGGGACATCCGCCTCACGCAGCCCGAGGACGTCCTCAAGGCCGCCAACCTCAAGGCCGGCGAGCTGGACCTCCTCGACGGCAGCCCGCCGTGCAAGAGCTTCTCGACCAGCGGGAAGCGCGACAAGGGTTGGGGTGAGGTGAGCCACTACAGCTCGGGGATCTACCAGCGCACCGACGATCTCTTCTTCGAGTACGTGCGCCTGCTGGGTGGGCTGCGCCCGAAAGTGTTCATCGCCGAGAACGTGACCGGCCTGGTGAAGGGTTCGGCCGTCGGGTACTTCAAGGAGGTGCTGTCGGCGATGCAGAAGCACGGCTACAAGGTGAAGGCCGGGCTGTTCAACGGGGCGTGGATGGGTGTGCCGCAGGCGCGCGAGCGCATCCTGTACATCGGCGTGCGCGAGGACCTGGGCGTGGAGCCGTCCTTCCCGAAGCCGCTGCCGTACCACTACACCGTCCGCGACGGGTGGGCCGGGCTGGAGCAGACCGAGGCCGATGCCGCGGAGTGCGTGCACCTCGAAGCCGGCCACTTCCTCCACACGGCGTGGCACATGACGATGCCCGGGGACAACTTCATCCCGGCGGCCCAGCGGATGAAGGGCAAGGCGAGCTACTTCGACTATCGACGCCTCGGGTGGCACCTCCCGGCCCCCACGATCAAGGCGACGCCCGGCGGGCTGTACCATCCCGACCTGCCGCGGTCGTGCACCATCCCGGAGCTGCGCCGCCTGTCCGGGCTGCCCGACGACTTCCAGCTCATCGGTACCTACGAGGAGCGGTGGGAGCGGTGCGGGCGCCTGGTGCCGCCGCCCATGTACTACCACGTCGCCCGCCACGTCCGAGACGTCATCCTCGGGTGGAAGGGGACCCTGCCCAAGTACGCGAGGCCCGCATGACCGCGAACGCCATGGTCGATGCGCAGGAGCGCATCGACGCCGCCGGCATCCCGACCAACTGGACCTTCAAGGACGCGAAGGTGGCGGCCGGGTTCCAGCGCCACGTGCGCGAGACGCTACCGTGGTACGACCTGGCCACCGGGGCGGTGGCCCACGTGGCGCGGCACTTCATCCCCGACAAGGGGGTGGTGTACGACATCGGCGCGTCGGTGGGGAACATCGGCAACTGCCTCCGCGAGACCCTGGTCGACAGGAACGCCGAGTTCCACCCCATCGAAGCCAGCCCCGACATGTGCAAGCTGTACCAGGGCCCGGGAACGGTGGAGTGCGCCGACGCGATGACCTACGACTTCAAGCCGTACGACTGCGCCATCCTGTTCCTCGTCGTCATGTTCATGCCGCCTTGCAACCGGGTCACCTGGCTCAAGGACCTGCTGACCAGGATGAGGCCCGGCGGCTGCCTCATCCTGTTCGACAAGTTCCACACCGCGCACACCTCCCCGTACCTGGACACCGTCATGCGGCGCCTGACCCTGGCCGGGAAGGTCGCCACCGGGACCCCGGCCGAGGAGATCGTCGCCAAAGAGCTGTCGCTGTCCGGCGTTCAGCGGCCGCTGGACACGGTGCTGACGCACTACCTGTCGCCGCCCGCGTACCCCATGTTCCAGTTCGGCGAGTTCGCCGGCTATGTGTTCACCCGCCCGGAGTCCGGTTAGGGTTCAGCGCGGGCCGGTTTCTTGTCAGTTTTAGGCAGTTCGACCGGGAAGCCGTCCCGAGGCGCCTATCGCGGATGGGGTTCCCGGTCGAACCGCCGTTTCGCGGTTTCACAGTTCTTAGCGTTTGCTTATATCGTTTGCTGAGAGCGCTGACTAGCTCGCTTCGCTCTAATCTCTCTATCTATACTTCGTATAGATAGAGCTCTTCTCGCTCCGCTCGCTCGCCTCCGAACCCGCGTGAACCGCCGTTTCACGGTTCCTTGGAACCCGGAGGGGTGGCCCCTATGATGGGCCCGTCGTGAGAGCGAGAGGCCCGCTGGGGCTTGACCGCCGCGAGGTGCGAGTTATATAACGCGCACATCTTTGCAAACTGTATAGCGTAGTGCACATCATCGAGGTGAACGGCCTAAAGCCCGGAACCTCGACCATTGGGTGCAGCAAGCAACACGATTTCCTCGACTATGGATCGAGAGATCCGGGTTCGACTCCCGGCAGCGCTTCGGCGCTGTGGTGCAATGGTAGCACGTTAAAAACTTCGTGTTCGATACCCTCACCCTTATATGGCGGAGTCGACTGGAGACGGTCCCAGCCTGGCCTCATAAGCCACGTCACGCAGGTTCGATTCCTGCCTCCGCAACCAGATGGGCGCAGCAAAGCTGCCGGGTACTTCAACCATACGAAACCCCCCGGTGGCGTGAATCCTCGCCCTTTACCATTGAGACGCAGCAATGCCGACAGTTCCTTCTTGCTAAGAAACCAAACTGACGGCGTCAACCCTCGTCTCGTTTTTCATGGGGTCGAACAGGTTTCGACGGATGAGTCGAGAGCAGAGCGAGCGATGCCGTGGTGGGCGAGGCCACGTAAAACACGCCCAAGAGCACACAAGCCGACGATCACGTCGACTACGCTGTCGCCAAGGCCGCCTGAGCAATCAGGCTGCTAGACGCAGCGCCATAACCCCGAGGCCGCGCCGGTCCACCTCGGGCTCCATAGGCCGGCTGGGAACGCGTCATGGAAGGGGCGCGAACCGAGACACCACCTGACCAGCAGAACGTCCGCCGAAAGCTGTACCGGCTTGCCGGCGAAGCGGACTCGGGACGCCAGATCGACAAGCTGGCTACGCATCGTAGAGCGCACGCAGGACGCGCATTCGGACCCGGGTTCGATTCCCGGCGACTCCACCAACCCGGCACAGCGGGCAATCTGTGATGGTGGAGGCGAACGGGAAACCGTCCGCCCTATGTAGGTGGCTTAGCGGCTGCCGAAAGTCCCGGGGTCATTCCTTGGGCACGCGCGACGAGGTTCCAAAGACCTGGGCCCCTGCCTGAGCTCGCGCGTTTCCCGGATCAGGGGCCTGGGCGCTTCCTTGTGGAGCAGCAAGCCGAATCGGTTCCTTCTAGCGGGGCAACCCGCTGCCAACGAAACCCCGACCGGCATCCTTCTCTCCACGTTATGCTGATACTGGAAACGCGTTTCGACCCGAGAAGGGCGAGACCGGCGCACGAGCGCCGCATCGGTGAGGGGTTCGATTCCCCTGGTCAGCACCATCGCCCCAGCCGCAGGTGGGCCTAATAACAGCGGAAGTCCCGGGGAGTTTTCAGACCCTTTCTCTCCCTAGGCACCATTTTCAACCTCAACCACGTCGACCGTCGGTCGATACCCCAGGAGTCCACATGCCCACCGTCCTCCACCAGGTCCTCGCTGTCGAGAAAGGCGTGAAGAACCGCGCCACCGCAGCCCTGACCGAGATCCACAAGGCCAATCAGAAGGCCGACGCCTTTGCCGGTCTGCAGAAGCAGTACACGCCGATCACCGAGGACGGCGAGAAGCTGCCCTCCGAGAACGTGCTCGTCCAGCGCAGCGCCCCGTCGGTGCTGAAGCAGGCCGCCAAGATCCTGACCGAGCTGTTCGACGTCACCGCGCAGCGGGACTACACGAACTGCGAGGCCAAGGCCGACGTGGTGGTGGACGGCGTGGCGCTCCTCAAGGACGTGCCGGCGACCCACCTCCTCTTCCTCGAGAAGCAGCTGGTGGACGTGCGCACGCTGATCGGCGAGATCCCGACCCTCGACCCGGCCTACACCTGGACGCGGGATGAGAACAGCGGCCTCTTCGCCTCGAACGTGGTCCAGACCACGCGCACGAAGAAGGTCGAGGAGTTCGTCGTCGTCCTGCAGCCGACGAAGGAGCACCCGGGCAAGCACGAGAAGGTGACCAAGGACGTCACCGCCGGCACCTGGGCCACGACCAAGCTGTCCGGCGCCCTGCCCGCTCCCCGCAAGGAGGAGCTGACCGAGCGCATCGAGAAGCTCATCAAGGCGGTCAAGTTCGCCCGCGAGGCGGCGAACGGCACCGAGGTCAAGCCGATGACGTCGCTCGGCGACGCGATCTTCGGCTACCTCCTCCGCTGAACCAACTCTGCTGGGCGTCCCGCTTCTCCTCGGAGGGTGGGGCGCCCGGCTAGGCAAACTCAAGCTCTTGCTGACCGTCTTCGTCACAACATACCCTTGATGCAGGTTCGAGTCCTGCCTCCCGAACTCACTCGGGAGTGGCGCAACTGGCCGACGTGGGGTCTCAGACTATCGCCAACCAATCTCCTCGTGAAAACGCGACGCCTACATCTACCGCCACTGCAAGCACCGGGAAGCGCGGGTGTGACTCCCGCCGGGGACGCCATATGTCCCTGTGGTCTAGCAATATGACGCCTGACTCAGACTGAGCAGAGGGCTCAAGCGCCGGTAGGCCGATGCGACAATAACGTACTCGGCCGGGGGGAAGGCTACTCCCCTCGGCCACCTTATGGTCCGATCCGGGGAAACCCGGTAAGGTCCGTCTTCCTGAACCGCCGGTTCAGATCGTGCACTACGCTTCCACAGGTGGCATCGCCACCCCCTACTCACCGAAAGGTGCAGCAACCCATGTCCCGCTTCAACACCGCCGTCCAGATCCAGCCCAAGACCACGAAGGTCAAGGGCGTCTCCAACGCCAAGCCCGACACCCGCAACTCGGCCGGGGGCGAGGCCTACAGTATGCCCATCCGCCAGGAGATCGCCGCGGTCGTCCTGAACTGCATGCTGAACGATCGTTTCTACACCAGCGCCCAGGGCAACCTCGAGCAGCTCCACGATCTCGTGGCGCGCGCCGAGAAGGCCGGCGAGACCGAGTTCCTCGCCAAGGCCGCCCTGTACGCGCGCCAGAAGCACGGCCTCCGCACCGTCAGCCACATCCTGGCCGGCGAGATCGGCGACCTGTCGCGCGGCGCCTCCTGGAAGCGTCCGTTCTACGCCGCCGTGGCCGATCGCCCGGACGACGTGTGCGAGACGCTGGCCTACTGGAACCAGCGTCACCCCGGCAGCCGTCACCCGAACGCGATGACCCGCGGGTTCGCCCAGGCGCTCGCGTCCTATGACTCCTACGCCCTGGCGAAGTACCGGGGCGAGGGCAAGGGCGTGAACCTGATGGACGCGGTGAACATCTGCCACCCGCGTACCCCGAAGGGCCACCCGATCCACGACCTGATGACCGGCAAGCTGAAGCCGGCCGATACGTGGGAGGCGGCGCTGTCGAAGGCCGGTCAGGCGGCCGAGACCGAGGAGGACAAGGAGGAGCTGAAGGGCGCCGCGTGGGCGCGCCTCCTGGCCGAGCGCAAGCTGGGCTACCTGGCCTGCCTGCGGAACCTCCGCAACATCGCCGAGCAGGCGCCCGACGCGCTGCAGGCGGCGCTGGCGCTGATCCAGGACGAGAAGGCCGTGGCCAAGTCCCGCGTCTTCCCGTTTCAGTTCCGCACGGCCTACGACCTGTTCAAGGCGTCCAGCCTCGACACGCGCACCCTGGTCATGAAGGCGATCGCGAAGGCCGCCGACCTGGCCCTGGGCAACATCCCGAAGCTCCCGGGTAGGACCCTGGTCGTCGTGGACGACTCCGGGTCGATGACCTCGAGCGGCGGGACCGGTGGCGTCATCAAGATCGCGTCCGTGTTCGCGGCCGCGCTGGTGAAGGCGCTGCCGACCTGCGACTACATGCAGTTCAGCGACGACGCCAGGTACATCAACCTCGATACGGTCGGCATGAGCACCTTCGCCCTGGCCGAGAAGATCGAGGGCTCGTGCCGGAGCGCCGGTACCAACTTCAATGCGATCTTCGATCGCGCGAAGCACGGGTACGACCGCATCGTCATCCTCAGCGACATGCAGGGGTGGATGCAGGGCGGGCTGCAGGAGCGGTTCAAGGCCTACGTTCGGGCCTCCGGCAAGCTGCCGAAGCTGTACAGCTTCGACCTGACCGGCAACGGCACGGCGCAGTTCCCCGCCGACCAGGTGTGCCTCATGTCGGGCTTCTCCGACAAGGTCTTCACGCTGATGGGGCAGATGGAGGTCGACAAGGACGCCCTCGTCACCGACATCGAGGCCACCGTGTTCGCCCCCAGGAAGCGCGGCCCGGCGATGCCGGACCAGCCCGTCCCGCGGACGTCCGCGGAGCGCGCCAAGGCGCGGGCCAAGCGAGCCCCGAAGGGCGCGAAGTCGGCCAAGGCCCGCCGCGCGGCGGCGAAGCCCAAGTCCAACAAGAAGTGAGATCCCATGGCTCGGTTCAATACGCCGACGCCCAAGCCACCCGCGCCTTCCAAGGTGCGGGTGTGTTTGTTCGTCGACCCCCACATCTACACCCGGCTCAAGGCGCAGTGCGTCCTCGATGGTACGAACATCAGTCGCTGGTTCGATGAGCGTGCTCGCCACGAACTGGACCAACGTGTCCTCGGGTTCACCGAGGCTCCGCAGCGCTCGAGGGCGCGGTGACCCGTGGATAGCAGTTTCGCCAGCGGTGCGGAGGCTGCAGTAGGCCGCGTTATCGGCTACCTCGCGGTCCTCGGGGCTTCGCTCATGTTCACTGCCGGGTTCTTCGTCGGCCGTTGGACAGCGCCCCGATCATACCAATCGTGCGATCACCCGGAGTTCGCCATGCCTGCACCTACCCCGTATGTCTACCCCGTGCGCGGCGTCACCTCGATCTATGACGGTGACACGATGCGCGTCACCCTGGACCTGGGGTTCGATACCTACCGCCACGTGAACCTGCGCCTGGCTGGTCTGGACGCGCCCGAGGTCACAGGGGAGTCGAAGGACGCCGGGCGCGCCGTCCGGGACTGGGTGTCGCGTCAGATCGGCAAGGCGAAGCAGGTGACCGTGGAGTCGACCGAGGTGGACAAGTACGGTCGCTGCCTGGCCGTCGTGTACGTAGACGGACGGAGCCTGAACGACCTGCTCGTCAACGGCGGGATGGCCCTGGCCTATTCCGGCGGCGACCGCGCCGGGACCTGGACCGCTTCCAAGCTGGCTTCAGCGCGCGCCTGGGCGGAATCGCACTGATCCGGTTCCCGGAAACCGGTCCCTTGCAAACCCGGGTGCGCAGTTATATAGTGATGCCGTCATGCAGCTGATCCCATCCATACTCAGGGCCGAACAGGCAAACCGCGCGATGAATCGCGTGGCCGGGTGGGATCGTTTCGTCCCCACGAACTGCGGATTCGGTGCTGAGACCAAGCACATCCCGCACACCAGGGGCCGGACCTAGAGCAAGCCGACATACAGGCAAACTCCAGGACCCCGGCCAAGCAAGGCCGGGGTCCTTTCGTTTACAAATCCATACGCGTAGGCGATGTCGGCGGGCGAGAGCCCGCCCATCTGGAGCGGTCGATCAGCGGCCGATCACTGGACTGAAAACCCAGCAACGACGGTTCGACTCCGTCCCGCTCCACCATCATTCCCTTGTCGTATAACGGTATTATGCCTCGCTGTTACCGAGGTTATCGGGGTTCGAGTCCCTGCGGGGGAGCCACCTAACTTCTGTTGACATCAGGAGTTGTACCCATATTGCTGTTGGCGATGCGTTATACCGCGGATGCTACTAAGTCAGCAGCGAAGAGCGCCCAGTTAGGGATGCCTTTCGGTACCGCTTGCAACCGGTTACGTAAGTCGTTGCTCTTTTCGTTGGTGCAGCGTTGTGGATTAGACTCGTGCTGCAAGTGCGGTAAACTGATTGAGTCCGAAAGTGCTCTCTCAATAGAGCACGTCGTTCCGTGGGAGAAGTCAGCCGACCCTGTTCGGCTGTTTTTCGACCTCTCCAATGTCATGTTCTCTCACTTATATTGCAATGTACGCGCATCTCGAAAGATGGCTCCAAAGTTCACTCGCGGCGAGCAGTTGGCGAAAGCCGCGGCGCGTGCGCGTGCCAGATACACTATTGAGCGTCGGCGGCTCAAGAAGCTTCGTACTGGGCATTAGTCTCCATCTTCCCCGTGAACCGCCGTTTCACGGATACGGGTCGTTAGCTCAGCGGCAGAGCACTGGTTCGACATACCAGAGGCCCCAGGTTCGATCCCTGGCCGACCCACCACGTTCCCGCAGCAAGTGCGCGCAGATACTTCTTCGGTTCAACTCCGGGATTCGCCACCACATGGCGAATGGGTTCAGGCCCATTTCTGTACGCCAATCAATCTCGGGGTTCCTTTTCTCGTGCCCGCGTAGCGTAACGGACAGCGCTCCTCTTTCCTAAAGAGGCGGTCGAGGTTCGATTCCTCGCGCGGGCGCCAAGCATGGCCCTATCCGCTAATGGCAAGCGACTCGCCTTTCAAGCGAGCAATGCCCGGGTTCGATTCCCGCTAGGGCTACCATTCACGCTCGCATAGATCAACTGGCTTAGATCGTCGCCCTCTCAAGGCGGAGGTTGTGGGTTCGAGCCCCACTGCGAGTACCATCTCAGTCGTCATCCCCTCTGTAGTTCAATGGCAGAACGCTGGTTTGTGGCACCAGAGACGGCGGGTTCGATTCCCCCCAGGCGGACCATCTTAGTTTCATGCGCTCTTCATCTAATGGACAGGATACGAGACTACGAATCTCGACATGGTGGTTCAAGTCCACCAGAGCGCGCCATTCATGCCCGATTAGTAGACTGGCTAGCACATCTCCCCCACACGGAGAGGAAGGCGGTTCGATTCCGTCATCGGGTACCAAGTTGACAGTTTCAGTTCTGCCCGGTACTAGCTGGAGGATGCCCACCCCGTTCTGTAAATGCGGCGAACTTCGAGACATGCCGGGGCAGAGCCATTGTCGCAAGTGTCACAATGCCGCCAACAAGAGGTGGCGTTCACGCAACCCGGTCAAGAACGCGGTGTCCCAGGCTAAGTCACGCGCCTTTCATCCCATGGACTTTTCCAAGTACACCGCCGAGAAGTCGCGGCAGCTCGGGCAACCGTATGGGACTGCGATGCATATTCTCAGGAAGCGCATCATGTTCTCTTTGGTCCAGAGGTTAGGGTTGGACTGCTGCTTCAAGTGCGGTCAACGCATCCAGACCTCAGAGGACCTCAGCATCGAGCACAAGGTAGACTGGCTCCATTCATCAGACCCGGTAGCCTTGTTCAGTTCGTTGGACAATATCGCATTCAGCCATCGCTCTTGTAATAAGCGTCGTCGATAGTCTTTCATGGGCTTGTAGCACAACGGCCGTGCACTCGGTCCGCACCCGAGGGATCTCAGTTCGACTCTGAGCTTGTCCACCAACTGTGCACAGTGAAACACTCGCAAGAGCAGGACCCCGACCTGAGAAGTGCACCGCGCAAGCGTTCGGGATATGGGGTGATAGCTCAACTGGCAGAGCGCCTGCATGGCATGCAGGAGGTTCCGAGTTCGACTCTCGGTCATTCCACCAAGTTGACAGTTTCGGTTCGCCGGGTATTAGCTGGAGGATGCAATCCTCGAAAGTGTGTTCGCGCTGCAAGGTCGATAAGCCCTCGGCTGAGTACCGCATCGACACTTCCAAGTCGAAACCGAAACTGATGGCGATGTGTAAGGTGTGCCTTGCGGCGCACCGTTCCGAGAAGTTCAAGCAGCGGTATAGTAGTGACCTCGCATTTCGACTCAGCACCCTGGCCGCGGGGCGTGCGCGACGGGGGCGTAATCGGGTATCCGCTGTGATGACCGACATGCGTAAGTCGGATAAGCGGGCAGGGCGCGAGTTCAGTTTGACCGTCGAACTTGTTGCACGTCTTCTGGCCCAACCCTGCGCCTATTGCGGGGGCACGGAACTCCAGATGACGTTGGATAGGAAGGACAATGCGGTGGGGCACGTGCCCGACAACGTTGTTCCAGCTTGCTCCCGCTGCAACTATGTGCGGAGGGATATGCCGGAGCGCGTGTGGCTCATGTTGGCCCCGGCCATGCGCGCAGCCGTAGCCGCAGGTGCGTTCGGCGATTGGACGTGTCAGATTCATCATCGTTCTTAGGATGGCTCCATAGCTCAGTTGGCTTAGAGCACTGGCTTGTCACGCCAGAGGTCAGGGGTTCGAGCCCCCTTGGAGTCGCCATTCATCGGTCTGTAGCGAAGCCTGGCTTATCGCGCTGCGTTCGGGACGCAGAGATCGCTGGTTCAAATCCAGTCAGACCGACCACAGGGTGTAGCTCAGTGGCATAGAGCGCTCGGCTTGGGACCGAGAGGCCGGAGGTTCGATTCCTCTCACCTTGACCATCATACCGGAACGTAGCTCAGCCTGGATTAGAGCGCTGCCTTGGGGTGGCAGAGGTCGCAGGTTCAACTCCTGTCGTTCCGACCATTCGTTGTTGGGTGTCCTGGTAACGGTAACGCGCCTGATCGCCGCTGTGTCTAGCAGCGCGCTGATCCCTCTCCTTGCCGGACCAGGCGGCAGGGCGAGTAGAGGTATGAGCACCGCATCCAACATCGGCCGGGCCGGTGGCTGCCTGCAAAGCAGCTGATCACGAGGTTCGACTCCTCCGGTGCTCTCCAATCATGCGTGCATAGCACAATGGCAGTGCAGCGGTTTCCCATACCGCGGACGCGGGTCCGATTCCCGCTGCGCGCTCCAATCAATGGGTCATAAGCATATGAGACGGATGCAGCTGGCTCTTACCCAGCGGAGCGGGGCGCGACTCCCCGGTGGCCCACCATTCATAGTTGACATTCGAGAACTTCCTGGGACTAGCTGGGGATGCATAAGACATGTTCGGTATGTGGCCAGTCGAAGCCCTCTACGGAGTTCAGGAGGAACGGCTCGAAGTCATCATTGAAGTGCAAGCCGTGTTATCATATCTGGCAGCGTGAGTGGGCGAATAGAAAGCGTACTGATCCGGAATGGCGTGCTCGGGCGAATGCCGGGAAAAGCCGTCGTCGTCAAGAGGACCCGGCGCGTGCCATTCTTCACGACTCCAAGCAGTCGGATCGAAAGTATGGACGCGTCTTCGAGTTGACCCTGGAGTTCGTGCAGCGTCTCATCTCCCAACCGTGCGCCTATTGTGGCGGGACGGCTCTTCGCATGACCCTGGATCGCAAAGACAACGCCCTCGGACATACTCCGGGTAATGTGGTGCCCGCCTGCACCCGCTGCAACTATGTGCGCAGGGATATGCCTGAGAAAGCGTGGCTCATGCTGGCGCCCGCGATGCGCGTCGCGCGTGAAGCTGGTGCCTTCGGTGACTGGACTTGTCAGATTCATAAGCGTGTCGCTAAAGCGTTACGGTAGCGTACCTCCTTGCCATGGAGGGGGCCCGAGTTCGACTCTCGGTAGCGACTCCACATGCCGGTGTAGCTCAATGGCAGAGCGACTGCCTTCCAAGCAGAGGACGATAGGGTTCGATTCCCTCCACCGGCTCCACGTGCCCACCTAGCTCAATGGATAGAGCACCAGCCTCCGAAGCTGTAGGTTCCGCGTTCGAGTCGCGGGGTGGGCGCCACGCCATGATCCTCAGCGGTCTGAGGGCTCCCTTCATAAGGGAATACACCTGGTTCGACTCCAGGCGTGGCGACCATCGCCCGGGCCTGGCTCGATCGGTATAGGCATCCGCCTTATGAGCGGACACAGGCGGGTTCGACTCCTGCGGCCCGGACCATGAACCGCCGTTCCACGCCGCCGTAGCTCAGTCGGCAGAGCGCCCGTTTTGTACTCGGGATGCCAGGGGTTCGATTCCTCTCGGCGGCACCACCTACCGGTGTAGCTCAACGGATAGAGCGGCCGGCTTCTACCCGGCAGGCTGGAGGTTCGAGTCCTCTCACCGGTTCCACACGCTGTCCTAGCTCAGTGGCAGAGCAGCTGTTTCGTAAACAGCAGGTCGTCGGTTCGATTCCGACTGACAGCACCACCAAGGAGAACGCCATGCGTAGTAAGGCTGAACGGATACAGAAGCACGAGCGCATATTGGCCCGCCGGCTCCGGCAGCTCAGGAACGTCGGCAGCTCGGTCCCCCACCCGCACGCTCTCCTCGACGACGGCGTGCTCGGTCGCTGCGGGCACCGTCGCTGCATGTGCCACTGGATCGAGAAGAACAGGTATCAGGACCACAAGTACGATGAGGTCGCCGACGAGGCGGCCTAGGACGCTGCTTTGGCTCAGCGGTAGAGCACGTCATTGGTAATGACGAGGTCAGTGGTTCGACTCCACTAAGCAGCACCATCATCCACCGGCCTCCGGTCAAGAGGAGCTGGGTCTGATAAACCCGGACCGCTGGGTTCAACTCCCAGACGGTGGACCATGCATACGTTCGTAGCTCCAATGTAGAGCAGCGGATTCCAAATCCGCGGGTTGCTGGTTCAAGTCCAGCCGGACGTGCCATTTTCGTTCCATCGCCTACGTTCCCATCAACCCAGGAGGTGCTCCGTGCCCGGTGGTCGCTGTCTCGTCCTCAATGCCGATATGTCGCTCGTCCACGTCACCCCGACGTGGTTCGAGGGCGTCGAGCTGCTGTGCGCCGACAAGGCCCACCCCCTCGCCCTCTACGAGGACAAGGCCCGGTCGCAGCATGCCGCCCACGACATCCCCGCCGTCGTGGTGCTGAAGCGCTACGTGAAGATCGGTCGGCGTAGGCCGAGCTTCGCGTTCCCGTCGAAGCGGAACATCCTGGTGCGCGACGGCTTCGCCTGCGCGTACTGCGGGAAGCCGCTGACCATGGGCACGGTGACGCGCGAGCACGTCGTGCCCACCTGCCGCGGGGGCAAGGACGCGCTGACCAACGTGGTGTCGGCCTGCTGGCAGTGCAACAACCGGAAGGGCGACAAGACGCCGTCCGAGGCCGGGATGACCCTGCGGGTGAAGCCGCGGGAGCTGACGGCCGAGGAGAAGGTGCAGGTCATCGTCAAGACCCACAAGGCGCACGAGCGCGCGGTGTGGCTGACCTGCCTCAAGCAGCACGGCCTGGAGCTGGCGTGACTACCGTCAAGCTGTTCATGGGCTGGGTGTGGCGGTGCCCGGGATGCGGGCACCGCAACTTCCACGGTGGCGAGGTGGAGGATGACCCTGGCGTCCTCGCCGAAGCGCGTGAAGCCCTCGACCTCGAGGAAGGGGCCGAGGGCGTCCTGGTGTCCTGCCCGGACAAGGTGTTCTGCGCGAAGTGCGAGGAGCGGTTCGATACCGACCCGCAGTGAGCGAGGCTGTCATGGAAACCATCGTGCTGTCCCCCGAAGCTTTCGACGAGCTCAAACGCATCATCGACGACCCGTCCCCTCCGTCGCCGGCGCTGGTCGCGGCCGCGGAACGCTACAGGGACGAGGTCGCCGCTGGGCGGCTGAGGTCCGTGCCCGACGCCGAGATACCCGCTTGAGGCCAAAGTAGACGAGGCTGCCGGTTTTTACCCGGCGAAAAGCAGGTGCGAGTCCTGCCAGGCGGACCAAGTTGACGATTGGGCTGGGCCTGGTACTAGCTGAGGGATGAAGCGTTGCGCTTGCTGCGAGGAACTGCTGCCCCTAACTGCGTTCAACTCCAAGGGGCAAGGTAGGCTTCAGTCGTGGTGCCGTAAGTGCAATGCACTGCGGTCTCGTGCGCATTATCGGGATAATCGTTCGAGGGTTCGGGCACTCACTAAGGCGAACAACGCCCGATACCGTGACCGAAATACCGCGTGGTTGTCGGCGTTCAAGGAGCTCAATCCGTGCATCGTTTGCGGGGAGTCCAGGGAGCCGTGCTTGGATCTTCATCACCTGTCCGGGAAGTCTGACAACATCTCAGCCATGATGACTGGGTCCTTTGACACCCTGCAGGCCGAGGTGTCGAAATGTGTTGTGCTGTGTTCCAACTGTCATCGTTGCGTGCATGCTGGTATTCTTTCTCTCCCGGTTGTGGCCCTTCGTTGGCCGTGAGGTTCGGGGCCTTGCCAGTTCCCGAGAACCCGATACAAGAGGCCCAGCTAAGATCATGAACCAACTTTCCTCGTCGTTGCTCAGCCTGAGCTATTCCCAGCAGCTTACTGCCGGGGCGATGAGGTGCCGCGCGATCTGACCAACCGAGATCCTGCTCAGCCTCAGCCTCAGAAGCCCCGGTCCACGAGACCGGGGCTTTTCTTTTACATCTGCATAGGCGTGGCCCATCGTACGGAGGGTGCAGACCGCGTGGCGCGGCGGCTGCTTGGAAAGCAGCTCGGGGCAGCGATGTCCCGTGGGTTCGACTCCCACACTCTCCGCCAACACGGCGTGAACCGCCGTTTCATGCCCGGATGGCGGAACTGGCAGACGCGCTCGCTTGAGGTGCGAGATCATCTGGGGGTTCGACTCCCCCTCCGGGTACCAATGCCCCTGTGGCGAAATAGGCAAACGCGCTGCACTCAGGATGCAGATTCTCCCGGTTCGACTCCGGGCGGGGGTACCAATGGATCGTGAAGCTGCGTGGCGCAGCAACTCGTTGCTAACGAGTCTCGGGGGCGAGAGCTCCCGTAGGTTCGACTCCTCCCGCTTCCGCCACACTGGCACATAGCGCAACTGGCAGCGCAGCACGCTCTGAACGTGAAGGTTCCAGGTTCGACTCCTGGTGTGCCAACCAATGGAAGCGCTGAGCAAATGGCGAGCTCGGCTGCCTTGAAAGCAGTGGCCGCTTCACCGCGGCTTGGGGGTTCGACTCCTCCCGCTTCCGCCAGCCTACCTCGGTCGTCTAACGGCAGGACGAAGGCCTTTGGCACCTTCTGCACGGGTTCGACTCCCGTCCGGGGCACCACCTTTGCCCGGGTTCCGCCCGGCAGTACGATGCCGGCCATGCCTCCCGAGTACTCCCCCGACGACCTGGCGCTCCAGCTCGTAGATAGGCTTCCCCGCGCCCTGGACGACCTGAAGATCGTCCTGGCCGCCCGCGCCCGCGGCGAGATCCGGGAGGCGCGCTTCATAGGTTGCATGAGTCGCCTCAACGCGGCAGTATCCGAGCTGGCGCTGCTGGTGGTCACCGGAGGGGAGTCTCCCCAGGATGGGCACGTCGTATGAACATACCCCCCAAGCACGTCGTCCTGTATCCGGCGGCCGCCAAGGCCAAGACCGGGAACGGCGCCGGCCTGACCATCCCCGGCGACGTGGCGGCCTCGTCCGCCATGACCGAGATCTCCGGGAACTCCACGCAGGCGCGGTACGTGACGTTCGCCGGGACGATCCCGCACGCCGGGGAGGACCACCACGCCCTGGTGTGCGATAGCCGGGGGACCGCGGTGTGGGCGCGGGACATCCTGCGGCGCAAGCTGGGCTCCGCGGCCGCCCTGGCCATGGACGCGGACACCGGGGAGCTGATCGAGCACTCCCCGTCGGTGTACATCGCGTCCCGCATGGTGGCAGGCAAGCCGGTGCTGCGCGAGGGCCTGACCGACCGGGACGGGGACGCGATGGGGTCCAACCAGCCGCCGCTGAACCTCGGCGACAACGAGCTGCGCGCCAACAACGTCGGCGACCAGGATGCATGGCGCCCCGCGAACGCGGCCACGCCGCAGGGGAAGGCGCAGGCCATCCGCATGGCGATGGACCGCAGGGCCAAGAGCGCCCAGCCCAAGGCGGCCGATCAGCTGCCCGCTCCGATGGCCGACAACCTGCCGCCCGCGACGTCTGGGCAGGATAACTGGCCCGCCCTGCAGTTGCCGGACGGCATGCGTTGACAGGTTCCGGGGAAACCGTGTAGGATGGGGCATCGTGCCCAAGCCCCACCCGCTTTTCAGCCGTCCCGATCCAGCGGGGACCCGCGAGGCGGCGAAGGTGGTGCTGGTCGGGCAGGCGCCGTCCATGCGCGGCAGCGAGGTCTGCAGGGCGGCGTTGGGCGGTCCGGTGGGGCGAAAACTCATGGAGGTCCTGGGATGCGATCTGCGGTCGTACGTGCGCGGGTTCCGGCGGCTCAACCTGGTGCAGAGCTTCCCGGGGAGGACGAACGGTGCAGACGCGTTCGACGCCGCGGAGGCCGGTATGGCGTGGGCGCGGCTCCGGGAGAACGTAGCGCAGCGCATGGTCGTGTTGCTGGGCGCGAAGGTGGCCGACGTGGCGACGGTTGGGCTGTGGCGGGCGCACGGGTGGTGCGCGCCGTTCGACCACCTGCAGGTGCGCATGATGGTCGTCCCGCATCCGAGCGGGCTGAACCGGTGGTGGAACGATCCGGCGAACACCGCTGCGGCCACTATTGCCTTGAGGCGTTTCTGCGCGGAGGCGCTCCCTGCGTGACCCTGCAGTCCACGTTCTCCGGTATGTTGGCCGAGCTGCAGTCCGGGTTCCCGGAGGTCGTGCTGGTCCCGTCGGCGCGCCGCGAGGAGGCGGAGCGCGGCGCGATGGTGCGATTGGCGGTAGGCTTCAACGCCTACTGGTACCGGAAGTTCTGCGCCAAGTTCCCGTCCGCCCGTCGCCGGAGGAACGCGGCGTTCGATACGTGCATCAAGCGTGCCAACGTCACCCGGGTACTGGCGCGCCTGTCCCGGGGCCTACCATCGCGATCCCCGTACATCAGCGACCTGCTAGCAGCGTCAGCCGACGCCGATCCAGCCTACCTCCCCTCAGACGACGACGTCGTCCCCTTCTAGGAGTCCCCGTGACCGACCACTCACTGCAAGCCGCCCCCGCCGATGTCGGCGGTCCCGTCTCCACCGATGCCGGCACCGGCATCGTCCAGGTCTGCCTGTACCGAGACGCCGGCGGGAGGGTCATCGAGGCGCTCATCCCCGTGGGTCAGGTGTTCGTCGTCCCCAAGTTCCGCGCCAACGTCACGGTGATGGTCAACACGCCGATGGGTCCGCAGCCGATCCCTATCGAGATCGACATCGACGCCGCGACCGTCCCCGAGGCGTTCGCCGTCATGGACGTGCAGGTCAAGGCGAAGGCCGAGGAGGCCGTCAAGGCGAAGATCGACCAGATGCAGAAGATCGCGCGTCGTCAGCAGCTGGCGTCGGCGGGCAAGGTCGCCATCCCGTGAACAAGCCGCTCGCCCAGATGGACGTCAGTCGCCTCAAGCGCGCGCAGATCGACAACATCCTGCTGTCCCGGGCCCGCGAGAGCGGCGTCGAGCGGTGCGCGCGCCTGGCGATCGACGCCCTGGCCCAGTCCGAGATGATCGCCGTCACGCACTGCGCCCCGGATCAGTACCGGGACATGCTCCTCGAAGAATACCGGAGGGTCTGCAATGAGCTCCAGAGATAAACGCGTCGCCAGGATCGAGCGGGAGCTGGTCGCGCGAAGATGGCTTCCCCTGCGGCGCGCGACCCACGGCATGCTGTGGCGCACCCCGCAGGGTACCACCTACCTGCTGGCATCCAAGTTCACGCGAGAGCGTGATTACCTCAACGCACGCGCCGGTCTCCGGCGCCTGGGAGTCGAGATCACATGAATCCCCCGCTCTGCAAGACCTTCGACAACGGTATCCGCATCCTCGCGTCCAGCGAGGGGTACACGATCTGGCGAGGTCCGAATGAGCCCGGTAGCGACTACGCTTCCGTGTACCGCCTGGCCGCGCCGTTCACCAACTTCCAGTCGGCGGTGGAGAGCCTGCGCAGCGTCGGGCGCCTGTCGTTCGCCGGAGTGACGCCGTGGCCCGGCGACGCCGTCAGCGAGGTCGATCTCGCCCGGCACCGCCAGCAGATGGCCTCCCTGGCGGCCTGAGGGCTGGCTCCACCCTGGTGACCACCGGGAGGAGGTTCCGTAGGATAAGGGCCTAACCGAGCGATGAGCTCAGGAGGTCGCTATGCTACAGCCTATCGTCGTATCCTGGTGCGGGTACAGTATGCGCGTCGAGGTGGCGCGCGTGAACCGCCGTTTCATCAGGAGGGCCATGGCGCGCCTCCTGTGCATCCCGAAGTTCAACGCCGACTTCACGTACGCGAGGGAGTCGTGAGCGGGCTCGTCTACCTCCTGCACGCCTTCAGCCTCGACATGGTGCAGCGCGTGCCCGTGCGGGTGATCGCCTTCCCGGTCGACGATCTGCCCCGCAACCTGCCGTACCTGCCCTGCGTAGGGCTGGAGGCGGTGGCGCGGCTGCTGGCCGAGCACCTGGACGATCCGCGCGGATGGGAGGCGTACCTGCAGCCGCAGCCCGTCGTGCTACGCCCCGGCGATGTGGCCTACGTGGCGCGCTATCGCGGTCCGCTGCCGCCCAAGGAAGAACCCGATCACGTCCCCGGCTCGCTGGAGTTCTGGGGCCTGCGCTTCGAGGAGCCCACGTCATGATCCCCATCCGCCTGGAGGCGCCTCCCGAGGGTAGCGTCCTCGTTCTCGATCGAGGCTTCGCCACCGCACTGCCCGTGTGGTACCGCTCCGACAGCCCCAAGTTCCACCTCATCGTGTGCGACGTGATGGCGCTGGCGACCCTGGTGCCCGGCAAGCGCGGGGCCGGCAAGGTGGTCGTGGCGCTGCACCGGGTACCGCGCGCCCTGGCGCTGCCGTCCTATCGGTGCGAGGTGCACCGTCAGCCCGGCGCCCGTTATCCCGGCAGTTCCTGGATCGTCTGCGGTCCCGCCCGGTGGACGGTCGCCGTGACCGACGCTCACCGCACCAAGGCCTGGCGGCTCATCAAGAAGGCGGAGAAGGAGCTGCCGCGGTTCGCCTCCATCGAGGCCGCGTACAACTACCGGAGCGCCTGCATGACCCCGCCTGCCGGGGTGACCACCTGAGGGGGGCCGGTAGGATGAGAGGAACCCCAACCGAGCGATGAGCTCAGGAGCATGACATGACGATTCTCGCCACCGGGCCGTGCGCCCACCACCTCGTAGAGGGGCAAGCCGTCCCCGCCGAGCAGAGCGTCAACGGCGTCGCCCTGTGTGCGGATTGCGCCAAGGTGGAACCCGCGCCGTTCGTGCCCGTGCAGCCCGCGTCCGAGGAGGCGCGAGCCCTGCTCGCCGAGGGCAGCATCATCGTCTATACGGCGTACCTGACGCGCGATCGCGAGGAGCTGGTGCAGCGCGTGAAGGCGCTGAAGGATCCGCTGAAGCACGGGCTGATCGTGACCGATCACCTGATCGCGCTGGCGCCCGTCGTCGGCATGGGCGTGACCGAGCTGCACTGGACCGATCGCGAGCCCTTCGAGGTCGTGGCCGTCGACCCGTGCGGCAAGTGGTGCGACATCCGCCCGCTGGAGGCGAAGGGCGGGCTGCGGAAGGACCACGTGTTCATCCCCGGCGGCTTCGTCGGCCACGTGGTCGACCAGCACAGCGCCCAGGAGTGGCAGTTGTTCAGCGTGCCGGATGCGTCGACCAAGCGCATCCGGCTGTGCAAGGGCGGGTGGAAGCTCAAGACCATGCGGTACCGCATGGGGCACGCCACCAAGTTCTACGACTACAACTTCTGACCCAGGAGACATGGCCATGGGCATGGACGTCAGCGGGATCAACCCCACCACCGCGGAAGGCGAGTACTTCCGCGCCAACATCTGGAGCTGGCCAGGCATCCACCACCTCATCGCCGAGGCGGTGGCGCTGGAGCCGTTAGGCGCGGAGCCGTTGCTGACCGAGGAGCAGCTCCGCGCCATGTGCCACAACGACGGTGCGCCCGGCGTCATCGGGGCCGACAAGTGCGCGGAGCTGGCCGAGCGCATCGAGAAGATGCTCTCCGTCGCCGAGCAGCTCGGCGCCGAGAGCATCAAGCTCGCCAAGGCCGATGATCCCGGCGTGTGCCTAGCCGGTGCGGTCATGGCGGCCCTCGGCGGCGAGAAGGTCGAGCCCGCGCACTTCGTTACCCGCATAGCGCATGCCCGCGAGTTCGTCGCCTTCCTCCGCGGGTGCGGGGAAGGCTTCGAGGTCTGGTGACGGCAACCCCATAACCTACGGAACATCCCATGTCGCAGCGCGGAAAATACCTCTTCTCCCTCCACCCCCGGTTCGCCCGGGACTACGACCACCTGCTGGTGCACCTGTACGACCGCCAGCAGCGGTCCGGCGTGCGCGTGTGGCTGGAGTACCAGCGCAATGTCGGTTCCACCGACTGGTACGCCGGCAGCCTGCACGTCGAGTCGTCCAACCTGCAGGAGCCCCTGCGCCTGCTGCGCGCCTTGGAGCGCGACCTGGACGGCAAGGGGACGTATTCCGGGCAGCGCACCGTCGAGCAGCTCGTCTCCAAGAACTGGGGCTACGGCGGCTACGACCACTTGCGCTCCACATACGTGCTGACCGCCGACCTGCCGGTGCTGGGGTCGCGGTCCTACCGCGATGCGCACGCCAATGTGGCTCACGTGAACGGGTTCACCGGGCCCAAGGGCCCCGATATGGACGAGGAGCAGATGACGCGCCTGGCCCAGCAGGCGGTGGAGAACGCGATGCGCGCCGAGTGCAGAGCCGAGACCATCGCCGCGTGGGTGGGTGCCGGCAAGCCCGTGCGCTGGATCGAGACGCAGAAGACCTTCCCGCGCGCCTGGCCCGAGGTCCTCGCGGCCCGCGACTACGGTGCGATCGAGGAGCAGTGCGTGTGACCGCCCTCCTCGATGCGCGCCCCGCGCCCAAGCTCGTGTCCATGCACGCCTACCTCAAGTCGTGCGGCGGCCGGGACGTGCTGCGGTTCGATGCGCCCAGCCAGGCGACCGATGCCGCACGCACGCTGCGCGAGAGGTTCCCGGACCTCGGCGTGTCCGCGAGCTACGACCGGGTCACCTTGGAGCTGAAGGGGAAGCCGTGAGCGACCAGCAGATCTCCGCGCACGACAAGACCAACTTCGCTACGCTGAAGCGCGCCTTCAAGGACGGGCGCGTCGCGCTGGTGCGGTGCCAGCGCGTCTCCGATCGCAAGTACGTCACCGTGCTGTGCATGGTGAACGGGCCCGACGAGTCCGGGATGCTCGACTTCGTCCCGTTCGCCGAAATGCCCGACGGCAACCCGTACGCCGCCTACATCCCGCCGTCTCCGTGAACCGCCGTTTCAGTCCCGAGCCGCCGAGGTGACCACCGAAGGGGGTCGCCTTATGATTACCCTAGGAGATCGCGTTCAGCGACCCCGCCCACACCCAACCGTAGGAGAGCACGACATGCCGCTCGATTACCGACTCATCAACGATCCGCTGGCGCCCATAGGGCACCTGTCGAAGCGCGACCAGCGCCGCGTGTGCGAGCTGCGCACCGCGTACTCGCTGGCCATGGCCCGGTCCGCCGGGAGGCCCATGACCTCGCCCGAGGACGTGTACGCCCTGCTGGCGCCCGCCGTGAAGGGCCTCGAGGTCGAGCAGGCGTGGCTGATCGTCAACTCCACCGGGCAGCGCGCGATCTGCGAGCCCATTGTGGTGCACCGGGGCACCCGCGACTCCTGCGACATGGACCCGCGGGCCATCCTGCAGCACGCCTTCCGGTACCCGACGGCTCAGGCGCTGATCCTGGCGCACAACCACCCCAGCATGAACGATCGGCCGTCGACGGCCGATATGTCGGTCACGCGCACCGTCGCTGCTGCCTGCCGGGCTGTGGGGTTCACCCTGGCCGACCACCTCGTCTGCACCGAGCTGGGGTTCTGCTCGATGCGCCGCGAGTACACCTCCCTGTTCCAAGGATGACGCCATGAAGATCCTCCACGAGTCCTACGCCAGCCAAGGGCAGAACACGGTCCTCGATCGGGTCGTGATCGTCGACGGGCGCGTCTACCGCGTCCTGGTGCGCGCCGACAGCTCCTACCCGCAGCAGTCGCAGCTGCGCGTCGAGGTCTGGACGCCCGCCGGGTGGGCCGAGGTCCTGCACCCGCTGGGCATGTGCTATACATCCCAGATGGCGGCCATGTCGTCCTACGACCGCGACCAGGCGAAGGTGCGGCGACTGACCACCGAGTTCAGCGACGAGCTGCTGCTGCAGGCGCGTCGGATCGTGGGGGCCGCGTGAGCCCCCGCGTCCTGTCCGTGCTTGCGCTGTGCCTCGGGACGCTGGGGGCGTTGCTGGGGGCGTTCGCCTACCAGGGTACGTCCAGCGCCATGTACCGGGTCTCCGACCAGGCCCGGCGGGCCGAGGCCGCGGAGGCGCGGCTGGCGTACCTGGAGTGGTGGTACCGCTACGCGTGCGCGCGTTCGTCCGACGTCAACCCCCAGGCGCGCCAGGACCCCTTCGCGATCGCCGTGCCGCCCCCGCCCGGGCCTCCGCCCGTGCTGATGAAGGGGCTGCCGTCGTTCATGTCGCGCCCGCTGCCGGAGTCGTGGTCCGGCGTCCCGGCGGTCGACCCCGATGAGGTGCATGACTGGTCGGCCTGGGGGCCCGTCGAGGGTCCGACGCCATCCCCGTTGCCCTACGGACCGACGGGCGGCTTCAGGCGCTAGGGTGACCACCGGAGGGTTTCCCGATACGATGAGAGTCCAACCCGTGAGCGATGAGCTCCAGAAAGGTAGCCATGACTGACGCCTACGTTCCCCGCGCCGCTCGCAAGATCGCCATCGGCGAGCCGGAGTGCCTCAACTTCCTCGAAGTGCGCGCCCTCGGCCTGCGATTCGGCCAGAGCTGGGAGCGCGAGATCGAGATGGCCGTCGACAAGGCGGTCAACCACCAGGTCCCGCTGACCATGCAGTTCTTCGACGATGCGCACGGTCCCCGCCTGGGGTACAGCGGCGCGGTCGATAGCCTGGAGGGCTACGTCGGCCAGTCCTGCGCGCCGGGCCTGACGCAGGAGGCGGTGAACGAGCTCCGCGCCTACGTCGACGCGGTCGGCAAGCGCATCGCGCATTCGTGCGGTTACGTCCAGGTCGATTCCGGCGGTGTCGAGTACGCCCGCGCCCTCGGGATCTGGCACCACGCCGCCACCGGCAAGGCCCTGGAGCCGCGTAAGGGCGACGGCAGCGCGATGACCGAGGCCGAGTTCCGCGAGCTGATCGCGCAGCTGGAGGCCCTGGCCGTCACCTACGGCCCGACCTACTGCATCATGCGCACCGGAGAGGACAGCTGGATCGTCGACGGTGCCAAGTGCGAGTCCCTGGATGCCGCGGTCGACGCGTGCTCGGTGCGCGACGAGAAGTCCGGCGTCGACTGGGACCTCTCCATGCCGGGCACGTGCCGCGACGGCCTCACCGCCATCCCGGTCGGCAAGTGCATCACCGTCGACCTCACCTCGCTCATCGAAGCCTGAAAGGGGCGCCATGAACCTCCTCAACACCAGCAAGGCCGAGCAGCGCTTCGAGGATCGCCTCGAAGCGCTGGGCAAGCGTAAGGTCGGCAAGACCGAGGCGCAGCTCGAGCAGGAGCTGCCCGTCCCGTTCGACAACCAGCGCATCATCAAGGCCATCCGCCGTACCTTCAACGTCATCGGCACCGACATGGGCTGGGATGAGCGGCGCGAGAAGCTCAGCGTCGTCATGGAGGTCGTCGCCGACGCCGACTACATGGAGCAGAACGGCGGCGATCGCGAGGCCGTGAAGCGCTTCCGCGCGATGGGTAAGGCTGCCCGCGCGGTGCTGCTCAACGAGGCGCTCGGCCGCTGACAGTGCGATTCCCGGAGACAGTGGGACCCCGCCGCCGTATGGTGGCGGGGTCCAGTCGTCATATCCACCAACCCCCGTCCTAGACGGGAAGCGAGGACAACATGGCCGCCAAAGCCAAGAACACCACCCAACCCGAGGTCGCGCCCGCGAAGGGCCTGCCCACCGACAACGCCGTGCTGTCCATGGCCAAGCGCCTGACGGTGCTGGCCGAGGCGCGCTCCCAGCTGAGCGATGCCCAGGAGGCGCTGGTGCAGCGCTTCGGCAAGCTCAACAAGGACGTCGCGTGCCCGCAGGACGCCCTGCAGGCCTTCCTCCTGCTGAAGCAGATCAAGGACGATGCCGAGAAGGTGCTGGAGCTGATCAAGTCCGCCTTCGTGGAGCACTACAGCTCCAAGGGCGAGTTCGAGCACGGGCGGTTCGCCATCTCCATCAAGTCGGTCTCCAAGACCACGGTGGCGTGGAAGGAAGTCGGCATCGACCTCGGCCGCGAGCTGGCGCAGAAGGCCGGGCTGGCGTTCAACGCCGACGCCTTCGAGGGCGGCATCAAGGCCAAGTACGGCAAGAGCGGGGTGCAGCACAACGTCACCGTCGTCGAGAGCGCCTGAGCCATGCCCTGCATGTGCGGGGCCTACGACTGCTACGCCTGCCACCCGGAGAGCTTCCGGGTGGTCGGGCGGCAGCGCGTGTACGTAGGCGACATGGACGAGGACCAGGAGGCCGTTGCCGTCGCCGAAGCGGAGGACGCCCAGATCGACGCCGCGATGGTGCAGCGGGATGCGGCCGAGTGGAACGCCGCGCACGGCCCGGCGTGAACCGCCGTTTCGCCGCAGCCGCCGAGGTGACCGCCGGGAGGTTTCCCGATATGATGTCATTACAACCCCAACCGAGCGATGAGCTCAGGAGACTGTCATGATCGCCCCCGAACAATGCGTGCCCGGCACGCCCGTGGTCTTCGGCCGCGAGCGCGGAGAAAAGACCCGAGGCACCATCGTCGAACTGCTGCGTTCCCGCGTGAAGATCCGTCAGGAGGAGGCGCGCGGCGTCCACCGCGTCGGCACCATCTGGAAGGTGCCGTTCGAGCTGATCAGCCCGATCAACGTGAGCGCCACCGCCCTGGCCCAGCAGGTGCAGGCCCAGCCGTTCGTGCTGCCCAACCGCACCAGCCCCTTCGCCGGCGAGGGCGTGAAGATCGGCGCCGGTGCGCCCGACGATCGCTGGGTCCTCGACCACGAGTGCGAGCTGACGATCCTCCAGCAGATCCTCAGCGGCCTCAGCCCGGAGAACCTGACCTGCGACGGGGAGGCCTCCCGCGCCTACGTCATGCAGCGCCGCGCCGAGCTGACGCGCAAGTACCGCGCCGTCGAGGTGCTGTGCGATCGCGCCATCAGCGAGACGGAGGGGTGGGACCTGTGCATGCGCCTCAGCAAGCTGCTGGAGTCGCAGTCGTGACCGACGGTCACCACCTCTCCCGCCTGGTCCGCGTGGACCAGCTGTCGAACGTGCAGGCGGAGTTCGACAAGATCAACAAGAAGGCCGAGAAGTGCGGCCTGCCCGCCCTGGCGTGGCGCGAGGTCGGGCCGCGCACGACGCAGTGGCTGTGCGTCGACGAGACCGGCGGTACCTGGCGCGATCGCCAGCCCGGCCGGGCCGAGGGCGACGGCGGGACCCGCGAGGTCACGACCATCGAGATCGACTGGCCCGGGTACGCGTTGGCGCTGCCCGGGGGGTGGCGCATGGTCGCCGTCGTCGAGCGGGGCCTCGTCCTGGAGGACGGGACGACGCTGAACGAGGTCCGCGGTACGTCCGCGTCCGGGGACCTGAGCGCCTACCGCAAGGTCAGCCTGACCTGCGACCACTGCAAGGCCGACCGGCGGCGCAACAGCGTCATCGTGGTCCAGGACTCGCAGGGGAATCGTAGGAAGGTCGGTACGGGGTGCGTGGCCGATTACCTGGGGCACGACGTGCAGAAGCGCATAGACGCCCTGGCGGCCCTATTCCGGTTCGAGCAGGCCTTCGTGACCTGCGCCGACGACGATGCGTGGTTGAGCCCGGGAGGGCGCGGGGAATGGACCGTGCCGGCGGCTGCCCTGGGCCTGCTGGCGACGCGGTGGGCGGTGGAGGAGGGCTACACGTCCCGGAAGCAGGCGCGGGAGAGCGTGGAGCCCAAGGTGGCGACCGCCGACCAGATCCTCGTGTGGATGGGCGCGCCCAACCCCGAGCCCAGCCGGGAGGCGATGGCGGAGCAGCTCCAGTCGGAGCGCGTCGCTGCGCAGTGGGCCCTGACCGCGGCCGACCTGTCGCGGCTCTCGGAGCGTATTCGCGCGGACGACGAGAAGCTCGACGATTTCGAGTACAGCGCCGCGCTGATTTTCACACGGGGGTACGCTACGCGGGCCGGCGTCGGCACGTTCGTCGCCTTCTGCGTGCTCGCCTACCTGCGGCGCCAGCGCCAGGCTGAGCGCGCGGCGCGCGCCGAGGAGCTCGAGAGGCGCCCGTCCGAGTATGTCGGAGAGCCAGGAAAGCGTGTCGACCTGACCGTAGAGGTCGACCGCATCCGCACCTACGAGGGGCAATACGGACTCAAGGTCATCGTCGCGATGCGCGTCGTCGGCACCAACGACAGCCTGGTGTGGTTCGCCAGCGGGTGGCGCCCGGTGGAGGGCGCCGGACTGGCAGCCAACGCTGAACCGGTGCGTGGAGCGCACGAGGTACAGGTCTTCGTGAAGGAGCACAAGTCCGGGAAGTTCGGCAAGGAGACCGTCGTCCAGCGCGTCACCGCTCGCAAGGTCGCGGCCGCCGCCGTTCCGTGAACCGCCGTTTCACGGGGAGCACCGTGCCGGCGGGGGTGACCACCGCGGGGTGAGTGGATAGGATGGAGGGATAACTACCGCGCCCAGAAGGCGCGAGGAGGCCACATGTCCAGCATCCGCATCATCTTAGCTGCCTTCGAGGAGGAGGCGGTGGAGCTGCCCCGGTTCGAGCACGGCGGAGATCTCGACGAGATCTTCCGCCTCCTCAACCACGTGCAGCCCGGGGACGGCGCCCGGATGCCCACCGGAGGCAAGCACCGCTCCCTGTCGGCCGGCGACATCGTCGTCCGGGACGGGGTGGCCTGGGGGTGCGCCATGATGGGGTGGTACAGGATGACGCCCGTGCAGGTGAAAGCGTATGTGGAGGACAGCACCATGCTGGAGCGCCTGAGCGCGTACCGGCGGTGGGAGCCGTGGTGCGACCACGCCGTAGGCGCCGGGGTGACCACCGGAAGGTGAGTGGATAGGATGGAAGGAACCCAACAGCGCCGATGACGCGCAGAGAGGACCCCACATGAACATACCCCCCACCCTGCAGGCTGCCGTCGTGGCCGCCGCGGGCGCCGCCATGGCGCAGGCCATGGCCGACGCCCACCTCCGTGCG